CCGTACAACTCACATGCCGTCCACGTTGAAAAATCTTCTTGAGGCACCCGTTCGAGTTCTTCGCACATGGCTTCCTCCTTAAACTTTGGTTGGCGGGGTGGGGGTCGAACCCACGACCACAGTCTTATCAGGACTGGGCTCTACCACTGAGCTACCCGCCAAAATACAAAAGCCGCCCGTTTGGGCGGCTCGGAAGTTTCTGATTTAGGAGGACTTAAACTGGGTCCATCCCTTCAGACACACCGACCCGCACCCGCGTTGTAATTCGTTGGGTAGTTGTAGTTCGAGTTTGGAGTGTCTGCTTCATGTCTACTATAATACCACGGAAGTCGAGATTTTAGATAGAAATTCGAAAATTATTTTTGGAGGGGATACTCCCTGTCCACGGCTCGCATCGCGGCCTCGGCTGTCTTCCACCGCCGAGGAAATCCGGGTTGCCACAAATGCCCATCCGTCTGCGCTCGCCGCAATCGTCCGCGTGTCATCGACAACGCCCGCTCGGACGGATCGGGCTCCCACGCTGTCCACATCCTCGCCGAAGACTTTGCGGCGTTCGGCCAAGGGGAAGAGTCATCCCACTTCACGACTGCCCCATCGGAACGTGTCCAGCGAACACGACCAGTGCGGTCGCCCGAACCTTTAGTCCAATCTTCTTTCACTGGATTGTCTCCGTCGCCATCGGCACGCTATCCATCAAATTGCCGACGATTACCCGACGCCGCAGTTCCCGCAGACGACGGTAGGCGTCTTTTTCGTCAATCATTGTGCAAGTGTAGCACTCGTTCAGTTCGCAGGACATGAAATCCAGTAGTTCGTGGTCGAACGGCTTGTGACAGTTGTGGCAACGTTCGTGATGATGCTCAACCACCGCTACTCCTTCGTAGGTTCGATTGTGAATTGGATGACAATCGGCGCAGGGGGCGGGGTAAAGCTGGCCTCAATGTTGACGCCGCCGTCAGAGGCAAGAACGGCTGTCACCTTAACGTTGGTGCAGCCCAAGTGCTCGATCTGGCGCTGGTACAGAGCGGACACCCCCGCGAGGGACTCGTGTGTAAAATGCTGGTTCCCGATAAACGGGCTCTTGAGTGAGTCGGTGACGAGCTTCTGGATTTCGGCCTTGAGAGATTCTACTGATTTTGCGCTGTCCATGATGTTCCTACCATTTCCTTGATGTAACGTCCTCGAAAACGTAAACGGAATAACTGATTGTATCGCGGGTCCGCCCTATTGCTAATGAGTTCAGTGCTGATTCGACAGCGTTCGTCAATATCTGCTCGGCGGCATCCGCGTTCCAGAAGGCGGGAAGCTCGAAGTCTCCCTCGATTTTGAACGCGAATTTACGAGGCGGCTGGCAGCCAACGCAGGTGGGTCTGTCGCAAGCCTTGCCCTTGGTCTTTTTATTGACGTTTGCCATCTCTAAAACAATACCACCAAATCAGGAGAATTGAAAGGGGGACGGTGATTTCCCAGCGATGGATGATGAAATTCAGGACATCGGAGGCGATGCCGATAATGAGCCACAGTACGCAGCCCAGCACGATCATCGCCTCCAGCTTCTTCCCGAAGGTTGGCTTCTTAGGCACTTAGGTTTCGCTTTCAGTCCAATCGGTGTGGGTATCAGCGATGCCCTCAAAGTCCTTCGTAATGACATCGAAAGGCTTCTGCAACTCCACGACGATACTCTTCTTACTTTTCAACGCCTTCTCGCGAACATCGGAAGTGAGCACCACGTGCCCCACAACAACGCCCCTTTCGAGCGCGACCGTAGCTCCCCACAGGTATCCGACGATGCCCCGCTTGACCAGCCGTTGCTGGGTCTCGCGGTCGAACTCATTACGGAGCCGTCCGCTTCGCAAAAGAAAGTAGTGGAAGTCGATGGGGTTGAAGAGGACGTACTGGCAGGATTCACCCCGGTCGGGGGCGAGAGAGTGTTTACTCGCTCCTAGCCACTTAAGCAGTTTCTTTCCTTCGTCGCAACGCTCTCCACCTTCTCCTCCGTCTACGCCGTAGCATGTAGCGCAGTGGGTACTGTGCTTGGCATAAGCACCTTCGATGATTGAATTGTTAGGGGTTGGGCTGTAAAGACAGCCGAAGGCGATGGCGATACGATCAACGGACTCCATAGAAGAGTCCTTGGCAACACACAAAGTACGCATGGAACTATCCTCAGTTTCCTGAATTTAACGGCAATTGCATCGGCTCGTTGGAGCCGCTATTTGCCTAATACTGAGGTTTGGGAAATTAGTCTTCGATTGGCGGTTTTAATTCTTCAGTTTCCTCCTCTGTCCATGCGCTCTCAACCCACTGCCCGGCCACACGCCGCCGCCAAATCGGAAACCAGCGAATGTTGACGCGGTAATAACGCTTCTCATTGCCTGAGAAATCGTCCGTTCGATCTTTGTACTCCTGAGGCGTAAGTTCCTCGGAATCTATCTTCCGCAGCACGTCGCTAACGGGCACGCGGCAGATCACATTCATCGGAGGGCCATCGTAGATTTCTTTCTTCACACCACTTCTGTATCTGACTGTCCATTCCATTCCGGGTGTACGATGATGGTATAGATTGACGATGGTTTTCGGATCGTATTTCATGTCATCGAAATTGAGGCTGAACGTATAGACCTTATTGGCAGTGAAGAACGGTGCGGCCTGAAATTTCAAGTCCTCTACAGCGGTACCTGACGGCGATAGGTAATCTACTCCAAATTGGTTTGGGTTTGAGATAAGGTCAATCCCAGCGGGTTTGAGGACGAGGTTAAGAAACGCTGGCTCGGCGATGTTCTTCTGAAGCCATGTCCAATATTTCTTGTCCTGAGTCATACCTTTGGCTGCGAGCCGACGCTGGACATCGGAAAGCATGGTGAAGAGTTCATCCTGCCTGCCATCGGCAAGAAACTGTTTCATTTGGTTGATGTAGTCAGAAAGGTTCACATCAGGATAATACCACAAAAGTTGGTGCCCTCGGTGGGATTCGAACCCACGACGCACGAGTTTAGAATTCGCCGCTCTGAACCAGACTGAGCTACGAGGGCATTGGCACATCTTAAATTGGCACTCCCGGTGGGCACCGACCCCACATCTCAGGTTTTAGAGACCCGGCTCTAGCCAATTTGAGCTACGGGAGTGTCTTCGGAACAATTTTCTGTACTCGTGGTGTGCCATCTAATTCAAATGAGGTCGCAATCCCATGATTAGCAATTGGCGGTGTGGTGATGACCAGCGGTCCTTTCATCTCAAATCCAGTTTCAGTGGTAGTCACCATCTGTGCCACGTGCTTAAAATGCAGTCCTCGTTTAGCCGTGCGGCGACGGTGATCGTTGGCACAAACGACATCACACTTCTCAATCTCACGCATGATTGTTTCCAGCTTGTAACCACGATTTTTCATGTCGGAGACATCAGCCAATTTCTTTCCGCGCACATGGTCAAAATCAAGAACCACGATGTCTGTTTCCCCACAATCTACACATGGATGCTCTTTCAAGTAAGCAACAAGAGCTTTTTGGACTATCGAGCGATGGGCGTCCGTATTCTTTCTCGCGTTTGCGATATGCTTTGCCTTATTTCGCTTGTACCAGCGTTTGCGATACCGACGCGCATCCTCTGGATTTTTATAGGCCATAAACCCTATTGTACCACGAACTGGCGGGGTAGGAAGTGAGGAAACGCAGCTTGCACCGCATCCGCCCTCGCGCACCTTCCTACCCCATATAAATTTGGTGGGGAGTAGAGGATTCGAACCCCTCGCAGTCTCGTCGCTTTTCAGCCAAGCCTCGCTAAAGGCAACTACGCCGCTGGCCTTACACCTATCGGTTACTGACCGTTCGGCGATATCACCTACTAAGTTTTCGCCTAGCGAACTCCCCAAACTTGGTGGGCGGTGATGCCTTACGGCACCCAGCTTGCGCTGCTCTACCGCCCGTGGTGGGCGAGGATGGAATCGAACCACCGACCTCCTGTGGCGTCGGCCTTGCGGCCTTTGCACAGGCGCTCTAACACTGAGCTACTCGCCCATGGAGCCCGTGGAAGGGGTTGAACCCCCGACCTCTTCGTTAAACACGAAGTGCTCTAACACTGAGCTACACGGGCCCTTACAAAACTTTGGTGGACACCCGAGGGATCGAACCTCTGGCGAGTGCAGATTACTCACACGGTACTCATCGCGATGTTTCCCGTGCTTTCAGTCAGCCGTACTTGGCTCTGCAAGCTGCTGGCGGGGTGCTCTCCGTTTCCAAACCAGCGTGTGTCCATGTGCCCTCAAGAGCATCTTAAATCGCTTAAAGTGCTCTCAAGAGCATAAACTTGGCACGCGGGGAAGGACTCGAACCTTCGACCTCCGAGGCTTGCGCCTCGGCACTCTGTAACCCCAACTGAGCTACCCGCGTATGGTGGGCAAAAGCGCCTTTCAGCAACTCTCACCCAAACTTTTAATACTCGCCGCTATCGGCAGAGCCGTTCTTAAATCGAAGGCCCCAGCCGCCGCGCCAATAAACTTCAATCGTCTGGTTCCAGCCATGCTCCTGACGGTCGCAAACACTCGGCCAAAACTCATACTCTTTGCCCTCATTATCGAGGCGCTTCCCCTTCGGCAATTCGGGAAGCGGATCGTTCACGTGCAGATTCTCTTCCCAAAATTTGTTCGCCGAATAAAGGATGTCGCCATCACCATCACGAATCTCCTCGGCCTTCTTCTTGGCCCAGCGGTAGAATCCGCTCATCGCAACTTTCTTCTCGACATCGCGTGATGCCTGTCGCGTCTTGTTGTCGGACTCGATGTACCTCTCTGCGGAGCCGCCAAGCTCACTATAATCGACCTTAAACTCGGGGTCGCCCCATATCTGATCGGTAATAGACGATGGGCAGATGTTTACCTTCCAGCCCTTCGACGTGTACTTACCGCCTACAACGTATCCCTCGGCGTCACGCTCCAGCACTTGCAACCGCCCGTCGTAGTACGCCTGCGCTGCGTAGACGCTTTCGATGTCGGCGTTGTGCACGCACGCTTCGGATTCCGGGTCTTCCTCTTGCAAAAGACGGATGAGTTCCTTAACTTTCACAGGCCACAGCCTCCTTGAATTTCGGTACGATCATGGGAATTGGTGCAGGGGCAACGTCGGACTTCCACAACCGATAGTTGGAAAGCACACGGCGTTGCTCCTGCGTGAGCGGGTAGGTCGCGACTGCGGTCAACCCGAGGTTGTCATCGGGCTCATAGAACACTTCATGGCCGATGGCATTGTCATTTAACTTGTTGATAACACGGAATAAAGCGGCCTTATCGGGGACACCGATGAGGACAAGATTTGGGATTTGGTCGTAATCAATGGGCAAACGCTTCGCCATTTCAAACGTGGCGTGGTTGCTTTGGACTAGCTGTTGTGCAAAGGAAATGTCCTGACGGACAAAGAGGAAGTAGTACGATGGTTGCTGCTGATTAACCTACAGATCGCCGACGATTGCCTTACGCATGTGAGTAGCTCCTAAAGACATAATACCAGTAGTTGGAAAATTTGCAACAACTATTTTTCGAATTATTTTTTGGCTTCGTCGATGGCCTCTTTCGCGAAGGAAGCCACGATCACCACGGCAATGACAATCGAACCGAGGATCAGTCGCAGGAGTTCAAGGGGGTGCCACGCCAACCACAAGGCCCTATCTAACCATGCGTTTTTCATTTCGCTCCTCCACAGGAATAGGTTGCGGCGTAGTCTCCAAATGGATGACGCCGATGTGCACGTCGCCAGCCTGATAGGTGTTCATCATTCCCGGGCGGTCATCGTCACCCATTCCGAACGGGTCTTCGTATCCCCAGAAACGGGCAAACTGATACGCGGTCTTGCTGTCCGAGAACAGTCTGAACTTCTCGATGTACTCAGCCTCGTTGTGTCGAATTACCAACCATGCGTCCATTATTGACAGCCTCCACCATTCTCAAACACGATCTCATCTGCGATGCATAGCCAATTCTTTGCGAGAGGCGCATTCTCACTGTCATCCAGTGGGGCAACGCGAACGTATCGACGACTCAGGCGAACTCCCAGATTGTGCGGGGCGAGTTCCCTTCGCATTTTGCGAATTTCGGCGTAAGTCTTTGGACGGTCGTAGATCATACTGGGATAGCCAAGCTCGCGTTCGATTACCTTCCCCACAGTGACTATGTTGCTTCGCTTCGCCATCACATCGCTCCATCCATTGCCTTGAGCCACTTCTTGTCTTCATTCGTAAATTCTACGGCCTTGTCTGGTCGATCAGAGATGGGCACAACGTTCAACCCCGCCGCGACTGGATCGTAGTCGAACAGAAAACAGGAGCCTAGCGGATCGTAACCGTCATTTGCCATGCTTCGTCAACTCCCCTTTGTACTCTTTCATGAATGGGTACGCCCAATCGTGACGACTCATTCCAATCTGATCGGCATGAATCCACAGCCCGAGGTTTACTCCCGAGCTTTCATCATGCACGTCAACTGATTCTGTAAAGACGGGATGCTGCTTGAGCTTGATCTCGCCTTCCCAAACGAGTATGCCGTCAGGATGGTAAATCTTTAGGTGGTCGCCGTCTTCGAGCGGGTGCAACCCGTCATACGACCAGTATGGAGAGCCATCGTCGCGTTTACCGATGAACTTCTCATCCTGAATCGCCCAGTACCCGCCTTCCGTTCCCGTCTCGCTATACAGGAACAGCGTCCCCTTGATCGTCTCCATGATTTCCTTTACAATTACAGACGTGGAAGCAGTCGTATTCCTGAGCCATCTTGTCGATGTGTTCCGTGTAGTGTTCGTACAATCCACAGGACGGATCGTGCTCCTTCGCCTTGGCGTGGAACGCCTCGATGCGGGCCGCAATTTCTGCTTCCATCTCAGGCACGACAAGCGTAGTGGTCGGAGCCATGAACTGTTCCATTGACTGACTCTCCCGCTTCTGATCCTCTTCCGTCATAGGCTCGTTAGGTTTCATTTCCCACGGACGATCTTGCGGCTTGCCCGAGTAGCGATGGAAGTCAACGCCCTCCAAGCGAAGCCGTTCTAACTCGGGTGTGTCAGCCGTGGCACCTTCGGGCAGAGGAATTTCAGATTCGGTGACGGTGTAGGTTGAGGTCTCCGTAGTCTTCTCTGGCACCAGACCGAGGTTCTTCACGAAAGTCTCGTTCTCGTCTTCGATGTCGTAGCCAAGCTCGTACAGCTTGGACTTGTCGATCTTCTTGATGACCGTTACGGTGCCGCCCTCTTCCGATATTACTCGCACGCCACTAACACTGTGCGTGTCGGAGCCTGCCATTACGGACTGGTGGATGCCGAACTTGAGTTTCTTCTTGAGGGTCTCGGCGTCATCTTTACCGAGGTCGGGATTGGTTACTTCGCCCGTGGTGAGACTGTGACGGTCAATAGTAGACATCGGGATGCGCTGTATTCCTATGGCGTCCTGATACTCTCGAAGCACTGCCGCGTCCGTGGGGTCGAGGAGATTGGGATCGGACTCCTGCTTCTTCTTGAACCACTCCCAAAATTTGAGATTCATTATGCTTCCTTTATGTCGTAGTCCTTATCGAACTTTCGAAGCTTTTCTTTGGCGAGTTCGATTTGCTCTACCAGTCCCGCACGTGCGGCGAGAACTGCCGCCGTTCTCTTTTTCGAGAGGACACTGTTTGGATTCAATGCAACTTGTTCGTTAACGATCTTCCGCATTCTCGCACCTAAACCCATACGTCCTCCAAAAAATTCGCCTCGGCCATGGAGTTCCGTTCCGATGTCACCATGGCTCAACCGCCTGACCACCGCATTGCCTCAGCATATCGCCTAAAACCAAGGAGGGCCTAGTTCGCTTTCGACCCTTACGGTGCTTACGGTGTGTTTGCGAACCGACCACGGAGGGCACCAGCAACCCTTTTGCCCGTGGCAAAGTCATGTACACTCGCGGGATTACTTTCGGGATAAGAAACGTCTGCTGCCCGCGATCACCGAGGCTCACGCTATCTATGGATAATACTAGGTTTTAGGGCATTTTCCAGAACAAACTGCGGGGTTCCAAAGCACGGTAAGGGCATGAAGGATGATCCGATCCTGCTGGGTCATGCTTTCTGGGTGGACGATAACGTCGTAAGCGTAGAAAACGCGGGGATTGGTGGTGATGCACCACGACTCGTGGCGGATGATGCCTTCGCAGTGCTCACAAGCCGAATCCGCACTGTACTTGTTGGAATGAAAAAGGGTAGCCTGCTCCATGATTAACTCCAGAGCACGCCGAGTGCGTGAAGGCTGATCTTGTCCTCTTCGGTCAGGTTTTCGGGATGGACAAGGATGTCGTAGGCGTAGAAGATGTTGGTGTTTTTAGTGAGGCACCATGAGGCGTGGCGGACAATACCCAAACAGTGCTCGCAGGCAGCCCCACCGTGGCGATTTACGTGGTAGACGGGACTGATTTGCCCCATGTTACTCCTTCCAGTAAACGCCGCCAGACGGCAAGTCGTAGCTGTTGCCGTCATAACGGGACAGGAAGTGCTGCCAGCCATCGGCTGAGACCGCCTCTTCTGCCGCTGCGTTAATGTCGATCCCAGCAATCGTGATTGCCTGCTTGATACCGTCTGCGTCCCCGTAAATTTCCTGCATGTACTGCACGGGGTAGCGGAGGAGTTCGGTGACTTTCGCTTCGAGCCAGTCTTCGGAAGGCTCTGTTTCTTCTTGAATAGGCTCGCCAGCCGAATCGTACTCGCCGTCGTCTTCTTCCTCGCCCTCAGCGTTGTAACGGACGAGTTCTTCGCCCCCACCGGGCTCCCAACCATAAGAGTCGGGCGACTGACGGATACCTTCTTCCACGTCCGACCATAGGTCATTGCGGAGACGCTCTTCGTTGATGTGGCTTTGGAGCCAGTCCTGATTGAAAAGTTCGGGCTGGTCGCTTAGATCGCTGCGGACCTGTTCGAGGGCGATACGCTCGGGGGTGTCATCGTTGGCTGCAATGATGTAACCAGCGACCGTACAGGTGCCGTCGCTATTGTCCGTGACATCAACGCTGTAATCGTCGTAGTCGAATTTTTCGGCTTCCAGAAATTCGATGACTGCTGTCACCAGATCGTCGTCACCTAGCTCGGTCTCAAGTGCTTCACGCACACGGGCGGCTTTAGCTTCGATGGTTTCTTCTGCTTCTTCAGCTTCCTCTACGGGAGCTTCAGGCGGGGCAACGGGTGCGACTGGCTGGGCAGTCGGATCGGGTGTAGCGGGATCGGCTTGGGCAGCGGGTTCATCACGCTGAATTGGATCACCGGGAGCAGACTGTTTCTTGGCTTCGTAGTCGGCTACAACGTCCAGAGCGGCCTTCTTGATACCGCGTGCTTTGAAGCTCGTAGCGGCGGTGATTGCTTCCTGAATTTTGTCTGCCATAAGTGCCCCTACAATAGCCTTTGGAATTCAGATTGTCAACCAGAAACAAAAATACCCGCTTGCGCGGGTTCTTTTGCCGTGTTGAGGAACAGACCCACGGGGTCTGTGCTACGCAATTAAGCGTGAGCAGCCATTGCCTTTGGAGCAGTAGCGTTTATGTTTTTGAATGGAGTTTAACGAGGAATCATCCTTCCCTCGGATCGCTGGCTGCCATCCCATACCGTCTTCATCGAAACCGGGGCAGGCCCATATTGATCGGGTGTGTTTGGTCAATGCTCAAACCGTTTGGTGGAGCACTCACCGAAACACACCCGAAGTTACTTCGGATATGGTGGACCTGAGGGGAGTCGAACCCCTGTCTGAAAATCAGTACCAGTGCCTTTTGCCCCTTGCAGGGCTTACGACCATCTAATACATGATACCAGAAGTCAGGGAATTTTGGCTAGGAAATTCGAAAATTAGTCGCCGAACGCCTGAGTGAAGGAGTGGAGGCCGTCAAATCCCAGTCGGGTTTCCAGCACATTCTCGGGCTCCTCATCGAACATGTCCGTCTTGGCGACCTTGCCGTCCTTGAAGAACACCTTAAGCCACGTGCCGTCGCCCTTGTATTCCGTGTTGCGAGAGTAGATCACCCAGCCGTCACCCTTGCCGTCCTCAGAGAACGACCGCTTCTCCATCAAGTTTGCGACCTGTTCCTCGATTGTACCACCCTCGTATTGACTCGGATCGACCGCAGCGTGCTTAAGCAACTCGTTATCAGGGGTTCGTGCGGGCACTTTCTCCCACAGTTGGCTACCCTCTTCATCCTGATTCAAGGCAACGTTACTGCCCTGATTGTCGTCGCGGAACCGTTTGGCATCCTCGGGGGAGAAGAAACCGCGCTTACGTGGAAGCTCCTTGGCGGCGGCGTCGGTCGCCATTTCATGGAGAATTTGTGTCGCCGCATCCCCACCAACAAGCTCGGTCAGGGCCTCGAAGCGGGAAGCATACTCCGTCTGACCCGTATACGGGCCTTTGGTGATCTTACGGGGGTGCTGCCTGATCCACTTGTCGAGGTCAGCCGTGGTCTTGATGCCCGCAGCCCTCAGTTTGTCGATAGCGCCCGCTCGCTTCTGGCTGTTCATCTTGCTCAGTGGCATATTCACATCGGGCACTCCGGGTTGACGCTCGGGACGGCACTGCCAGCCTACCCACCTGCCCTTGGAGGCGCTAATCTCGGGACGGTAGAATTCGCAGACGATATCTGCGCTAACCTCCATCTCGGCCTCGTTCCCGAATGAAAAGTAGGCTACGTGTAGACTTTCATCCGTCGCCACGTCAAAGTCTCGCATACCCGCGTTGGCGAGGGTCTGAGCTACTCGGTGGGCGTATTCCTGTGGCACGCCCCAACTTGTGGCTGGCACGAAGCCGCTGATCTTACGCCGTGTGGCGACCTTCTCCGCAGATGCGTATTGCGGCTTATTAGGAGCCCGCTGTGGGGTTTGGGCTGGCGGTGTACCCATCTGGGGCTTCTTAGGTTGTTGCCCCTTGGGAAACATGATACGACTCTGTTCCTGTGCGCCCGGTACAGTTGGGCAGTTCATGTGGGACTCCATGCCGCCTTCCAGTGAGACCATTTCACCCTGCTGAATAGGTTGGTTGCACTTGAAACAGGGTGCGACCGCACCGTCTTTCCGAAGCAGGGGATTCTGGGAGGCCATGCGGCTCGGTTCGACGAGCTTCTCGTCTTCGGCTGGGGCGACGGGCGGCGGGGGAGCGACCTTTTGAGTCGCTGGATCGAGCATATCTCCTTGCTCGTTATCATCTTGCGGCAGGATGATTGGGTCCTGATCGTCGTTTGTCTTTTTCTGGAAAAGTGGATTCATCGGAGAAAAGTCCCTCAGTAATAGAGTCGAAAGCGAAGAGATTGTGGTATTATTGAAAGATGAGAGTCGAAGCCCTTTTCGCGTGGATCACCGAACGCCACGCGATCTACGAAGCCAAGAACGCTGGATACCCGAAACCTTGGACAGAAGACCCCATCCTGCAAGCCTATCGCTTCTGCAACGTGTACCGCGAACTCGACAAGGTGACGCAGTGGATCGCCGAGCACTGGCGCGATACGCACTACGATAGTCCCGAGGTATGGTTCGCGATGACGGTCGCCCGCCTCGTGAATTGGCCTGACACACTCGAAGAGCTTGGCTACCCCGTCCCGTTCGACCCCATGCATTTCATCGAAGTGCTTGAACGCCGCAAGCAGGCGAAGGAAAAAGTCTTCACGGGCGTCTACATCGTACCCGCAAAGGCAGGCTTTGCATCCAAGGCGAGATACATCGCCAGCGAGGTTCTCAATCCGATGTGGTGCCAGCGTAACGACATTACTGAGTCCGCGTACAGCCTCGCGGACTTCCACGAGCAACTGATGAAGTACAACGGTATGGGCAGCTTTCTTGCGGGACAGGTCGTGTGCGACACGAAGTATACCAAACTGCTTGTGAACAGCGTGGACTGGGCGGATTGGGCGTGCAGCGGGCCGGGCAGTAAACGCGGTTTGAACCGCGTCATGAACTATCCCGTGGATCAGGTTTGGCAGGAGTCGATGTGGTTGGATACCATGCTCGATCTGCGGCGGCAGATCAAACCGTTGGTCGCCTCGGTGAGTATGCCAGACATTCACATGCAGGACTTACAGAACTGCCTCTGTGAGTTCGATAAATATGAGCGTGTGCGGCTGGGGGAAGGCAAGCCGCGTAACGGCTATCCGGGGGCTAAGTGAAACCGCCAAACCTTCCATCCAAGCTCGAAGAATTTTTCGCTTACGTCGATGCAGAGAAGCCCGCGTTTATCGTCGCACGCTTTTACGATGGGGTGCTAGTGGACTACGCCACTGCCAAGACTGAAGCGGAAGCTCTGGAGATACAGACTCGGTTCAAGCAATTCGGCGGCAAAGTGGACATCTTCATCGGCCCAAAGAACGTTGGGCCTAACCCCCAGCAGATGAACTAAGCAGACTTCCCCACAGATTTATCTTCGGGAAGCATGAATCTCGATGCCCAATCTCTACCAATGTGCCAGTGATCTCCACAGGAAAACACCTTAAGCAGTCGCCACGTGCTGCCGCCACGTCTCATTCCCCACAGCGCGACCTTACCCAACTCATCGTCAGCTTCTTTTTGTGTTGCGAATTTCCTATGCTCTGAACACCGTCGATGCCGTTGCATATTGTGCCCTTTCCTTTTCCATAGTACCACGTAATTTATTTTTCAGGATACGGTAAATTGAGAGGATACCTGCACGCAGCCTTCGCCGCACGTACCTCCCGTTTGTTCCCCTCGAACCAGCAGAACTTCCCCTTATCTGGATCGACAATCTGCGTCCAGCCATCGCCGCGAAGCCATTCCCACTTGGACAAACCTGAGCCCACGGGATAGCCGTACTTCGCCAGCGCCTTGCCGTCATTACGGAATATGGCGTAACTCTTGACCTTGATGCTTCCCTTCACCCAATCGGAGTGACCGCCGCTGTGGTTGAGACCTGTACCGAGGTAGCACCAGTTCAGGATTTTATACAGCTTACCATTCTCGCTGGCGCTGGGGTCGCTATAGGCAAAATACACCTGCCATCCGTATTTCGCATACGCCATCTTGATTGAACGGCTGGTGAAATAGCTGCCAGCGTTCTCAGGAGCGTGAAGCACACAGCAGCCGCGTGCGAGATTGGCGGTTTTGGTTACGTACTCGGGGCCGCAGATATTCCCTATCCCGCCGCCACTGGTGCAGAAGCAGTTGGCTCCAACCATCTCACCATTTGGCATGAACAATCCGTAGTAAACGCTGCCGCGACCGAGGGTGCCGAGGTACTCATATTGTTCAATGAATGCCGCACACTCAGCGCGAGTGATTTCTCGCACAGCATCGGGGACAAGGAATTCCTTGGGGTATTTTTCCCGTGGATTGAGTTCCGCCGATGCTTCAATCAGGTGCCGCTGGAAACACTTGTTTGGATCAGCCTTGAACCGTTGCTCGGCAAGCTGGCGTGCTGCGTTGTCCATAGGGGTTAATACTGCGGTGGGAGCGACTTTAGGAATCGCTGTCGGGGTCGTCGTCGGTCTTCTTTTTCTTCTTCCGCTTCTTGCGGTCTTCCATCAAATCGTCAAGCTCTTCCGTGGTGCAGACGACGTTATCCCCTTCGTTGACCTTCGCTGCGAATCGTTTGAAGAACGCCATTAGAATGCCAGTACCCAACTGATGATTACGTTCACACCGGGCGGGAGTTGAAGTGGCGGCAGCGTCAGGTAGTTGATGAGCACCACCGAATTCGCTGGGCCCGGAGGAACTGCGGTTGGATTAAAGTATGGAGCCGTGAGCATCTGAGTGGCGGTCGATGGCGGGTTGGTGCCGAAAGTACCGCCGCCGATCAAGCCCATTTCACGGATACCCTGTGTGATGTTGTCGGTTGTGGCGTTGATCGTGGTCTGGAAATCGACCATGGTGCTGAGCGTGCTCAAAGGGTTTTGGTTGCTGTCCACAAAGTTGACCTTGGACAATGGCTTACGCAAAAATTCGGCGATCAAGGCCGTCTGAACGGGCGTCGGATCGGGCTGCGTTTGAGGAGCCCACTGCGCCGAGCCTGCACCGAGAGCCAAGCCCCACACGCCGTACAGCGGTTCGTGTCCTTGCTGGTAGGGCGGATTCGGATCGTTGGGGAATACGTTCGCCATAAGGCGAGCGAATAGCCATTTGGAGGTGTTGACGATAACGTTGTGATCCTCGAACAGAATCTCGCCCGTGTCTTGCCGTCTGATGGTGACGTTTAAGTCCGACACGACGTTGCCGAATTGGTCAAAATTACGCATAATGTCCTCGATATAGCAAGGGATAGTCTTAAAGGGTAATTTTCCCTGCGTTGGTGTCCTGACCACCCTCAGGTTCTAATACCGCGTTTTCATCATTTTCCTCGGGCTCCTCAGGCTCAGGATCAGGAATATCCCCCTCACTCAAGAGGTGCCAGCGGTAGCGGTTCTTCGGAATTGGGTAGTTCAAATAGCGCAATGAAGCGATATTCGGACGCCCCGGAAACGGCCCCACGATCCGCCCGTCCAAGAGCTTTACCAGCCAGTCGCCAGCGTCACCCGAATACAAAGCCGTATCGAGCCCCGCCGTCGCTGATGGTCTGTAGATACGACCGTCGATTGTGATCGTTCCGGGAATGCCGTCCACCGCAAGATAGCGCATTTCGTGTTCATTATCCAGCGTGACTGCGTTAGTAAATTCCGCAGAGCCCTGCTTCTTGACCAAGTTGAGCAGCTTGTTCTTGAACTGTGGGCCGAGCGGGAGCGTGCCCGATGGCTTACCCAATTGATCGTACACCACAACGAACAGCGGCTTAGGCTGTGTTTTGAGTGAGCGACCTCTGTATTGGCGGATGACCCGAGCCACGTCACTTGTAGTAGGCTTGCAGGGCTTCTCCACCGAGAGATCAATCTTGCGGTACTTCGGTGGACGCTTAATCGTCTTGCCTGCGGTGACCACATGATTCTGTGTTTCGTTTACGAATGATTGCGGCAGGTTGAATGTGCCGTGATATGTCTTGATGAAATCGTCCTCGGTCAACTCCCCCGTGGTCTTGTCGGTGTCCGTCTCCCTGCTCATCCCCTTGTAGCAATTGAGCACGGTGCTGTAGATTTGAACGATCACTTCCTGCTGATAGTCCATCACGAGCATGAAGTTCGCAACCTCGTCGCAGAGGACGTGGATCGCCTCAGCCAAAAGTTCACTCATGGCTTGGGGCTGATTCTCCACCAGCGGCAAGGTCATGGAAAACACAGTAAAATTGGGAATTCCGAGGTCTAGATTGAGGATCACACGGGCGTTCGCGTCACGAATGACGTTGAGTTCCAGAACTCCTTGTGGCGGCGAAATGTATCCCGTTTTTTCCATCTATTAAGTCTCTTCGAAGATGAAGTATTGGTCGCCCCCGCTGACTTCCCATACCTGATCGAGGCGCGGAGCGAGCAAGCCCATCTGATGTGTCTGATCCCAGTTTGCAACTTCACCTGTGACGATCAGGTTGTACTCGTTCGGCATCGTGGCGGCGTTGAATACAATCTCGATCCAGTTTGACGGTGAACTGAGAATTGGTGAAACTCCGAGATACGGCGGCAAAGTTGCAGGCGGTGCCAGAAGCAATTGATAACTCCCGTACTGAAGCGTCCACGCCGACTGAAGCAGTGGAGCAACATTGCCTGAAGCAGTCTGATTGGCGGCTGCAATCACATTAGGGTTCGGGATCGTGAATGTTGTTGCCGTCACATCATTGATCTTCGCGGTGCCGTTCAACTTACTATTCGCACAGCCTGCGATGGTTACAAGCTCTCCCTCGTGCAACTGCAAATCGGGCGGAAGGAGAGGTGCGGTGCTCGAAAGCGCGGTGTACGTGTACGTCGCATTCCTGCCGTCTGAGACCGCGTTCGTAATTGTGAAAGTGATCGCTGGCAAAGCCGCCCACTGTGCGGGCGTGAGCTTCGGGCCTGTCGTAACATTGGAGAGGTTTGGATCAGGAGACAGGGATAGCCTGTAGCCCCAAGCCGCGAGCGTAGTCGTAGGCTCGACGCCGAATAGTGTGTTCTTCACTTCGTTGTTCCACTCAACAAGCTCAGCCGGGGTGAGAACGCCTGCCATCGCCGCAGCGCCCAGAACTGGGGCTTGAATCAACATCGGAGCGAATGGCGGCTGCTCGATCTCGCGAATGATGATGCGGAGTGTATCAGTGATGCCCACAGGTACGGGCGAACACTTCACAGGATTGAGCGGGCCTGACAAATAGTCGGGGCAGCAATTGTTGACGTACTGGGCTTGATACAGCGTTTGAAGACGAGATGTCAACGCCCCATACTGGGCGATGGATATCGACGTAGCTGGGAAGAACGCGATAGTGCCTAAATCAGCCGTAAGTGGGTAGTTGGTCACAGCCGCCGTACCTGAATCAGCCAAGGATGGATAGTCGATTGGTGGAGAACCGAACGCGAATGTCGCCGTGAATCCAATGGGGGCGGTAGGAGAGCCGCCGTATATGATGGTATCTACAATCACCGATTGCCCATTCAAGAAAGTCGCAGCGAGCAGGCCCGAAAACTCAATAGTCATACCGGGCTGGAAGTTGTTAGCGCACAGTACGGTGAGTGTCGTTCCCTCAATCTCGATGTTAGTGACGTATGCGTTGCTAACGTAAGTCGCCGTAAACCCTGTCGGACTCGACGTAAGTACCGTCACTTGTTGCCCGTTAAGGAAGGCAGCGTTGCCCAGACCCACGAACTTGATCGTAGCGGGAGCAGGGGAGGTTGGAAGAAGCGTATTGTTCGCCGTCACTGTCAGGAGATTGTTCACAATCTCGACAGTCGCAACTGCGGAGGAGATGTTCGTCCACGTTATGCCGCCATCGACAGTGATGCCGCCAGCGGTCATGTTCCAGACTGGTCGCGTAGCCCCGCTCAGGCCGTTGCCCGTAATCGCGGTAACCATCTGGAGGTTGCCGTTTGAATCCACGATGACGAGCCCCAGTCCGTTTGTTTGGTTGGGATTGACAAACGATGTCAGGGGGTTCCAGAACAGAACTGGGTTGATCGTCACATAAGCATTCAGGTTGTAGTACGCCTGCGATGTGGTCGAAAGAGTATCGTACTGCTGTTGCGTCACGTACATCGGACTAAGCAGGCAGTCCAAATCCTCGCCCTCACCGAAGACCGTGGTGAATTCGAGCCCCACATGTGCGGCCTTCGCGAGATCGATAGCCCCATAGAGGCTCTGGACGATGGCCTGTAGCTGAACCAGATTGGTGATGTCTTGCAGTGAATTGGTGCCGCCCACCTCGACGCTAACTTTGATCGCGTTGCGGTCGGACTGGTCGTAGAAACCATCCCCGATGAATTTGTAGAGTTCTTCCACCACGATGTTGATGCCCGTGTAGGCGAAGATTACATCCTGAATGCTGACCACCGTGGAACCCAGACGATAAGCGGCGATCAAATCCACGATCATCGTCTTGAAATTGATGTCAAACTGCGTGGGGCTAGGCCAATAGGAACTCACGTAGCAGGGATCAGCCCAACGGCGGCGAATATCTGGCGGCGTCAAGTAGGACGGAATCTTGTTGATGAGGTCGTAGGCGTAGAAATATTCGAGCCTCGACAACTCCATGGCGATTGCTCGAAGACAGTTGCCCCACGTACTCTGGTCGTTGCGAGTCATGTAGAAATTCGCCACGGCCTGAATTAACGAGTTCATGCGTGCATCTTCGTAAGGGAGCAGGCTCTCCCTCGGTTGGAGGTACAACTCATCTGGTAGCGGGTTTTGAGGCGTGAATACTGTTGCTTTGCCCGTCTCTTCAGTTGAAGGTTGAGGGCCGTGCAACGACGGGTCGGCAAACACCAACGACGTGTTAGTTGTGCCCGTCAAAAGAGTGACGATCAGCCCGTTCAACCACGTGCCCGTGGTCAATCCCCACAACTCGACGAGGTTGTCCGCCGCGAACGTGTACCCACCATTGACGGTAAGGGTGACAACGCTGCCCGCTGTCTCGACAATGTTGGTTATTGTCGCCATTTATACTCCTGTCGTGGAAGTAGGCGTCACGTAGTTGATGACGATGTTGCCTGCCGTTAGGTACTCCGTGGACGATACGGTGATATCGCTTGCGCCAGTCTCGTCGTAAACCTGATAGGTCACAAAGTAACTGTAGAGGCCCGGGTTGGTGACATCCAAAGGCACCACGATTGCGATTCTCCCATCGTATGCGGAGGTCGCATTGCCGTTAACGTTGTCATTTTCGCCGAAGATGTAGAATGACCCCGGTACGGCGGTGCTTGCAAGATGCGTTGCCGCAGGACTGTTAGCCAAGAAATCAGCGACCGACGTTGCTCGGCGGAATAGCTGCCCTTGATATAGCAGGTCAACAACGGCGTTAGCCTGCCCGCCAGACGGGATGGTGCTGTCGGGTAGGACGGATGACGCTGAGATGAAGCTGTTCGCTGGCACTCCGACGCCGCTAAAGTCTGGGTCTTGCGCCAGTGGAATCCACACGGTATTCGTGGGGATAACAACTCCGATATCATACGAGCCATCGGCTTTGGCGCAACGGAGCAGCGGCAAGTTGACACTGGTGACGCCCACGACCGCCTGAACTTGACTGATGAGTTCGGACTGGTACAGTGTACCTTCCGCGTTGTCCAGCACGATACTGATTGCTGTGCGAATCGGGGAATCAACCACATCAGGTGACGCATTCGCAGCCAGTGTAACGGTCATGGTGATGTCCACTGGACTTGCGACCATCGCCTTAATGAGCACGTCCGCAGCGGCAGACTTGGTAATTGCAATCTCATTCGCAAGAATCTGCACGAAGGCTGGATACTCGGTGCTAACCGTGAATGTCTCCGTGGCAAAATACGAAATAGTGACGGTCTGTCCGTCTGGAATGCCGCCAGTCCCGATACGGGTTATCTGCCACGCTTGCGTAGCGGAGTTTTGATTGAGAGTGAAATCAATGTTCTCACGCATGACCAAGTTAGCTGAGCCGTTGTTATAGGTGACTTTGATGTAACGGTTGAGATAGGGAACTTGAGCACCCACCAAAGTTGTATACCCGAGAGTAACGCCATCCACTATGACAGCCGAAGCCGCCGCTGATCCCGTCACATCTAACCCACCATCCGTAGTGTTGTACAGACCGTCCCAGCCATCGAGTGTGAGGGTGTGATACTGGTCTGGCGGATAAACAGGTACGCCCGGAGCATAGCTTTCTGGCAACCAGATGTTATCCACAAAGCTGAAAGCGTTGTTCAGCGGCGTCGGAATTACTCCCGTGAGAATTTGCTGCTCGCCAGTGATAAACGACGGACGCTCGTACACCGTGAACTGGTTGTACGTGACCACCACCTGCTCGAAGTTCTGGATGGCGCTCCCAGTGACGAAGCCCGAATCTGTGGCCGCTGCGTAGTTGAGGACTGGATTGTAAAACGCCGTGAATTGCGACGAAGAGGCTGTGGCGATAGTGAGAATGGCTCCACTCAAAAACGTGGCAACCCCGAGTTGGCTCAACGTGACTTGAGCCCCTATGCCGAAATTGTTAGGAGTCGTGACCGTTAACACACCGTTCACGATCTCGATTTGAGTGATCGGAGTCGAGGAAGTAAGCAAATTCAACCCGTAGGTGTGATAGGTATCCAGCGGAACAATGGTGTAATCCACTCCCCAAACGTATGAGGTCGAAAGATCGGTGCTCAGAACAGATAAAATGTTCTGCGGCACGCCAGTTGCGCTCAGAGGCACATCCATGGCGATGTCAATGATGGCGGGAGTCGCCGTACTCGCTGTGATGGTCTTGGTGACTGGAGCACTCGTTGTTGTAGCTACGTAGACCTCATCCCCAGCGTTGTTTGACCCGCCGTACAACAGGAAGTCGGACGTGTGGATAAGTTCAATCAAGGAACTGCCCACAGTCCCCGTTTCACCCGTCTCACCCACAACTGAATCTACATCAATGACTGGCTGAAGAGCGGGGGTGTGAAGCAGTGACGACTGAAGCCGTGCGAATAATCCGAATGTGTAGGAACCCGAGGCACCAGCAATGGCGGCGACGGCAACCCTGTTGGTCGCTGGAATGCTATTGATAAGCTGCGGAATCTTAGCCGTGGTAGCTCCCGATCCCACGTACTGATAGCACAGGTCGTTCGGGTTGATGAAAATATTGCCGCCCACGTTGTCGATTTGGGCGCGTTCAATGCCAAGGTAAAAGGTGCTTGATCCACGAGTCACGGCGAGTTCAACAGCCGTGTAGATAGGGAAAGCCAACGTGCTGAATGTCGGGATATTGAAGCGAATCAAATTCGGATCGCTCAGCGTAAGAGGCAGGTATGTCGATAACTGACCGTAGGTTCCCACAGTCCCGTATGTGAACGTGACGCTCTCATTCTGCTGGGAAAGCGTAGTGCCCTCGACATAGATGTCCACGCAGCCGTAAACATGCTTCTGACGGATCGGGTCCCAATCGCGGAGCATATCCAGATCACCAGCCGCAACGATGACGCACGCTATGATACCCGGAGTCTGCAAGGCGGTTACGAGGTAACCATGCCGCGTGCCCGTATCCACTCCAGTGACGAGACGCGCCTGAATTAAGGCCGCAAACTGAGCGTTGGACTGTTGGTCAGAGCCATAAGCCGCCGACGTTAAGTTTGTGACGTTGATACCTGCTGGCAACCCGCTTACGATAGAACGAATGGTTCCCGCACCGACGTTGCCCACGGAACCTGTCGTAGCACATTCGGCAGGTACGGTGACTGCCCACCAACCCTGCACTGCATTGTAGAACGAGGCCAAGTTGTTTACGTCCAACACCGCCGATCCACGGGTGATGAAGTTTAACGCTGGGGTGCTTGCATCGGCGATAGTGGCGACGGTCGCATTCTCGGGGATCGTGATACTCTGCGTGGGCTGCGTGTACGTAAAGAATGTCAGTAGTACGGTGGATGAAGTCGCACCGCCACGAGTCAGCCCCGCCTGCTCGCCGAGAATGTTGAACTGGGTGTCAATCAGGCTTTGAGTGTTGGTCGCATTCAATCCGTATGCGCGTGCGATCTGTTGTTTGAATGGACTGCTATTGAACGGATCGGATACCCCGTTACCGCTCGCGTTGTCGATCTGGCTAATGGCCGAGATGGACGTGGAGCAGCGGGCGAACCATTCGCGGATGCTCATGTTTGAGAGTTCATACGCAACTGGATCAACGATGGTGTCACGGATTTCCGAACGCGGTGATAAGTCGAGGTTCGGTTGCTGCCGCATAATCTGCCCAATGAGGCGTCCCGCGATGTCCTGTTGCCGCTGGAGCACGGGGAAGTCTGTTGGACTGACTACCTTAAGGTTCACGTACCCGCACGTCAGAGGGCCGTTTTGCTGAGATTCGTAAACGGTCGTCGAATTGGGCTGTGTTTCCTGAATGACCGTGCTGAACATCGCGTAAAACTCTGTGGTAGCGCCAAAATACGACGACGGCACGTCCACGGTGCTGTAGTTTGTCGGCATTGTAGTCGAAGAGGTGGTAGTAACGGTTGTAACTTGCCCCGTATTGGGGTCTGCTGTTCCAGTGGCGGTCGTGACTTCCGAATCAATCACGGTATTGACCGAGCTTGAAACATCGGTAATCAAATCGCCAAACTGGGTGTATGGCGGACTGATACCCGCTGGGTCAGTTGAGAGCATCACACGTACCCCGATGAATCCGGGGTATGATGGAGTTGCCCACTGAAGCGTACAGTCGGTCTGGTTCTTAAACGCCTGAATAGCCGATGGCGGGCCGATCTGGACTGCGAGGTTGCTCTGGAAAAAGATCAGCGAGAACTTGATGGTCGGAGAAACGGCGAGGACACCGAGACATGTCCACGTGATGATTGTGCTGCCGCTGCCATCGAAAGTGATTCCATCCACCGCAGTATTCCACGTAGGCTGCACGGGAATGGTGGGCGGGCTGCCAGTCTGTCCGTAGCTGCCTGAAACACCGCCAACAGTGGCGACCTGCACGTTTCCATTAGGATCGACAAATGTGTAACCTGTCGGGAACGCGGTGAGAGGCGTCCAGACACCGAAAGGATTGTAGTTTCGCGCAAGAATTTGAACCGTGGTCTCCAGAACTGAGGGGGTCAGAGGCACGCTGACGGAAAACGTGTTTTGAGTCACCCCATTGACCGTTGCGGATGTGAAAGTTGTCACCGCGTAGGTCGTGTTGTAGATCGATACCTCGATGCGGGTGGTATTCGCATCGGCAGTAACCACGATGGGAAGCACCGAAGAGTCCACGGAAATCGTCTGGACATTATTCGGCAATATCGGCGTCACCAACTGAAGAGCGGTCAAAGTGGTTACTGGTGTAGGCATTAGTTATTCACCATCATCTGGAACGACAGGGGAACTGACGTACCGCCAAAGGTCGTAATCAGAGCCGCGACCTGTATGGTCGTCGGGTCATCCGCCGCGACTTCTGCCGTAACATACTGAATATCTTGAATCATTTCCAACGGATCGAGCACCTGAACCGTGTTCTGAGCCTGCTGGACGGTCTGCATCGTGTTCAGGGCGGTCTGCACCGCATTCTGAATGTCGGTGTCTGTTAATTGAATACCCAATTTCTTGCCCACATAACTCTTAAGCGGGCAAACAAATGTTGGATAGAAGACGCATTGGGATGTCAAAATCCATTTCAAGCCCTTTTGAGCCAGTTTCGACTGTTGGGTGATCTGCACGAAGCTTCCCGAGGCCGCGTTCTTGAAATCGTTCAGAAACCCCATCGCACTGCATTTCAGGCAGTATCCCTGCGATGTCAAATACGACACCTCGATCAGCGGCACCACAAGGCGGACGGGATTGATGAACATGAGCTTGTAAAACTGATCGGTCGAGTTAACGGCGTCCAATCGGTCAGGATCGCGAACAAGTGTCCAACCATACGTCGGATCACCCTGCTGGACTTCTTCATCTGAAATCCACATTTGAACCATGGCTTGGCCGTTGATCGGAGCCCGCATGTTCAACGCAGTGTTCCCCGCGTAATGCAACGTGCGAAAGTCATTGAAATCCACGACATACCGCTCGAAGCTCTGCTGATGGTCGCAGGCACCGATGGGCTGTTGCGTCAACGGATCAATCACCAAAACATTGTAGTCAAATGACATAGTTAACCATTGGTGGAAGTGGAGGTAGCGGTAGCAGCGGGATTCGGTGTTGCTGGCTGCGGCGTCTCCTTCAAGTTGATGGAGCCACCGGGCACAGCCCGTGCGTGCTGTTCCATTTCCCAAATTGTCGGAGGATCAAGCTCATGTACCCGATACCGAGGCGTTGTCGAACCCGCTGGGTACACGTCCGTTTGGTCCTTCACTAGAACAGGAGCGTATTGCGGAAGAGCAAAATAGCCGTTGATTTGAGAAATCAGATTGGGGACTTGCGTCATGGCGTCCGATTGATATTGTGCCTTATCCTCAACCTTTTCAATGATATTGCGGGCGTGGTTCATGTGGAAAACCGAGTCGTCCTGACGCTGGAGCCGCTCTTTCAGATAGCCCTTGATTTTGCCCATAGCGACCATGGGTAGGTGGTCATCTCGATGGGCGTACTGAAAGTGTCCTGCCGACGCGGGCTGCCATGCAGCCTTCGTAAACGTGGTGGAAAGCTGCTCGTCATTGACCGTCATGTAAAACTGTTCCAAGGCTCCTGCGGTCTTCCGTAGCTGCTGAGCCCGAATCTGATAGTGAAGCTGGGTGGTCATCGACCCACCGCTGTTGGCGGCATTGGCGGCGTTGACGGTCGGGGTGCCCGTGTTGCTCAGGATCACGCCCGTGCTGAAAAGTGCTTGCTCCTGTGTACGCCGAGCAACCAACGACGAATTTACAGTCCCGCCAGCGTACACCCAGTTGTTAAATTGAGCCGCTGCCGCAGCCGTATTGCCGCTGTTGAGATCAGAAACCAGTGTAGAATTCTTAAAAGCAGTGCCGCCGATGTTGTACGCCAGCGAGACTAAAGCCGCCGTCTGAGTGGGCTCCAAGGGTGTCGGCGACATTACGGAATTGTTGACGGTATTGATCGACGCCGACAGGTCGGACATCAAAAGCGTATTCGCTTGATCCATCGTCACTACCGATGACGTAGAAAGCCCGTCACCCGGAACAATCTGATGCCCATACCCAATGGAATACGTTTTCGTCTGTCCCGCAGGATCGGGATATGCTGTTGCACTGAATCCTTCGAAATTCTTGACGATGGTCGCAGCCAGAGCCGCTGCACTGGTGGTTGACGAATTCGACTGTGGGGTTATGGGAGTGGTGGTTCCCGCGCTCGGCGGGGCGGCGGGATTTGTGCTCGTGCTTCCGGGAGACGTGGCGGCGGAAGACGCGGGCGCACTGATATTCAAAGCTGTGTACCAACTTTGAAAGGCTTTGAACTGAGTCTCGGAGACATGCCCGAGCCAATTGAACGGAGGCCCAGTGTAGGCATACGTGTACGGATTTGTGGTAGCCATGTCTTACACTTCCTTCAGGTTGTGCGCCACGTCCCCGTTGAACAAGATGTAGTGCTTGTCTTGTTCATTGTCAGACAGCACGTGCAGGTTGTAGACAGTGCCTTCGAACCACACATGCGGCAGATCAGCGTACTTCTCATCCGCACGATCCCATGCACCATCAGCCATCTTCATCAAGTGGTTCAAGGTGACGAGCTTGTCGTCATCGAGAACAACCATCCATCCCGCGTAGTTCTCGTGCACCAAGAGTTCGGCCATGTGAGTGCCCGTCTCATTGACGATCTCAAATGCTTCACCTCTCGGGAAGTCTTCAAATGCTACGAAGCCTTCGGGAGCTTTGAGTTCAACTGAACCCGTGAAGCACCCGCCCCCGCCGCCCCCTCCACCGCCCCCGCCGCCCGGTTCTGGGTTGCCGTTGTTGTACGTGTTTGAATCGGTGTAGTTGACGCTGTAAGTGCTCAACGAATCCGTTGCCGTGTACCCAAGGCTAACGGGCGTTCCCCAAGCGTAAGCACTGGTGGTCGTAATGGCGATAGTGGTATGGTAGCCGCCAGCAACAGGAGTAGGCCCAGCCGTGACGGTGCCCGTGCCTATCGTTGTCTTTGTCGCACTGTGGATGCGGAAGAAACTGTTGTTTGCGAACGAGCCATTGTCCGTGCTGAATATGACCGCCGTCAGAGTGATGCTTCCGGTAATCGTATAGTTCGGTGCTGTGCCCGTTCTGCCGCCGCTGACCACAAAGGAATAGTTAGTGGGTTGAGTATACGAGTTGCCTGTCGTAGCAATCGTGGCGAGTGCGCTCGAACCCGAAATGTAGGTGACGGTGCCAGTCGTAAACGAGGTTCCATTCAAGTACGTGAGCGTGCCCGTAACGCCAAAGGTCAATTGGAAAGAGCCACTGGATGGACTTGAGGGCACAGTGACTTTCATAGTCCAACCCGTGAGCCATCCGCTGCCATTCAGGACTGGGGTAGGGGGAGTAGAAATTGTAACGCCGCCCGTGGCTGAAACTGTGGGAGTATTGACCGTGTTACCTGTGCCGTACAATCCTTGTTGTTCGGGACTCATCGGCTTCGGCAAGTTGACCGTAAGAGTCTGAGCCGAGCCGTTGGCCTGCAATGTAGACGGGGTAACCGTGATGCCTGATCGGACAGGCATGACCATATATGCTACCTGAATTGGGTATTGCAAATCGCCGCCGCTGGCTGCGGTGAACAAGTCCACGCTGGTGTTCGCGCTGTTGTACCATGCAATGTCATCTGCCGTGATTACCAAGTTAGTGACATCGACACCCGACACCACTGAACCGCCATTAAACGCCAACACACCATATCCAGTGGGGTTGAGGCCGCTGTAGGTGATGTTGAACAGTCCTTGCCAAGCCGTGTTGTCGCCCGAAAGAGCTATCGCTCCCGCTGCGATGGCGGGGGCAGCCATTCCAGTTACCGATTGCCCGCCGTAGTTCTGACCGCCGAAATTGAACACGCTTCCGCTGTCGTAAAGAAAAACGCTACCCGCAACGGTTTCCAAGACGGGGATGTACGGAATGGTGGTGTAGGCTATGGGAACCGCGTGACCGACTGTCAGGTACAAGTCTTGAGTTGTACCCTGAGGTTCTAATTCGGATGTGAAGGAAGTTGGTGTGGCGATACCCGAGGTGACCGACAATTGTAATGCTCGTGACCCCACCGCCCCTTGCGCTGGAGGAGCTACGACGGCTACGGGCAGCATCGTCGGCCATTGGGGTCCGTTCCCCTCGTTGTTGGTGTAGATGGTGCTTTGTCCCGATACGAAAATGATTTGGAAATAGCTGTTGTTGTCGCCACCGAACTGACAGGGTTTGTATTGGTTGTAGACCACCTCAAACGGGTACTTACCGGCAGCCGAGAAGGTGACGTATGCACTGACAGTACCGCCGTATAGACCGGGATTCTCATTACTGGCAAGAGCAAGATGGCTGGAAGTCGGAGTTTGAGCATTCCAGAAGGTTGTATTCGGTCCTGCCGCTGGGAACGGATTCGCACCTCCGTTAGTGATTCCGTTCGAACCAATCGAAGCCCCCCCACCGATCCAGAGAGCGGGGGTGCTCACGTTTGCGAAGGTCATAGCGATGGTGTAAGTGCCGGGAGTGCCAACTATGAAGTACCCCGTTAAGTCCATGATGAACGGGTTGCCAGTTGAGCCGCTGCCCGAACCCGGAACCGATTTATTACTCACCCAAACCCCTCCCGTGGTTGCCTGTTGCAGGGCGTCCATCGGAATTTTCTTGTAGCCGCCGCCGCAACCTGAGACGTTGTTCGGTTCGCAGTACGGGCTAAGAGGCGTGTTCTGGATGACCTCGTTGAAGATCAACGAGTTCGTTGTGAAGGAACCTTGATTTGCACCGCCGAATCCAATCCACCCCGGAGTTTGTCCTGAATTCGCGTACACAGTACCGTTGATGGTGTCGCTCACGGCAACCGTGCCGTTTACCCCCTGCCATACAATTTCCGCCGTGTTTGACGTGAGCGAGTGCGAGGGCATGGTCGCTACGATCTGGTCAGTACCCGCATTTGTGCCCACGTAAGAGATCGTAAGCGGATTACTCACGGCATCGCCCGTGGCGGTGTTCACGAGGACAGAGTAGTCCTTCGTTTGCGGGTTTACACCCGTTACAGTTACGACGATTGTCTCTGATACGGTAGCCATGTTTTCCTTAGTTCGGTGTCGTCAACTTGACTGGGAATGAACCCGTCTGCGGTGCCAGCCGCAGCGCCCCGTCATCGTAGACCACCCATATAAAGGTTCCTGTTTTCGTAACACCTGAATCCGTTACCGAAATGCTGAAATTGTTATTCCCAAGCGTCCCCGACGAGAACGGCCCAGTCACCTGAATCTGAGCCACAGCATTCCCCGATGGGCCTGTGAGAGACACAACGGTCGCTGTAAATCCAGCAGGAGCAACTATCGTGAGCCCGCTTGGGCTGGTACTGACCACTTTTGTTGCAACCACATAGAACGACAGGTTTGGGCGCGGGGAAATGGAAACCACGTTGCCCTTATCGACGTACCCGAGGATGTTGTACGTGGTCGAGTCCGTGTAATCGATCCCAGTCTGCAATGTCAACCCTGAAGCGACCGTGAGGGTGAGGGTTTTGTTGAAGTACGCACCGTTGTTAGGTCCGCCAACATCCGTCACCCGGAACGTGATGGAAGCAGGCCCAACCTGAATCGTGGTGCCTACAATCTGAATTGTGCTGCCCGTCGTAGACGACAACGAGAGCCCTGACGGTAGAGCCCCGCCAACGATAGACCATGTAGGAGTGCCCTGTGCGCCCGTTTCTGTCAGCGGGGCTGAATACGGAACACCTGCCGCTGCGGACGGTAGCGATGCAGTGGTAATGGTCAGTGATGATGTCTGCGAAGAAAGCGTCGTGGTGATCTGTGCCGTGTTGGGCGGCGTGAGATTGTCCGACACCGTGAAGACGAAGCTCTGGGTGAACCGCGTCGAAGCTGCACCCGAAATTTGACCTGCCGTCGATCCACTTCCTGAAAGTGAAAGCCCGTTGAATGGGAATGTCGGAACGCTGCTCCAGTTGTATTGGTTGTACGCCCCACCATCAACCCCATCCACCACCACGGGTACGCCGTTAATCGCGACGAGTTGGATTGGGCCGTAATTAGCGGTGATAACCGCGTTCGGCAATGGGAACGACTGAACCGTACCCGATGCGGGCACAGTATCCCATCCAATGATGACCAGATTTGTGTCGGTGCTGAGTTCTAGGATGATCTCTGCCGTGTCGCCCAAACTGTCCACTGCGACAACCCTGACTGGGTAATCGACCAGTATGGGGGCGATCAGAGATGGGGGTAATGGGTACGTACCGGCAATCGTCGCCGTCGCTCCCGCACCATTTGCCTGCAATGCCAGACCCGAAGGAAGGAGGTTCGGATAACCCGTGGTGGGTGCAACCTGCCACTGTATCGGCGGTATCATGCACAACGTCGCCACGAGTGTTCCTTGGTATGCCGCGCCTCGCGGTATGAGTCCCACCCCGCTATCGTTGATGCTTCCAGTCAGGACGCCCGTAGTCACGGTGAAGTTGCGGGATACAACCGTGGACACAAAGTCTGTAACGGAAATATTCACGGGGTAAGACCCGCCGAGCGCACCTGCGTAAGTGCCTGACAACAACCCCGAACTGCTGAGCGTAATGCCTGTCGGCAGAGTACCCGTGACAAGATTCCACGTGTACGGCGGTGTGCCGCTCGCGGCCTGCATCTGGAATGCGTATCCGTTAGGATCATCGGTGACCGTCGCTATACCCAGCGATGGCGTTGTGATACTCAGATTGTTGTTGTACGTGAGGTCAAGCTGCACTGTGACGGCGGAACTTGGGCCTCGCTGATCCGTCAAGGTGACCGCGACGTTACCGAGATCAGTGGGGCTAGACCCCGGAGGCGAGGACAACGTACCAGTGATTAACCCAGATGCACTGATACTCAACCCTGCGGCTCCCGCTGGGAAGACCGCCGACCATGTGTAGGACGGTTGTCCACCAAATCCTTGCAGTTGCGTATCGTAAAACAGGGCACTGATGTTTGGCAGCGATGTGCTGACAATCGTCAACGGAGCGGCAAAATTAACGGAGAGGCGGTGATGCAGATACGCAATGCCCGTATTCGCGATGACTTGGAACCAAACATCGAAATATCCGCTCTCTGTAGCCGAACCCGTGATGTAGAAATTGCCGTTTATATCGGCGGTAGAGCTTAGGACTAAGCCTGCTGGAAGTGTGCCGCTGAGAACGCCTCTTGCGTAGTAAACGGAAGCCGAGATCGGCGTGACGCCCGCAGGTACGGTTATGTACATGGTAGGCGAACTCGTCGTACCTGTCAGCATCGTGCCGAGAGATATACCGTCTTGAATGTTATCGATCAAGGCGAAAGCACTCGCTACAGTATTCCAAGTGATTGTCAACACACCGTGGACTATACCAGTCGCACCTGTGTACTGAATGACACTGGTGAAAGTTGGGGACACGGTGCCCGTGAGCGTACCGTAAATCAATCCCGTGTTTGCATCGAGTGAAAGACCCGGCGGCAGTCCGTTCGCCTTACCTCCAACCGTAGCAGGCATCGTGGCACTCCACGGAGCATCACTTGGCGCAGGATTAGGGGTAATTGAAGGAACGTAGGGCGAGTTGTAGTACGGCTGACGCGGGTTCAGACCGACAACTTCTCCGACAATGTAGGGACGTGTGGTTGTGCTTATCACCCCAATGTCCGTACCCTGTACCCAGCCGAGAGCCGCCGAATCGTTGTGCGTCAAGAATGTGTACGGCTGAGACGCCGTAGCTTCGGTGACACCTGCCAACTGAAGCAGGAGAGGCAGCATGTACTGCACGTTACCGTAAACCCCCGATGGAGGCCCACTGACTTCTACTTCTGGAATGATTGGATCGATGGCGATTACGATGCCGTCCGCCAAAACTGCACCCGATTGTACTTGCAATGCCTTCGCTGCCGCCTGTACCGCTACCGCTATCTGAGTAGCTGCGGCGACTGGAGGACTACCAGCAGCATAGTCGATGGTCGGCGAACCGTTGGGGTTAGCCAAAATCAGTTCGCTCGTTGAGGGGACCGATACAATAGCGAATATGCCGTTATTTCCAGCGTAGTCAAATCCTGTGACTGTGAAGTTACCCGACAGCGACAGTGGGAACGTGCCCGGTTCGGCGGCGTAAACTGTAGTGGAAGGAGAACCGCTTCCAGACGATACTGTAACCACCTCAGCCGCCGCGATTGTCACGGCTCCGTTACCACCACCTACGGCTAACGCTCTACCGTTTAGGTTTCCGCCATTCAACGTGATGCTCGCGTAGGCAAGGATGGTGCCGACCATTGTATCGGCAGACCCGACCTGTGTGAAGGAACTTCCAACACACCAAACAACGTTAGCTGCCTGCGCTCCGTTAACCAATAGAACTGATGCTCCGCTTTGAAGCATGATTGTCGAACCGGCGAAGAACACGAACACGGCATTCGGATTTCCCTGAGCATCGAGAGTGATTGTGGTGGGGATGTTCAAGCTGGACGCGCCAACATAGACACCCGGAATATAAGTCGATGCGCTCGAACCGTTACCGCTGGTACTCAGATTCGACAGGCCCGAGAGGGTGGGAGTCAACCCGCTGTAGTAGAGATATGCCGCGTTGCCAGCGATACGTGCATTGGCCGCGTCAGCGTTGTCAACAGTGGCGGGCGGTGGGTTGAAGCCAGTGATTGTAGCCGTCTGTGTACCAATGTCACCGCCTGTGATCGTGTCAAAACCCGAACCCGTAATTCCACTGTATGCAAGGATGGCATAATTTGCCGCGATGCCAAGTTCCAGAGTGACTGGAGATGCTGAGGCGCTCCCGCTAATCGCCGAAATTAACGAATACGTACTGCTCGGAGCATTTTCGTTCGTACCGAGTTTATTACTCAGTATCAATTGGGTCGCAGTGGAATCTACACAGTAGAACGGACCGTTGTTGGAAGGGTTAGTCACGAAGCCGCTTACGACGATCTGTTGTCCGACAAGAGCATTCAATGCCGCACTCGGTTGAGCAGTGGCGAATGTATACGTTGTCGTCAACGAGAACGGAGCGATAGGACTTGCGAGATTACCCGTGGAGCCCGATGGAAGAGGCGTGGGGGCGGCTGAAGTAAGCGGATAGCCGTAGCCGAGTGCGGGGATAGTCTCCGGTACGCTTGCCGTGTTATTCAAAGTCAATGAGGTCGCCGTAGACGCCGTGCACAAAAATGTGCCGTTGTTTTTTGCTTGCTGGAATCCCGAAACAATGAAAGTCAGGTTCGCATAAGCATCGCCAGCACCGCCGCTGCAAAATCCGGGCGTATCGGTATACACAACACCGCCAATGACGGGGATAGCGGAATTTAGACTGATGAATGTCCCGCCGAGAGTGAAGCCTGCAAGGTCTCCAGTGATAGCGAGCGGGGTTGCTTTGTAGATGTCTCCAAAGTTCCACACATGATCCACGAAAGCGGGGACGAGGATAGGATCACTGATCGCAGGTTCAACAGTGATGGTGAACTGTTGCGTGATCTGCTTGGCGGGCGTTACGGGCGTATACCCAACAGGGGACGCGCTGTCTTGAATGACAACGATGAACGAGTACGTGCCCGCAGTTGGGTAGTTGACATCAACCTGAACTTGCCCATCTACGATGGCTGCTGGGCCATAATATGTGCCTTGCAGCGGCGGGACAAGAAATTGAAGGAGGTAGTAAGGCGAGAACCCACCGAAGATTGGAATCGTCAATCCGAACTGTTGATTCGCGTAGACGAGCGACTGTTCAATGTTCCCATACTGCAATGCGGCGGGTTCCAGTGTCATCGTGTACGTCTGCGTGGCGATGGCACCGATAGCATCCGTCACCTGAACGACCGCTGGGAACGTCTTGGTGAAATCCGAAGATGAATTATACGTGCTCGGAGTACCCGAGATCAACCCTGTGGTCGCGTTGATGCTGAGTCCAGCGGGCAAATTGCCAGCGGGGATGCTCCACGTGTACGGCGGCAAGCCGCCCGGAATAGGATTGGATGGGTTAATATTTCCAACTGCCATCAGGACTGCGTAAGGCGTATCAACTTGCGCCACACCAAGCGAAGTTCCAAGCGGTGTGAGCAGGTTGCCGTTGGCATCGGTCTGGCCTAGCGCGATCTGCACTAACAAATCGGTACTGACAGTGATGGGGAACGCGGCCTCGGCGATGTAGAACGGCACGCTAGAATCCTGTACGGCGAAATTGATGGAGAAAGTACCCAAAGTCAACGGGGTTCCGCTCAACACGCCATTGATGCTTAACTTCAAACCAGCAGGGAGACCGTCCGTGTACCAAGCATACGGCGTGTTCCCACCCGATGCCTGCATCTGGAATTCCGCCATGGCCTTGCCGACGTAAATGCTCGTCGGTAGTTGCGTCGTCGTGATATTCACGGGGATTGAAGATGTGAGAGCGTTGAAACTGTTCTCGTAGACAGGTGCGATCAGTTCCTTGTCCTTCGGGCGTCCTCCGATGGGGAATACGTCGATACCCATCGTACCTAGCAGGGAGGAAGCGTTGGAGAAGCGAGTCGTCGCAACGAGCAGCTTGAGTTCGTTAGTAACCGTGTCACGTACAATCGCACGAGCAGCCACTTCCCATGGATTGGCGACCGAGCCTACGCCCGTTGCGCCTGTGATCTCAAATCCCTGTTGACCGCCGATACCCAGCGTGCCTGTCAAGGAAGATGAGGTCGTGGTCGTCCCCGTGTACTGCTGATCGACAACGAATATTTGAACCGTAAGTTGCCGCATCAGAATGACGGCTGGGCTGTTTGACGAAGTGTTGTAAAGTCTGCGAGTCTGAATTACAACGTCCAACGGACCCGTGATCGAGAATTGCTTGGTCAAGAGAGATGCTGACAACGGCAGCCATCCCGTATTCGAACCATCAGGCCAAAGAACCTGCCATTGGTCGGCACCCGTGTACGCAGGCTGGAGCGTAAGAGTTAAAGGCTGCCCAAGTTCGAGGGTGAGGCTGCTGAATACGACATCCGCCGAAGGGATAGCGTCGGGGAAAGCGAGATACGATCCGGTCGGGGGAGCAACGGACTGCCATACATTAAGAGTCGAGTTAAACGCTTCCCAGTCAAACGATGCGGGCGGGGAGCCAGCAACGTTGGTCAGCATGTCCATCGTATACGAGCCTGCGGCTAAGGTCGTCGTGTAAAACAATGGCGTCCCTAAATACGGGGATGGTGCGGGCACGGAGGCGGTCGGAATCCCATTGAGAATAATTTCCCAGTTTGTGTAGTCCGGGCCTGTCGGCGGCACCCAGCTAACGGTCAGGACATTGTTGTTATCAATGAGCGCCGATACTGGACCTACGTAACCGAGATTTGGAGGATTAGGCATTTTTGATCCTTATAATTGTGTCACTGTGCTTGACGTAACGTCCGCTATCACACCGCCGAGAAACGAATTTGTTTGAACGGTCTGAGCCAAGACTGAATTTGCTTCAAGCACGCAACTTCCCCAAGTTTGAAAATCTGCCGTAACTACAACGCTACTATTCAATTCCGCTTGAGCCACGATAATGAACGGAGATACTTGCGGGAGATTTTCCTGCAAGCCGCTGACACCGTGCGTCATGAGTGTCAGGTTCGATCCGCGCTCAACTACAAAGAACGGAGCCGTGTTCAAAGCGGCGGGGCTCGTCTCCAAAAGCATGTTGACACTCGTAGCACTGATGCTTGTACCGCCTGTTCCGATGTGCCCCACACCTGAACTCGGCAGCGTGATACTGCCTCCGTCGATGACAACGCCGCACGCCTCTTCGTAAGAACCTGCTTGAAGGTTATCCACCCAGCCACAATTTACAAACTGAATGTCGGCATTTCTCCCTTTGATGGCGGAACTCTGGAATCCTTTGAACACGATGCCATTGAAGATCACGCGACTCGTATCAATGTAGAACGCATACGTCGGCCCTAAGCCCGTACCCGAAAATCCTGTGGCGTCGATGACCGCCTGATCGGTCGCTCCCGATTGAATCGAGATAACCAAACGACCCTCGCCCTGAATCACGCGGGACAGGTTAGCCAAAGCGAACGCGAATAGACTTTCACTCACACCATCGCCCAGCGTAATTTCTTCCAATCCACCGCTGCCCTGAATGTTGGTGACGTTGTATGGCACCCCCGTATCCGCAAGTTCGATAACGCACGGGAAGCTGAGGACTGGCGGCAACTCATTCATCGCGGACAAAATTGTCAGCTTTGCTGAACTCAGTGACAAACCTGTGTTAGTGTCCAGACCCGTGACGTTGTTGACGTACAACGTAATTGGGGCGGTGGTAGCCTGTAGATTGACGCCCAACACGGTGCGGGCTGTTGGCGGGGCAATTGCAAAGCCCAGATGCGGAACCGCCGTTGCAAATCCTCTACCGCCCGTGGACACCGCTATGAAACGTATGGACTTGCGGATATCCCTGTCAATCGGAGGGATGAAATCGTTCGTGTGCATCGGAGCCAAGAATGTGTGCTCAACGTTATTCACTCGCATTGCTACGAAGTTTGAATCGAAGAATGTTTCAAGAGCTTCGTTAGTGAGCGTGGCGTCATTCCAACCGGGCTGTGCGGGCATCATGATCGCAATCGGCAACTCACGGTTGTACGGATAAATGTCTTTCAACCCAACGATGGGGGCGGAACCCGTACCGTTGGTCGTGATGAGGGCGTTGTCCTCGGCGTGCAGGAACTCATAGTCGCGGTTCAAAACTCCCTCGCCCTGATACGGGATGTAATGCATCTCGACGATCAGACTTGAAAGTGGATCGAATGCGGGGAGAATTGATCCCACAAAGAAGAACTGGGCCGTTGACAGGTTGCCCGGAATAATCAGTGTGACGACGCCGTTGTTGATGGTAATGCTGGTCGATGGTATGGCCGTAGCTGTGAAGTTGGGCGTAGGTGAGGCATTGTCGGAAATCCAGACGAATCGATTTCCCGCATCATCGCCCGAGATGCCTTTGATGCTGCACCCAGTCGATAGGGTGCTGATGTTGGGCTGCTGAGCCGCCAAGATAACCGTGGTGGTGTTTGCAATCGCGCCGTTGTACACCGTCGAAACCACCTGCACACGTTGATCCATCGTGAAGAAAGACCCATTGAAGTTACCGAATAAAACTGTTTCCTCAATCTCGGTGACGCCCTTGACTGGAGCGTTGTAAGCTAATTGCGCGGTGTTCTGTGCGATGAAAACGACAACCATGGTGGAAGTTGTGGGAACTACTGCCTGAATTGTCAGGACAAAATTATTCCCATTCACCACGCGATTTGAGATGGGGTAATTCACGTTGGTCAGTAAATCAAACGCTACAATACCGTATAGACCGTTCACGGACTCATTGAGATCGGTGCGGGGGATCACGAACGTGGTGTACGTCTGAGTGCCCAGCGTTTGTGCTTGCCCAGTTGAACCCGGAATTTGAACCCAGATTCGAGTGCCGAACTGCGTATCCGAATATTCGGGGTTGACCGCAAAAACTTGGTATGCCTGCAACGCAAGCTGTGACGACTGCACTTCGTACTCCGAAACGCCGTATACGGGCATCGTGATACCCGTGGAATTGTCGAACAACTGACCGCCGTCAATCACATACGGGACATGGACGAGACCACTCCCCCCTGCGGGATATTGAACCCCGATTGTTGCGTAGATGGGATTTGCGCCCGGATCAAATGCGGTGCCTCCCAGCGCGTCTGTCAACTGTACGGTTACCGATTTGGAACCGAGCCCATTGATTGTCACCTGCCCGTTCAGCAGGGCGGCGGGTGTGATAGTGTTCGTCGATGGGTTGGTCACCAATGCGGTTACGGCGATAGATTGAATGGTTGCCGTCGTATTGACTGGCAAGGTAATCGTGAATGCGTCACCCTGTGGTGGTCCGCTGATCCACGGATTGCCGTTGCTGCCCAACGATTTGTTACTGGTCGAAACCGCGATAGTGGACGTGAAAGTGCGGAGATCGGTGCTAAACCCGTTCGAGAACCCATCCCATGCGCCAATCGTATTGGTATTGATGATGCCAGTCGGAGACATAGCGACGTAGTAGTTCAACCGTGAACCGCAGTTTTCTGCCGAAGTCGCTGAAACCGACAGGTCACCGCGTGAAATTGCAAGCTGAGTTTCACCCTGTACGAGGTCGCCGAACCCATAGCGGCAAAGAGAATCCATGTCCCAGCCCGCGAGATTGATGGTCGAACGGGTGTCTACCACGTTGTCTTGGAAAATCTGGTCAGCAAGGCGGGAATCGAAACGTCCCGAAATGCCCGAAGAGAGCAGGCCGTTGGTGCCCGACGTAATCGGGTAAGGCGGATTGGCGTTACCACAGCCATACAAATTTTGAACGATGTCGAAATTACCTGAGTTCTTTTGGAAGACGACCGCGAGCGGGAAGGCGTAGCTGTAACCGTCCATGGTGCCGAGCGAGTTGTACACGTTGCCATCACCTGCACGCCACGCTGCCGTATCGCCGTTGAGCGAGCCCATGTTCGCGTATGTGTATTGCGTGATGGGAGCCGACTGAAGTGCTTGCGGGTACACCGCCATGGAAATGTTCGGGAACGCTGGGGTCGCAGTCGATGGATCGAGACCGTACTGGAATTGCGAGAAGTTGTAGTTGAGTCCCACACGCTGAACGCTGATGCGCCATTGAATCTGTGCACGCTCGGTAGTGAACAATCCTTGGAATGGATCAACTGAATCGTCGGGAACTATCTCGGCGTTCGTAGAGACTGGATTGACGCCGCCATACGGATAGAAGTAGCGCAATCCTGTGATCGGGTCGATGTAATACCCCTGCCCCGTCTGGGGGTTCAACGACTGATACCAGATTTCAACGAAGGCGATGTAAAGTCTCGCATCTTCTTCTTGCGTGCCCGGAGACCAAACAGGGGGATTGGGTAGGGTCACCGCGTTGAGTGTCAGGTTGGATGAGTTGTTACCCTGAATTGAGATCACTTCGCCGTTGAAAAGAATGTCAAACGCTGGAACATAGAACGTGTTCGAGACCAACGTCGCGTACTGGAATGGGGTGTAGGTCAGACTACCCGATGTAACTTGATCGTTAAGTTGTCGCCGACGTTTGTAGTCCTGAAGGTCTTGAATCAGGTTGATATCGGCGTCGGTGATCTGACGGTCGTGCATACCCACGACGGTCACAAGCGATTTTGAGGTCGGATCAAGAGTTCTGGACACGACGGTCGGATACGTTTTTTGCCAATCGAAAGTGAAAGAGCCCATATTTTACACTGCCGCCTTGAGCGTGAATTCCTGTCTCATCTGATAACTTCCCGCCCTGACAAGGTACGCGATAAACTCGGAATACGACATCGCCGCTTTTGCATGACTGCACAGCTTGCAGCAGGCCACGGTGTTTTCGGTGGTGTACCCGAGAGCGTTATCCTTTCGATCCAATCCGTTGTAAGCAAAAATCACGTTCGTCCACTTCGCGGTCTGAAGAGCCGATGGACTACTGCCGCAGTAGTGACAAACGCTGCCGACCAAAATGTTGCACTGGTCGTTCGTTAGCGTCCATTCGAGTCCCCGTTTGTGGGCCGCTGAACGGTAACGAGCAAGCACCATGTTTCTCAGCACATAGACGGGCGACGTGTACTTTTTCCGCAATTCCCGACGAAGACAACCGCAACTTTTGGTCGCCCCCGACTTGAGAGAACTCCAAGCCACAACCTTCTTTGGGCTGCCGCAGTCGCATTGCACTACGCAATCCTCGCCAATCTTTTCCCAAACGACTAGCCGACCGTATCTTGGAAGCTTCCCCATAACCAAGGGGCTGAAAGTCAAACTATTGTTTTCACCCTCGGAAAATAAAGTTCGGGAGCCATCTTTTCGGTCTACGCCCCTCATTTGTAGGAGCAATCATGGCGAATTACAACTACCTCACCCAGAACATCGTCGCCACTTGCCTGATTCAGGCATACAACAACGACTCCTTTTATCTTCCGACGACAAACAATCACACAGGTTTCGCCGCAGATGGAACCTATTACCTCAACGGAGTACAGCAATTTGCCCCCGGTTCGCCGCCAACCCCAATCTATGCTTCGTGGTACAAAGAGTTCAGTAATCCAACCGCCAGCGGGCCTCAGCCCGACCGTGACGATCAGGCGACGTTTCCCACCTATGGTCTAATACTGCTTTCTCCCGTGGCTATGACGATCTTGGATCAGAGCACGCCAGTGCCGCAGGCGGATGAGTTGAAGATGTGGATGACGTTCGGGATGGCGGATCAGTACATGATGAGCAACAACTACGTGGCGTTCTTACCCACACCCGGACTAGCGATTCAAGGATTCACGCCCTCGGGTCTTTCGTATGCGGACGGGATCATCAGCATCATCTACACACCTGACGCTGGGAATCAGGCACCAGCCCTGATAGAAGGCAGTCCTCCAGCCCCGGGAATTCCCGTATCGGGCGATTCCTCTCAATCCCACATGGTTGTAAGTATCGATTTTGCCCAAGATTTAGCGTATTTGGACGTAGCCCTTTAATCGAGGATCGACGTAAGGTCAAGCGTGGCTTCGTGAACTCGACCGCCGCGACATGCGATGGTGCCTCGCCGCGAGAGAGTATCCCATTGAAATTTGGAATTCGCGAATTGCGAACGAGCGTAAGCGTAGTGCAGGAGAAGTTTCGCGAGGTTGTCGCTGTCCGAGTTTATCTTCCACGTCATCGCACAAACCCCATCCTGCGTGCTGGCATAGCTGAGGGCGTCTGAGACATCAGGCGTCTGACCAGATGGAATCGGAGGCACCGTTTGGTGTCCCACTGTCATGCCGCCTTCCTGCGTGACGAGATCAAAGAAAAACGCATACGGACGATTGGCATCCACATAATCAGGGCAGTACGCGGTGACTTCACGCTTCGCGTGCCCCAGAACGCCGTTGGTTGCCGAGGCTACCTGTGCGGCGATGGATTCGGGTTGGCCGAGAAAATTCACCCAGCGGGCTTTTGCCCCCGGATCGATCTGTGTGGAACCTGTCGTGAGGTAGTGCTGCTGACACCACGCGATAGCGTCTGCTGGCTTGAGAGTGCTGAACTGCTGGATGTCGGAGGAGAAGAACGTCTTGGCCTTGTCCCAGCCCATGGCGTTGCCAATGGCGGTGATGAGGGTCTGTAGGGTGCCTTGGCCTGCATTCCACTGGAGGACACCGCAGGAGATGCCCATGCCGTCAAAATTGCCCGCGACATCGGAGTAGGAAGGAGCGCCAACGGCCTCAAACTTCCCTGAGATGCTCAAACACAGTTCCAGCAAGCTTTTATCGTCTAGCATGACCTTCAATCCCTCTATTTAGAGGGTGAAAGCTGCTTTTCACGAATACCCGCTGGACAGTCGGCGGTGTGGGCGAACGGGTTGCGGGACATGATGTTGCCCCACTCTTTACAGAAGACGCACTCCATCTGATAGCTTTGCCCGCCGTCGTCGGTCGGGAGCATCCGATATGGGTTGTCTAGATCAGCCATTATTTGCCGCCGCAGCCCTCAGGCAACCAGCAGGCGTCTCTCGTCATGTCAAACTCGCCCGCGCCTTCCCAATGACGATTCGTAGGGGTTTCGCCCGAGGTAGTGTAAGTGCCGTCAATCTCGTCATCCGAGAATTTGCCGTCCATCGTCATGTGCCAGTAGGCGCACTCGACACGAAGCGTGATCCTCTCGGCGGAACGACCACTGACCTTGCAGACTTCGCCGTAGTCAGAGGCGTAGGTTCCAGTGATTAGGGAATTGGTCTCCGTCAGCGTGACCTTGTTTGTTTTGCTGCCTCCCGGTTTCATCCATTCGATTGTCCACTTGCCTGTGAGAGTTGGGGTTTGAGCAAAAGCCACTGCGGATAGTGCGAAAAGTACGACAGCGAGGATGCGTTTCATTATCGATTCCACCATTGGTGATACTGAGTAGCACAAGCATAAAAACTCTGGAACGTATTGACGATGAAGGACAGAACAATCGGAACCATGCAGTAGGAAATCAACTTCGCTTTTTTGGTTGCTCGGGGATGGGCTCTAACCGCTTTGATGAATTTGAAAGTCCAGATCAACGCGAGAATGGACAGGCCGATGGTCAAGCCATGGAGCGCGGCGTCCACTGCGATTGCGAGATGCAGATGGTGCAACACGAAGAGGCGAAGAAGGGGCAGCATTACCGATCCCCTAGATCATCCTCGTCGGCTGGTGGGTTAGGAACCTGAACTGGCGGCTGCGGAGTGGGGGCGGTAGTGGCTTTCGGCATGTCGAGTTCGATGACCTGCGCTCGCTTAGCAACGAAGTCCCACAGGTGGAACAGGATCATCCCCTCTTCGGGGTCGATGCCCGCTGACGAATACCGCTTGATGACGGTCGTTAGGTACTCATGCAATTCAGGTGGTAAATCAACGCGGATTACTTTCATACTTCTATGATACTAATTTTCCGCAAGAATGGGAAGCACAATTCCCATGTTGGGGAGTTCGATCATCACGGAGGTCATGGGGACGGTCGGAGCCACGATCTCCTCAGGCGTGAAGTACGCCCGCAGGGTGGTGGTCGGCGGCACGCCGAGGGTCTTGCAAACGTTCTTCGACCAGAGCCGCCAGCCAGTAGCGTACACCTTGGCGACCTTGGTAATGGTCATGCTAGGGCCATAGAACTTGGAATCGCCCGAAGCCATCAGAAGCAGATTTGTTTCGAGAGCCGCGAAGCCAGCTTTGTCGTTCTTGAAGATCACGTACCCCTGATGGTTGAGGCCGATCTGACCCTTGTAGGCGTGTGGCAGGCGGCTGCGGATGTCGCCCGGGTTGTGGTAGCGAGTAGGGACGGTGCCCTTGACGCCGAAGCCCTCAGCCTTGGCGATAGCGACCGCCAGAGAGTGCACCTTGTCGGTGTCCACCGCCTGTGCCCGAGCGAAAATCGGGGTGATCGTCAGAACAGCGAGTACCAGAAGTGCTCGTATGTTTTTCATAGTCGTCCCCTTTCTCTCGTTCCATTTTACTATCGCTCCCACTATTATACCAGCCCATAATCAGGAAAAGATAGGAATTATACGTTGAAAACAAAGGACTTACATCATGTGTTGAAAAGAAAGGGGTTATCCCTGCGTTGAAAACAATGGAGTTACTGGTTACGGGACGACGAGGGTTGGGATGTGGGGCTCGTAGATGAGTTCGGTGCCTGAGACCGCCCGACCGACGCAGACGATATAATCCACGGCTGGATTGGCGGTGCCCGTGTCCGACGAGTTGTTCAATCCATCAGGGATGGTGACGCCCGACGTAGATGTGCTGCTGGTTTTGAAACCAGTGTAGGTCGGCGGGGAACCCGAGGAAACCATAGATGTGACGACGAACGTTTGACCGTTCAAAGTGCTGGTCTCGGCTGTGTCGTACAGGAGCACGGAAGCCCCGACAAGCGAAACTGGACTGGTTGCTGTGACGGTAAGCACGCCGCCAGCGGTTGCGGTTGCGGTGATAGTGAGAGGCGAAGCGGTGATCGCGGCATAGTTCTGCGTCAGGACGCCGCCCATACCCGCGTAAACCAAACCACCTACCACAAAACTTGCTCCAACCACTCCGAACTGCCCGCCATAGGTAACGCCTGCGGCTACGCTACTGGTGATCGCTCCCGCCGCCGTTAGAACACCATCCGAGAGGGGGTATTGAACGACGACTCCCGATTGATCCATGAGATTTATGGTTCCGGGGCTTGTTACCGCTGAGGATGGTGCCCACGACATGGGAGAGTTCACCCCATAAAGTGTGGCGGTGATCGACGTAGGTGTCACTGCGGTGACTATCGCTGCAACAGTCGGCCCGTTGACGGCGGGGGTTATGCCGCTCGTACCCGTAAACGTGATGATGTCACTCGGAACAAAATAATGCCCATTGACGGTGACGAGAATCTGATTCGGGGCAATAATCTGAGCGTTTGTTCCTAATGTTGAATCCAACGATGACACGAACAAGTTGAGCGGGGCTATCCCGCCATCGGGTTGTACCTGCACTACAGTGCCCGCAATCATCGTGGCGTCAGCGGTGAACTGGCTTGAATCATCCATGACAACCACTGACGGAGGAGCGGGGGCGGGGGTTGAGCTTGTTTGAATCATGCTGAAATAGCCAGTCGTTAGAATCTGTGAACTGGACGTACTCTGAGCAATCACCTGTATAACGTCCCCTATCGCGAAATTTCCTGTGAACGAGAACTGCATGGCTTCTGGTGATCCAACCACGAGGTCTGACGTTGTGGTAGAAATCGGAATGCCATTCTGAGTCACCGTGATGGTAAAAGAACCCGCCGTAGTCACATCCCAGTCAATCTCACCGTATCCCGCGAAGTTTCCTGCGTTCTGAATGGTAAACGTGGACGGGCCTGTGACGTACCCACTCATGTCAAAATTGTTGGCTCCTGTGGTTGTAAAAACTACTGGCACGGGGGACGTAACTGTTTGACCATTGGCGCTCACATAGAACCCCAACTGCGATGCCGATGCAATGGCGTTTTGGGCGTTGGTAATCGCGGTGTTGAACCCCGTGATCGCCTGTTGTAGGAAGAGGCTCAGCCCCGCATAGCTAATGTTCGTCCGCAGCATGGCTAACTGCGTTGGAATCGGAAGTGCCTGAACGTCGGGACGCATCAAGAATGCGTTAGCATCAAATTGGGTCGGCGAAAGCCAGCCGTTGTTCGCACTGGTCGGCGGGGTGGAATTGACGTATGCAACGATGGGTGCGGTCGGGATATTCAACAGCGGGGTTCCGGGCGTCCAACCACGGTTGCGACTCGCGGCATCCGCTGATACGGCGTTGTAGTCTGTGGGGTCACCCAACGGGTCAATCGCGGAGTCCAGCGCCCCTTCATACGTTACCACGAACGACACGAGGTATGGGTCTTGAGCCAGCAGCACCAATAAATTGTAGTTGAAAGTCCGCCAGAATTGCGTGAATCTGTCTACGAGTGTAGCCTCGGCGAACTGATCGTAAACGTACTTGAATTTCGGGTAGGGCGACTGATACGTTATGTCATTCGCAATGTTGAGAGTCGCTTGTGCCACAACTTCATCAAAGATCACCTTGATTGCGGTTGGAATGATGACGGACACGGGGTACGCTGCCGTACCTGATCCCAGAATTTCGCTTGTCGTATTTGTGGTAACGATAGCCGTGGGCTCGTAATCCAAATCAGTTCCAGTGAATCCCGAAAGGTAGTTCGAATCCCCACCGCCATCCCAGAGCGTCGTCCGAGTGTAACCCAGCAAGGACGCCTCAACGTAGCTCAGCTTCCACAGAATGTTCAGTTGAGCTTGCGTACCCGCGCCTGCGGCGGTGAGCACATCGATCAGCGGTATGTCCGTGGGCGTGTTCTGGTACACGATGTCCGTGGGAATGGGGGTTTGCCAAGTGGCGGGGTTGGTATCGGGTTCAAACCCAGTGTTTGCGACGAGTGCGATGTAGAACGTGCTGTTATAGACAACCACATCTCCAGCTAAATAGTTTGTTCCAACGAGCCACGCACCCTCATAAAAATCACCGAGACTGCCGAGGACATTGTTCCACGGAACGGGATTGTTTGCCAGTGAAGTGAGAGACGGCACGATGTACTGATTGTAGGCCGCTTGGAAATTCGTAATCCAGTTACCGCCGCGCCCAGTGCGGCAGATTTGCAAGTAGAACAACCACGCGGATGTGATGAACGGGTCATAGTTCGACGCGACCACCTGTTCAAGCGTGATGTAATGCACCAAGTCTTGGCGAAGCTTCGCCTGTCGAACCGTCAGATTCGGATTAGCGTAGTCGGGATCAGTCGGTTCTATGGTGTCGCCACGGAGAGCGGGCACGATACTCACGATGTTGCTCTGATATGTGGCGGGCGGCATCTGGTAGTTGTCGATGATTGTGTGGGGATCGGGAACCGCGCCCAACATAGAGGAGTTTGGATTGAATGTAGGCCCGTAGATTGGAGGCGTGGTGATCGCTTGCATTTGCGCTGGAGTTTCGGTTCCAGTCGCTATGGTGCCGCCGAGCGGCGGGGTGAACAATCCTGACGGGTTGATGGTCAGTCCGCCCAACGTGGTGATCGAGGACGGCTGAGTAGTGGGGTTGGCACCCAAACTCAAAAGGTTGCACTGGCTGAACGAGAAATTGAAGTTGAGATTTGGCAAGTTGCCGATGGATTTAGCAAACCCCTGCAACGGTGAAAACTGAAACCCGTTCCAATTGAAGTGCCCACTGGCAAGCAAAACTGGAAGGGATGGTATCTTCGGAAGATTCCAATTACAGATGTTATTCAACAGATTTGCAAGAGCGTTCAAGGTCGATTGAACGTATCCCGTCAAGGTGTTTTTCATCGTCAGCAGCAGCGTGATGTTCTGGTTGAGAGCCGTAGCAACGCCCGCCAACTCCTTCTGGTACTGGCTAACGGTATGCAACAACTGAATTGAATCCGCGATGTACTTCGGCACTCGGGGTCTGTGACCAAGCTGACCATCCACGGCGAGTTGGTTCATGCTCAACCAAGTGTTGATATCCTTGGTGATCCGCATCTTCATTTCGAGGAGCCAGTTGTTGGCATCCCCAACGCAGGCTTCGAGCAAGCGCCCATCTTCCATCGCTTGGTGGTAGTATTGCTCGATGGTGGGATCGCCAGCAGGGGTGTGGCGGACAATTGCCCCCGGTGTTAAGATCGGAAAAAGACTGCCTGAAGGTGCACTTCCCATTAGCTATTCTCTCCCCCGGGTGCTGAAACCTGAGTTCCTTGGTTATGCACGATATCGGGAGCCTCTATTGTATGGCGTGCGTTAGACGCTTGAACCATTTTCTGTTGCGTAAATACCGTGTCGGTCTTGCTGACATGGTTCCACGTGGTGCATTCCGTGACGAAATCGCCCGTGCATAGGTACTGCAAGTTGCCTTCGTGTACGATGTCAACATCACCCAAAAGCTCGATCTGAAGGGCTTTGCCGCTGTTGTTTGCCGCAATGGTGATCTGCACCCCACCGTCAAACGATGCCGTGATCGAGCGTCCTTGGTTGTCCTTCCCGAGAGTTGCAACCAAACCGCCAGCCGAATCAATCAATATGGACTGCCCAGAACTTGGGTTTTTCCCCACGCGAACCAACAGGTCTCGTACCGAGTGAAAATCAAACGACAGTCCGTGCTGATCCATTGCCGTCGTCTGCGGCGTTATATTCGGATTGATGGGGATTGGCGTACCGAGTGCATTGTATGCTGCCGTGTTGTACGGCAGCATGTTCAAGGTCGGTGCACCTGCGGTTGTCATGTCGTGGAAGGAATACTTGCTGTCTCCTCCTCCGTAATTCGGACGACCCGGAGAATGAGAATCCATACGACCTGAATCTCCCACGCTCCATGCTTGAACGCCCGGGCCATCAATGTAGCCATTCATCAGATGGCGGCGTAGTGCCGCTGGGTTACGAGCACCGAGGCGGACAACAGCCGCACCGTCGAATGCCGCCTGAAGCGAAATGCTTTCGGCTCCAGTCTTGTTGTAGCCCATGGCGTTGACGCCTGAATCCCCCGCGACTTTCAACCCAAGATGGTTAGCATCCCAATATTGCAATGTGCGGGCTGCTGGGGCATCAGCCTTGCTACGAGTCTGTGTCTGTACGCTGCGACGGGCATTGGGCAATCCCTGATCGTCTGCCCCGAGACGCACAACCACTTGCCCTAACGCCTGAAGATCGATGGCCTCTTCCTCATCGCGGTTCTTACCCACGACCGCCTTGACGCTGCCGACGAAGTGGGCTTCCAAAGATCGTCCAGCACCGTGCGGGTGCTCATACCCGCCTCCGAACTGATTGTTCTCCATCGGGAGCGTAGAACCAATTTCCATGCTTGTGAATCCCTCTTTGGTCACATCGAGACGAGTCGTGTTGTACTCGTGGGGGAACCGAATTGCGAGAGCCGAGGCAGCGAGTCGGGCTTCAGCGTGGTTGGGCGAGTCCTTAACCGCCAAGTAACTACTATCTACATCCGCCCCGAAACGACCCTGTGATGTGTAAGGAAACAGAACGGGCTTGAGCACGTAACCATAGGTTCCCTTGTCAAAACGGTTGTAGCCGACCAGCGTACCAGCGACCTTCTCAATAATGAATGCCCGACGTTGCGGGGTTTGGCCCTCGTTCAGAGTTGGGCCGACTGGAGTTGCCGTTGTGTCATACGGGTGGTCAATGCCTTGTTGAATGAGGTAGGTCTGATTATCCGCTAGAACATTCGGAGTGACGGCTGGAGGGAGGTTACCCGTTGTTGCGTAGAATGGTTCGGCGACAGCGGCACCTGTTACGGGTAATGCGCCAACGGATGTGCGAGTCCACGGGGATTGAGTAGTGCCAAGAATTTGATCGAACAGATCAGTCTGGATAAGCTCCACGGGTAGCGGATAATCGAGAGCGAACTCCTGCGTGAGTTCCGTGTTTTCCACGAATGGAATCACGTCGGGTTTGCCCGATAGGTAGCGGTCAGTGGGCTGCGATCCCGGCGCGAGATAATACACGTACTGGTAGCTCCCATCGGGAAGCACGGCGGGCTTAATGTTGGTCGCATTAGGGCGATTCACTGTGCCACGGAAGGAGAGACCAGCGTCCGAGTACCCAACATGCCGACCCGTGACCTGAGTCCACTGCCGACGTTCTGGATCGAGACGGTCTCGACTGAAGTCATACCCAGCGCGATCCCAGCCCGTGTCAATCTTTTCCGTGTAACCACCCGTGTAGGATGAGGTCTTCTGTCCGGGGTACGCCTTTCGGTAGGTGCCGCGTAAACGATCCGACATTCCCTGAACCACAGTGCCAGAGATCGGACGTTGAGCAATTGCGTCCAGAGCCTTCGTCACGCTCGACGTGATCCAGCTTATGATGGTGACCTGACTGAACCCCTGATTGTACAGTGTTTGGCACGCCACGCACATCGAGAACTGCTCGGGCATGTGAATGGTGGTTGATTCAACCGACGAATGCTCACTCGGGAAGATGTTAACTTCCTTGTAAATCACGCCATCGCGTATGTCCTCTAGTGTCAACACTATCCGCTCTTGGTCAACGGAGAGCACGCGACCAATGAAAATCTCGTACTGCAATTGAGTACGACCCCGCGTTACGGGCGCTTGCGGATAGAAAATGGAATTGTCTTGAACCATAGCTTAGTTTCCGAACTGAGGCAATCCCTTTTGTGGGCTTGCTGTGGCGGCGGTTGACCCCGGGGTAGTCTGTGTCTGCGTAATCGCCAGTGCCTCTGTCGTGGCTTTCGTCGGCGAAATGCTCCCACTTACTAATACGTCAATTGCCTGCTGTTGAGTGGTAACCGTATTCTGAAGTTGCTGAATCGCCGAATTTACGTCGGGCTGGGCGGTGGTCATCAACTGAGAATCGGACACGGTGTTCATCCCCGTATACTTAAGGACAATAATTGTGTAGTCGGGAGCCACTTGGCTTTGGGTATTCATTTGCGTTTGCAGGGCCGTTACTCCATTTGCGCCCGCACCTGTGGGGGTAACCAACCCAGCCGCGAGAAGTGCCTGCACCTGATCGGGCGGGGTGTAAGAATCTGGCGTTGGATTAGGCGTGGGGACAATGTATCCCTCTTGCGTAAATTCTTTGAACGCCTGACGCAAAGAGATGTACCGACCCCATGGGAACGGCGAGATCACCTCGTACCCTTTGTAATCCGTGAACGGCATCGTGCGGCGAATGTCGTGATAGTATCCCGAGTCCACATGGCGCGGCGATGCGAACACCCCCGTGATCGGGTTGTAGCCGCCCTTGAAAACACCCCCACCACCAGCGGCACCATACGTCCCCTGTGCGTCTGGAGCCGCACCTGCTGGCGGCATGATGTATTTTCCGTAGGTGTCCAACTGATAGCGCCAACTGGCTCCGGGGTTATCTGACTCGGTTGTCCACCGATTTGAGATAGTAACCTGAGCATTATTGATTATTGCCAGTTGTTCGGGGGTTAAGGCTTGATCCGTGGTTGTCGGCAACGTGGCGGACTGGCCTACGAGGGTTGCTGGCGTATCTGTGCTTTGCTGTACGGGGCCGCTATTCGCAGACGATGGGCTCAGCGTGGTTTGATTCGTCGTCGTAGCCGAGGTGGTAGTGGGCGTGGTGGGCGTGGCTGGTGAGGTGGGCGTGGATGGTTGATTGGGCGCTGTCGTCCACTGTAAAACCAAATCTGGTTGGCTTACGAACACCTGCTTTGGGTTGCCGTTAGAATCCGTACTATTGGTTGGGAGCAGGAAGCGGCGGCGAATCGCATCGAGGGTCAAGAACATAGTCGCCTGTCCGCCCTGATTGTATTGAAGCTGAATCGATTTGATGTAGCCGTATATGTCCTTGTGCGGTAGGAATACGGGGAACCCCAACTTGAGTTCGGGGCGCATCGGGATGGTGCAACTATACATGCGGTAGCCTCGGTTGCTGCGAACCGTCTCCGATGCCGCGAAAGCCCATAGACCGTATTTATCACCGTCGCTGAACCACCCAACGGGAACGGTGGGGACTTCGCGAAGACCAAACTTCTGCATCTTGGGAATGTCGATGTAGTCCACGGTGTCGAGCAGGTAAACCGCGCCGTTAACTTGAAACGAGGTGCACCAGTTACCACGCACCGTCATACGAGTGGTTCGGATAGCGGCTTCGTCTTCGGTCTCCTGTTCGCTGATGATCTCCGAGAGATAGATGATGAACGGATTATTCGTGGAATTGATTTCGGTTACGGAGTTGGACGGATTGACGGTGCTCGTACCGGATGTTGGGGGCGTCGTACCCGCAGTGGTGCTATTTTGACCAGATGTGGTGTCTGTCTCCGTCCCAATCATCGTCACGTCCAAATTGTACAACGGTGGTTTGAAAATGATCTTGCCATCGACATCCTGATACCCTTCATACAGGATCATGCGGATAATCTGACGAAGCTGATCCATGCGGTTTACGATCTTGCCGTTTAGCAACTGGATCGACGACACCGACATGTCGGGAAGGTACTGTCGGATGGACGGGAACGTTTCACCATCCTTTGTTACGGATGCAAAATCACCGACCTGTGCCGCTTCGTTATTTGCGGGGACAATATTGTTGATGTCCGCCTTAGAACTCAAATCCTCCGTACCTTTGACGGGCGAGGTTGTGCCGAGGGCTCTGCCTGCATCCCCGTCTTTGTATATCGGCCCATAGAAGTGCACGTCATTTTTGATGCCGTTAAGAATGTTCTGCCACTTAGCCACGTATCCATTCTTCACCGCGTCATAATACTGGTTGTTCGTGTTGTCTGGATCGGATACGATACCGCCGCCCTCCAAACTGTTGACGTAGAAACCTTCTGTCGTGATGCTGCGGAGGAACATCTGCTGAAGCATGAAATAAGGATTGCACGATGCCAAGTTCGTATTGTACGGCACGGACTCGAAAGGGGCGTTCGAGACCACGCCGGGGGCTAACTCCAACTGCATCATTTCCAGCAAGTGAAGTATGCCGTTACACTGCAATTGGATTTGAAGCATCTTCCCATCGTCAGCGTAAGAGATGTGGCTTACAACTCCCTTGAAAACCCGCCGCATCAGCGTGGAGCCGTCATTTCCAAAGTAGTAGCCCTTCGCAAACACCTGCACTTGCATCATCGTTGCGATGAGGTTGTTCCCACCGGGCATCTGGAACAAGTGTTTGACGTAGTTCGGCACCTGCAACTGGATCGATGCGGAAGGAATCAAGTTCTCTGTGTCGTAACCAGCGTTGAAGGACGTAACGTAATCGTTGATGCCTACAACAGTGAAGGGGTTCTTCGTGTCCGCGTCACTGATGAAGTAATTCACAATGTACGGTAGCCCATCCAGATACACGATTAGGTCAGGGGCGGTCTTGATGATCTCCCGCTCTTGAGCCGTCTGCGAGATGTTGCGAATCGAAGTTGCTGGTTGAGAAGCAGCAGCGGTCGCGCTTCCGCCGCCGGGAATTGCATCGGGGAGAGTTGATGTCGTCGTCTCCACTGGTGTATTGACGATTGCCGCTATCTGCGCTGGAGTGAGAGGAGTAGCCATTTAGACTGGAACCCCCGTCAGAAGCGAAACACCGGGAGCCAACGGACTCCCCGTCGTACCGGGCACCGTCATGGGGGTGTAGTCGTAAGCGGGTGCTTGTGCGGTTGGCAAGCTCGGCGCACTATTAGCCGTCGTCACCGATGGCGTGCTTGAATTCACGTTGGGGTTTGCTGGCGGGGCTAAGCCCACTGCATCGGAGAGTTGAGGTGGGATGGCCGTCGTGGGGGACACGTTGGATGGAGTGGTCTGCGTAGCCGAATATGCGCCGTATGCATTCCCCCGCTGGGTGCTGTTCAAAATCTGGTTTCCATACGGCGAGCTAGAACGGAACCGCTCTTTCCATGCAATGAACTGCAAGTTGAAGCTCATGAGAAACGGCTCATCCGCGTTTTGCGAAATTTCCAATTGTTCAAACATACCGTACCAGATAAAATTCCCGACCGTAAGTTCCACATCTTGGTGCATTTTGATACGTCGGCGAGCGAAATCGGTAGCGAGTGGGCCTTCTCCCGCCGCCTGCTCCCCCTCAAACCAATACCCGTTATTCTCGAAAACGACCTGAAGCTGTTCCAGATTGCGGTAGGACTCACTGAACGGCTGGTATTTATCGGTGATCCCAAATGCCCAGTATTGACCTGCGGTCTTCCCATCGAGCGTGATCGAAACCGAATCCTCACCCCAAACGCCGAACTGCCAACCGGAGCGAGCGAAGGCTTGTGCGTCAAGCGTCGAACGGCTAACCTGAACCTGACTAGGGTTGATGAGAAACCGATACGATGCACTTGTAGTCGGATCAGGATTTCCGTTGGCATCTTGTCCACGATTCAAGATACGAACAGTCACGTAGTCCACGTAAGGCTTCATCGCGGCGGCAACGTAGAAATCGTCGTACTGCACAAGCTGAGTTCGACCCGTGGGCGCGTAACCCTTGTCCTGCGGCGACTTCAACCCCGACTTCGACCATTCCTGCTCGAAAGTATTGCTCAGTGAGTCGGGATTGACGGTGATTGGGAGAATGCGCTTCTCTCCGCGAATGGGCAGTGTCTTCGGCGACCCTATTGCCGATGGAGCCTTTACGTCGCTAATGTCGTTTGAATTTGCCATTTTATATTCCTGTTGATCCTGTTGACGGCCCGGGTTGTGTAGACGGCGGCAATACATTAGGCGTCAACAGCGGTGTCTGACGAGTATTGAGCGGAACATTCGTAAGAGTCGGAGCGGGCTGAATCGGAACGTACAGTGCGGTCAGAGTTTTCTCTACTTGGAACGTGAAGTTGAAGTTCCATTGAAACGGTTTGTCGGCATCCATCGTCCAAGAAAGCGACTTGAAGTACCCCAGATACTTATTGTTTCTGTAGGTCATCACGACATACCCTTTGGATCGCACGTCATTGTTTCGGGAGTTCTGTTGGAAATTGGTAGCACCTGAGTTTGCTTGCCACACAGCGGGTGCGACTTGACTCTGATTCAATTGGGTAGAATCGTTGTTCGTCGATGAGCTATACCACACGTTGCCGTTCATCTGGAACAGTTTCAGGAATTCCACGAAAGCATCCTGAGCCGCCACGCGGTACGCCTCTGGGTTTGTGGCTATGGTCTGCTCCACATCAGGATCGTTGCTGAATGCCATGCCAACTTTTGTGGCGATGTCATCGGTGGTCTTGGCAGTGCTGAAGTAGTCCGTGACTCCATACTGGTTCATGAAAACGCCTGTCGATCCCGACCCTGTAATGACATCAGCGGCCATACCCCAGAACGTGATGAGCATTCCCGTGCGTGTTGGTTGACGGGTGAAAATGTGCTTGCTCAAGAGACTAAACTGATTGATCGATGCATTCAACTGCACCGTAATCGGCCTCTGCGTGGTTGGGTTAATCAGCAGCGAGTTACTTGACTTGCTCAAGTACGCTTGGAACGACACTGGAAGCGTGAGCGTCCCGTTTGCCAAGTTGCCCGCACTGTTGCGAATGCGTTGATTTCCCGTAATCAAGTGAGTATCGCTGTACCACGGAATGGCGCTCATACTGGCATCGGAGATTTGAAGGTTCAAAGTAGCGGCAGTCGCAGCGGATGTGGCCGCACCACTGATGGGTGTTCCTGCGACGGGCACTGCGGCTACGACGGGGAAATCTAATCCCACTTGATTGCCCGCCGATGCCGCATCTGATGGCTGTACCTGCCCCGGCAACGTTCCTTGCAGCGTCAGCTTGTTGATGGGCAGAATTTGGAGAGCGGGGGTGACGGGCGCAGAGCCGTTGGCAATTGCCGATAGCTTGGTAGACGGGTAAACTCCCAGCGATGACGCCACATTCTTTATCCAAGTCGCATCATTCGGCGCGAGGATCACCCCTATTGCACTCAGCGTTGTTTGAGTGGGGTCGTAGCTAAAGGTTCTGTTGTCCCCGTTGAGGATGTGAGCGGCCTGAGCTTGCAGCGCCCCATTGCCCATCTCGGGAATCGGGTAAATGGTATTCCCCATGCTGTCCACACCACTCCCTACATCTCCATTTTTCAGATTGCCCGGATTGTTGTTCTTGTTCGGGATGGAGCCCACCACGTTGTAGCCATTCGCCAGCGCGATAGCATTAGCCAACGACGTGACGATGGGGCTCTTTACCGAAATTGGGGTACGTGTAGGCATAGGTTTTACTTAAGGAGCGGCATTCCTCTCGCTGCCCTCGCTGCGTTAATCGATTCTCTTGAACCGGGCGATGACCCTGTGTACGGGGTTTGTCCGCTGGTCGCATTCGCCGCGATGTTGGACGAAGCACGACTGGCAATATCCGCCGCGTTGCTCTGATGCTGGATGTCCACGGAATTGTGCACCTCATGGATGGTGATATTAGTCACGTTGCCCGAAGCGTCTTTCTGTGTTTTGACATCTAACATGCTGGCTGGGTAGGCGTCGATTACTCCCTGATACCGCTTGTACTCTTCGGGTGAAAGCGTAAAATCTCCCGCAGCATCCGCCTGCTTGTTCAGTTTTCCCATCGCCTCTGTTAGCGGGCCATACTGAGCCCCAAGCTCACCAGCGGCATCAGCCAACTCAGCTTGAGCTTGGTAAATATCGCGGCCTGAATTCACGCCGTAATCCCCCACCCCCTTGTTGAGTGAGTAATCCCGCTTTTTCTGCTCGCTGTCTATTCTCGCCTGAAGCTGAGCCTTCTTTATCGGGTCTGTTTCTACGTTCTTCTGTGACTTCAACCAATCGATCTGAATGAGGTTAGCGGCCTTGGCGTCCTTGAGGTTCTGTTCTTGGTTCTTTATCAAATCCGCCGCCTTCTTTTCATCGGCCTCGGATAGACCGCCAAAGAATTTGGAGTGAGCCATCCACGTCCTGACTTGTTCCAAGATGCCGATGATCTTGTTGAAGTAGGTGGAGAACACGTTTGCAAATATTTCCGCCGTGTCCTGTGTGGCAGACGCAACGGACTGAGCCTTCTCATCAATCTCGGCTTGCTTAGCTGCTTCTTGCTGGGAACTCAAAGCCGTATCCTGACCGTCTAGAATCTCTTTCCACGTGCCATCGGACTTCGAAAGGGCGTGTATGATCTTCCCCTTGAACCCGCTTTGGGTTGTGTCTTTATCGATCTTCCTAAAGAGACTGACCCAGTTTCGATCTTTAGGATTGAGAGCCCTCATAGCCTTGAGTTGATCTTGCATCTCTTTATCGTCGGGCATCAACTTCCCAAGCTCATCGGCCAACTTTTCCGCTTGCGCTTCTTGGGCTTCCTCGAATTTCTTTCTGTCCACCTCATCTGTTGGCTTGCCAGTTGCAATGAATTGGTCTCTTCCAGCCGCAGCACCGAAACGCCCTGATGCGGCATTTTGTGCCGCCATCGCCCGCTTCGCGATATCAGTTTCTTGGAATCCTTGGAACGTTCCTTCTAACATCAATTTCAACTTCGGAGGTAGGGCTCTCCCCGATATCATGTCCTCTCGGGTGTAACCCGCTTTTTGCATCATGAAATCTTCCAGCGTGGCGCGGACTTGTTCCATGATTTGAGGGTCTTTAAGGGCGCTGATTCCAGTAGACCAGTCGAGAGGGCTCGCTCCCGGTTTCATGAATTTCTTGGTTACGTCCAAGGCGATTGCTCTCTGCTGTCCTTGGTCTACCGTCGCATAAGCGTTTGTGACCATCGTACCGCTTGCACCCGCACCTTTCGCGGTGTCGATAGCCGCACGAAGTTGGTCACGACCAGCGGCGGTGGTCATCATGGTTCTGACGGAACCCGCATCGTAATTGATGCCGATTTTCCCTAGCGATTTCGTTATCTGATTTGCTGCGGTAGTGAGACTCTCTTCTTGAGCCGACTCTAAGACGGTTCCCGCTTGTCCGCCGCCCTTCTTCATTTGAATAGCCGCAAACGTCATACTAGCCGTATCCAGCGGTGCGCGGCCTGCACCAGTGAGCGACTGCATCATGGCTTGTAAGTCTTCGCTAGTCCCTCTCCCCGTGCGGCTCAGCACACGCATAGTGCCCGTCACTTGATCCAAGCTTTTGTTCATCATATCGAAGCCACTGAGAATCTCATCAATGATCGACACGTACTTCGTGGCGGATATCCCAGCGGCCCGAGAATCTTTCGTCAAGTTAGTGAAAAAACTTTGCGTGCCCTCCATGGACTCTCTGTACTGCATGAGCAGCTTCATGGTCATTTGGATGGACTGATCGTCGCTCATACCCAGCATACGTCCAGACGTAGCGGCAATCTTTTGAACGTCACCAAAAGCTCCGGGGCCGAAATCAGTATCTCTTGCGGCTCCTGCGGCTCCACCTTCCCCGATTTCAGGCATCAGATAGCCCGACTGCTGGATGGATTGTGCCATCTTGATGTTTCGGTCGTACCCCAAGCCGTATTTACTGAATAACTCTCCGGGTCTCAGCCCAGCGAGGTTGTTACGAATTGCCAACATGGTGTCCGCACCCGAGCCAGAACCCGGGCCTAGAAATGCTCCGAGCCCACCACCACCAGCTTCGGCCTGCTTATTCATCGCGGCATTTTTATCGATAAGCGACACGATCAAATCCTTGATCGTCTCGGCGATTGCCAACGGGAGGGCAAACTGACCCGCCAACTCTGCGCCCTTACCTATCGCATCCTGCACGAGCCCGCCGCCCTGAAGCTTCGACATCAACCCCGCTCTGGGTGCGGTATTCGCATCGGCTAACAGATTCATCGTTGTTCCTAAATTACCGCCGACTCCCCCCACTCCCTTTAAGTCTTTCTTCTTCATCGCTGCCATGCCAGCCCAATCGACTTCGCCTGTACCAGTCTTCTTCAGCTTGACGTGGCCCTTCCTCTCCAAATCCAACAGGGTGTCTTGAGCGTGTGCGCGTATACCCGCCCGATCCTCGGTTTTCGCTTCTTTCTTTTGTCTCCCAAGTTCTCTGAGCTTGGTGCCCGCCATACCAATGTCCATGAACTTTTCCATCTTGCCAGCCTTCATCAACCCCGACGTGATGAGGTCTTGCCGCACGCCCGCGACTGCCGTACCGATCTTTCCCATCTTTACCTGACTGAGAGCGGTATTCAATTTAGCCACGCTTACGGCAACCCCGTTTATGTCCTTTGCGACCCCCTTCCAACCTTCTTCGGATGCCTCGAACAAATCCTTGCCTACGGCGTTGAGTTTATGTTCGGCTTGCACCAACTTGGCGATCTGACCGTTCATCGCCGCTATCTGTCTTTCGTTGGCCTTGCCGTCTTTCACCATCTCCCTTAAGTTGTGGATCATGCCCTCGTAGGCTTTCTTGGCGTTCTCGAATCCCTTCTTCTCCAAGAAGGCACGGGCCAGACCCTTGGTCTGGTCGGTCATGAGTTTCAAAGCTTCGGTGGTGTTGTCGGCGATGAGGATGCTGCCGCGTAGGTTATCTCTGAATTTTGCGATCTTCTTATCGGCGGTCTCTACCTGTCCCGTCATCGCCTCTAGAGCTTTTGCGACCAATAGGTTAGAGTCGGCGTAGATTTTGGCGGCACCAGCGGCGTCCTTAAAAAACTCAAAGTTGGGGTCACCACCACCTCCACCCGGATTAGAGGGGGGAGGGGTGCCGCCGCTGCCCGGAGGTACTCCACCGATTCCGCCCATTTAGTTACTTCTTCTCCTCAACAGCGGGAAGCGGCCCGTCAAGCTCTGGGTCATACAGCTTCGCCACTGACTCTTGAATGATCTGATCTGTCGCCGCGTCGATCTGAGCCCGCGCCTGTTCAAACAGACGGGATTCGACTTCGGTCATAAGAGCAGATTCCGGCAAGCTCGCTTTCAATCGATCCTCAATCGTCTGTGAGTGCGTCATGAGAATCTTCCAGAGAATTTCGACAAGCTCTTCGCCCCACCCTTTAAGGAGGTTTCGAAGAACCACTTGAATGTCCCGCGTCACCGTTATGGGCTTACCAGTTTCTTCGTCCACGGCGGTCGGGTCTACTACGAGTCGCTGCTCTTGTGTTAGTGTGCGGAGACTTCTTCCGTTGACCCACGAGATTGCTCGCGACAGGATTTCGATCTTCACCGCTTTGACCCAGAGGTAGCCCTTTTGCCCCTCCACGGCCAATAACGATGCCATTTCGTCGTTTGACGGAATATTCGAAACACGAAGCTTGGCGGTTTTGCCACTCTTCATTTTGATTGTAATGATCTCTTCGAGGTCTTCGATCCCGAACCCTTTTAGGTCGGAAACGATGTCATCGAGAGACAGGGAACTTTCTTCCGAATGAGAGACGATCTCGCCTTGCGCCTGTATGACAATTTCGGCTGGCGATTGCTTAATTTGCTCTTCCACAAAACGCTCCTATGCTACTGTTTATTCGACTGGTTAGTCGAGTTTTGCTCTTGGACTTGCTCTTCGAGCTTCTGCATCACCTGCTCGTGCTTGTCGGTGCCTGCAAGATAACCCACAAGCTCCTTCAAGTCGTCCTTGATCGTTTTGCTTTCGAGTGTGTGACCCCACCCATCGTATTCTTTCTCTTCTGGCATGACATCCTCCTGATAATCCAACCTACAGGTTAGAATTTGAAAATCGTTGTTTATCGGTATCTTCGGAGCTTAGAGACATTAGTTTCATAGGTTTCCCGACGATCCCGCTCTTTAACGCGCTCCTTGACGGGTGGAACTTTGCCCGCTTTGAGGGCGGCTTGACGTTCGCGCATCTCCGCTTCGGTGAAAAACTCCACTCGCTCGTCCACCACACCTGCCTGCCCCGTAGTATTGCGGGCCTTGCGAGCCTCATCCATTTTCTTGAATCGCTCTTTCTCTTCAGCCTCCATTTGCTCCCCCCACGCATCCATGACCTTTTCGTGTTTGTCGCCCTTAATCATGGCGTTCATTTCCCGCATCAACTCTTCCATAGACGAACCCCCGCCGTGCGCCCAGCCGTCATCCAGTTTCTTCTCGTCATTCTTGATGATTCGAGACCACGGCTCCATGCTGCCCGTCTCTAATGATCGGGCGATAGCCTTCAGGTCGGTCGCAACGGGGTCGGCACTCTTACCCGCTGTTGGTCGAACGATCAGCAAAGCATTCCAATTTTCCTCCAGCCGACGCTTGGCCTGCTCGCGGTAAGTGCACAGGCTCGACCACATCCGCGTGTGATCGGGCGGTGTGGAAATCCTTACGACCTTCCCATCGGGCATGGTAACCGCCCGATTCTCGTAGTTGGTAAGCCCCACCCCCTTACTGAACCACAAGTTCTCCGACATTTGAGTGGTGGAAAATGCCGATACGTATGGGAAAAGGGAGATGTCGTAATCTGTCATCTTACGGACGATCTCAACCAACTCGTAAACTTCCGTGGACGACATGGCGTCTATCTCACTGGTGGAAAAAGAGGTTCCAAGCAAAAGCATGTTGTGGATGAAGTCGTTGGGGTCCTTCACCCAGCGTTTAAGCTGCTTACTCTCGGAGCCATGGACGCCCCTGACCCACCCGATCTGTTTGTCCCCCGCCATCAAAGGGCGGATGCGGGCTCCCAGTTCAAGAATCTCTTCGATGTTCTCCGACACCTTCTGTCGAACGGCGGCAAGGTACTCCGTAGGTGCGGGCTTGTATTGCCCGTCTTGAATTCGTTCCAGCAACTCCTTACCCGTGGGCAGGGGGCGGCGGATTCCCGACCGTGGGCGGGGCTTGGGAGCGCCCTCAAACTGACCGCCGAATACCGCTCGGTTAATTTTTTCTTTTGCCATTGATTTCCTCATCGCTCGGGTCGTGGGTAGCTCTTGTAGCTCCACGCAGCTTCGACCCCTTCAGGATCGCCATCTCAAGCTCGCGAGTTTCTCGAAGCTCTTCTTTGCCGTATTTGCTTTCAAGCAACTCTTCGGCTCTATGGAACGCCTCTTCTTCCTGATCCCTGATCTCCCGCTCGACGCGGCGAGCATATTTGAGCGGCTCTGGGGCCTTGTACAAGCCCATGGTTTTGAAAATACGCGGTGCGGGCAGGCTCCCCTTGTACACAGTAAAAATGCGGTCGATAATCGAAAGCGGAATGGCAACGAACACCCTCGTCGCTTCGGTTATGTTGTTGATTTTCAATCCTGATATTTGTACCAAGGCGTGAGCGAGAATTTGCCGCCTGCGGTCGAGCGTAGGGTCTGGTTTGATTCCTAACTCTTCGCGCCAGTAGATGGGCTTGAACCGAAACTGATACTTGAGAACCCTGACCTCGACAGTGTTGTCCATATACCTTTCAAACGCAAAGCGCAAATGAGTGAAATCGATGCCATAGGTTTAATACGCCGAACTTCCCCGAAAAGCTGGTATTAACAGGTACATGCGTCTCGGTCTGATTGTTGATGACCGAGTTCATGGGGGTGGTTACCGTCCCTTTCCACCCCCACTTTTTCCGAAAAAGGGCGGTGTTCTCGCTTAAAGAAACCCGAAATGTTGTTAAATTCCGGTTGTAAAAGGACGTGGTTGTGAACGAAGTGAAAATTGACGTATTGGTGTACCGCCTTCTCTCGGGGGATCAATCGCTGCTCGATACCCTCCGCAAGAATGTAAAGCCCCTCAAGAAAATCTGCAACTGGCCGAAGCAAGACGACGATGAGTGCTACAAAATTCTCGATATCATCATCCAATACTCGGAACACTTCCATCAACTCCCACCAAATAAAAACGCTCTCCGCGATTTCGTAAAGACATCCGAGGAACATGAGCTTCGCATGGGGTGGTCAGAGACCTTAGTCGCCGCGCTCAAGAGCCTGAACGACATCGATGAGACCCGCGTGAAGTCCATCAGCGACATCAATGTCCTGATTGAGAACGTCATCAAGGAAGCTGAGAAAGACCATTACCGCTTCCTCGGTCAGCATTTCGAGGGAATCGTTAACGCGGGGCCGACGAAGCAGGTTGGAAAGTTCAAAGACCCCAGCGGAACGAAGGACGCGAAAGCCATGATGCTCAAAGGGCTCATGGATGACGTGTACACTGAGACAGAAATCGAGTCGGGTTGGCTTGACGAACACATCGACAGCGTTGCCGAATCTCTCGACAACCGCCTAGTTGAAGAATCCTCCGTAACCCGCATGAAGACACTGATGCCTCACATCGACAAAGCGTGCATCATCGGGCCGCAAAACCTGAGCTTCATCGGCATAGCGGGCATGAGCGGCGACGGCAAGACAACGATTGAGAACACCATCGTCTACAACTGGCTAAAGCAAGGGTACAATGGGCTTTACATCAGTTTCGAACACACTCCACTGGAGATTTGGGAGTTCATGGCGTTCCTGCATTCTTCACATGAAGACTACGAGGATAGCGGCATCGAATTGCCCTCGTTGTCAGACTGGGATTTGGCGCGAGACGACGAGTCTGGTATCACGATCTCGCCCGAGATCAGGGCACACATGGCTCGCATCCTGCGGGACATGAAAACCCATGTCAATCTTCCGGGGCGACTCGACGTACAGGCCAGCGTGAACATTAACACGTTTGAGGGAGTGGTCGGTTACCTAGAAGCGTTCTCCGAATCCAATTACCAGTTCTTAGTCATCGACTATCTCGCCCGTCTACAGACGGCGGGGGATTCTCGTTATCACGATCTGGAAATCAAAAACATCATCCACAAGGCTCAAATCCTCACCCGCAACTACCACAACGGTCGCGGGCTCGTGGTTGTGACGCCCATGCAGGTCAACCGCGAAGCGAACAAAGCGGCTAAGAAAGCCTCCGAAAAAGAAGAAAACACCAGCGGAGATACGAGCACGTTCTACGATCTTAACGCCATCGCCAACTTTTCTGAGTATCAACATGACATGGACTACATTTTTTCCGTGTACTCGGACGAGAAAAACAAAGCCAAGAACGAACTCATCATGGAAACGCTCAAGGTGCGTAAGGGCAAGCGCCCACCGATGGCTCTCATGGAGATCGTGCTCGGGTCTGGACGAGTGGTTGAGAAAATCGGAGCCGCTGTGGGCGGAACATCTTCAACAGAGAAGTTCATGACCGACGAGGATGTGTCGGTTCCAAGCACGCCAACTACCCGAACCGAATTCGTCGATCCGGGGCTGGAAGATGCATAATATGGCGGATCGTTACCTACCCAAATACGTTGCCTACCATCACGGATTGTTCTTGAGTTCCCCAAAGTTTCAGCGGGGACTCAAGAATTACATCCAACGGCACATGTACCGAACCCTCTGTCTTGAGGCTCCATTCTGCAACACGCGACCCTACCTTCCCACGGATGACGCCACACTGATGCTTCTAGCGGACGTGCCCGAAGATGTGTGGAAAGAGAATAAAGACGCCGTGATGGGCATGTTTACCCTCACGGATAACGGCTATGAACACCACAGAATTACCGAAGAATATGGGAAAACCTTGACGGCGATTGAGGCCAAATCACGTGCTGGACGTGCGTCGGCGGCTGCTAAACAGGCGTCAACACGTGTTGAACAGGTGTTGAACGGGCTCGAACAGAACAGCACAGACTTAGAAGTAGAAGAAGAAAGAGAAGAAGAATTAGAAGCAGAGGTAGAAGAAGCTTCGGCTCCGCAGGATGGTCAAGCTCCAACCCAGACCCCACACGCGGAACCCTGTATGCGCTGCAACGGCCCCTGTTATCTGGATGGAGAACGCAAGATTCACTGTTTGAAGTGTCATGCCCTCCAAACTGGCTGTAAGTGTAAGGCCAAAATCAAAGCTACCGCTGTCTCATCTACGGCGGGGTCGCGTCGGAAGGTGGGGTTTGACCCGTGGTCGGTTGCGCCTTTTGATGGGTGGACCGCCGCTCAGATTAAGCTCGTCGTCGATTGGCATTGGGGTAGCGATTCTGATCCTTTCTGGAGGGGTCGAGTCAGGGATGAGGCTTTCTTTAAGAAGCACTTTGAGACTATGAGCGGTCAGGTTCCTGCGGAGAGTAAGAAGCCTGCGGTTCACACCACACCAAAGTTCCAACAAGAGGAAATATGATAGAACAATTCAACGAGAAGACAATTGACCGTTTGTTGAAACAGTACCCACCGAAGATTCTTTCTCCCGAGGAGAAAGTTCAAGCTCGTGCCCTGAGGGAGAAGCGGAATCGAGACGAGAAGTCCCAGAAGATCAGTGAGGGGATTCAGAGAATTTGGCAGCGCACGGTTCCCGAGCGTTACCGAAATGTAGACCTTAGCACTTTGGAGCCGAGTGACGTGTCTCACATGCCTTTGGAGAAGCAACGAGCGGTCATTAAGAAGCTCCGTGCCGCCCCATTGAGCGGCTACGCTTTTTGCGCTCCCAGCGGTTGGTCTAAATCCACTTTTATGTGCGCCCTCTACCGTGAGGCTCTCTACGCCTGCGGCCCAGAGATCGTACTGAACACAGGCGCTTGGATTGGCAATTATCACCCAGTGGTTATGTTGGATGCCATCACCCTGATGGACATGATTCAAGACTGGAAACTCGGTAAGATCGAGAGCCCATTGATAACCGCAGAGAAGATCGAAATTCTCAAGCAGCGGTATGGCTTCGCCACTCACCTGTTCTTGGATGAATTTGAGAAGGTCAAGAAGTCCGTGTTCCGTATGGGCGAGATGTACAACCTCATCAACGCGATGTACAAGCACGGCGGGCAACTCGTCATCGCTGGCAACATGACCAAGGGAGACTTGGACGACAAGAGCCAGTATCTCGAAGGGACTTTCCGCCGTATTGAAGACTTAACCTCCCCGCACTTCTGGGAGTTCGGACAGCCCAAAGAATAATTTCCCAACAACACTGCAAAAACGAAAAATTGCTCTAACGAAAAACCCATCAACACAGGCGAAATGAAAAACGCCTGTGAACCCGTTCACCCAATCTCGAAAGCTAATACATCGAGCAAACAATTTTAAGCCGCCGCTGACCTCGTAAGGAATCATAATGACGCCGTACCAACAGTATATTCATAAGTCTCGCTATGCCCGCTGGATACCTGAACTAAACCGAAGAGAAAACTGGGACGAAACAGTTCACCGCTACATCAATTTCTTCGCGCCCCGCTTACCTGAAACTGATCGAGAGGCAACCGCCGCAGAACTAGAGCAGGCCATCTACGACATGGAAGTCATGCCGTCCATGCGTGCCCTCATGACCGCAGGCGAGGCCCTGAAGAAAGACAACTGCGCTGGTTACAATTGCTCCTATATCAACGTCGATGATCCTAGAGCTTTCGACGAAGCGATGTACATCAGCATGTGCGGCACAGGCGTCGGCTTCAGTGTGGAGCGCCAGCACGTCAACAAATTGCCAGAGATCGCCGAGATTTTTTACTCAACTGAAACCGTTATCCATGTTCGGGATTCCAAGATCGGGTGGGCGTCATCGTTTCGCCAACTCATCAGCTTGCTGTACGGCGGACTGATCCCTACATGGGATTTATCCGCCGTGCGACCCGCAGGTAGCATCCTGAAGACCTTTGGTGGACGGGCGAGCGGCCCGGAGCCCCTCAACAGGCTCTTCGAGTTCACCGTAAAGCTCTTTCAGAACGCCGCTGGCCGCAAGCTTAACTCGTTGGAGTGCCATGACTTAATGTGCATGATCGCCGATGTGGTAGTCTGTGGCGGCGTGCGCCGTTCGGCCATGATCTCGCTCTCAAACCTGAGCGACGACCGTATGCGGAATGCAAAGAATGGTAAGTGGTACGAGGACGACGCAACCCCGTGGCGGCGGCTGGCAAATAATTCCGTTGCCTACACGGAGAAGCCCGACGTTGAGATTTTCATGAAGGAATTTCTCACACTGATCGAGTCGAAGTCGGGTGAGCGCGGCCTGTTCAACCGCGAGGGTGCCCGCAAGCATGTGGCGAAAAACGGTCGCCGTGCGGTCAAAGACGAGAAGGGGAATTACTACGACTTCGGATTGAACCCGTGCGCTGAAATCCTCCTGCGTCCCAAAGGCTTCTGCAACCTGACCGAAGTGGTCTGCCGCCCATACGACACCAAAGAAACCATCAAGCAAAAGATTCGCCGCGCTGTCATTCTTGGCTGCCTCCAGTCCACGCTGACTGAGTTCCGCTACTTACGCAAGGAATGGCAAAAGAACGCTGAGGAGGAGCGGCTCCTTGGCGTCAGTTTGACTGGCATCATGGACAATCGGATGATGTCCACGAACGGGCCTGAGTTGGTCGCGTTGCTCGATGAGCTTCGTCTGTATTCCATCGAAGTCGCTACGGAATGGGCGGGCAAGCTCGGCATTCCTGTGCCAGCGGCAATCACCTGCGTCAAGCCTAGTGGCACCGTGAGCCAGCTTGTTGATTGCTCACCCGGAATTCACACTCGCTACTCGCGTTACATTTGGCGGGGCGTGCGTGAGGACAGAAAGAACCCCGTGGGCACATTCTTGAAGGCGATGGGAGTGGTCAACGAGCCAGAAAAAGACAAGCCGAACGACGTGGATATTTTCTACTTCCCGTTGGAAGCTCCAGCCTCGACCCTCTGCCGAAATGATCTCAATGCAATTCAACAACTCGAACTGTACCTCACTTACAAACAACACTGGACAGAGCACAACCCCTCATGTACAATTTATGTGAGGCAGCACGAGTGGATAGACGTGTGCGCTTGGGTCTACCAGCATTTCGATGTGATGGGCGGTGTGAGCTTCCAGCCCCATTCCGATCATATTTACAAGCAGGCCCCAAACACGGAAATCACTGAAATCGAGTACCAGAAACGTAGGACAACGATGCCCGTTCTTGACTGGGCGCTGCTTCCTAGCTACGAAACAGAAGACATGACTACGGGCACGCACGAACCCGCCTGCGCTGGAGGGGCTTGCGAGCTTAGCATGAACTAGAGGTTTTATGGAAATCAAACTGACGTTCCTCATCACCAGAGTTGATGGTGAGACAGAAACCCAAGAGATCACTGCTCCTTACGTCCCCGACCCCAATATCACGCTCGAACAACAGCAAATGATGGTGATGCAGCGTATGCTCAACCAGTATGCACAGGTGGGTATGCTTCGTCAACCGGATAAGGGTAAGTTCATTCTGCTCTGCCCGAGCCAGATCATGTTCGTGGAGTGTGAACTGCCGTCCGTCCTGATCGCGAACGCTTTGGATGTGCCGCCCGCGCCTCGCGGCGGCTTGGTGAGTGGCGACTAAGCGGGTCTACAACATTCACAGCCGGACTCGGCACCCAGACAATGGCTGCCGTAGCAGCAACCGCGACAGAACTTTGCGCCGTCCTTGTGCTCGACTTCGCCCGACTCTTTCGGGGCGTCCCACGACATTAGCGGGAGCATTTCCTTAGCCATCTCGAAATACACGGAGAAAAACGGTACGGGCTTCGTCCAATCGCCGAAGGAATAGTGCCATTGCAGGGCGATGATGTGTGCCAACCCCGTCTCACCCACCCGCCCCTGTCCATTGTGCACCCAACCCTCGGCAATCCGCCGTGAAATCGGGTCATATTCGTCACTTGGAGCACCGACCTTTAGTAACATCTCGGGGTCGGTTTTGTCGGTTACCCCCTTGACGACCGCAAACACCTTGTTTTCAAGGGCTTCCAGTCGTAGGGCGTGTTCCTTGCGTTTGTCTGTCATACCAGATAATACCCAAATTCCTAGCGATTTCAACGAGTTTCGGGGTATAATAGGGGTATGAACAACACAGACAAAATCACGGTGACCTTCAGCACCCCGTACATCCGTTCCGCCTTCACGCAGGGTGACCGCTTCCTCGCTGCCATCCAGACTCTTGAAGCTGGACTCGCCGCTGGCGAAATCTACAACCAAGAATTCCTGAACGCGAAGTCGTATGTCTCGTCTGGTTGCGAACACGCGCAGCATATCGCCGCTGACGGTGCGATCTCCCGCGACATTCGCCGCGAACTGCCTTCGTCCGACCCCCGCCACGACATCGGCTACGCTTTCGGTATGAACCAAGCCGCCAAGCTGAGCCGCCGTTTGAAGAAACTGCCCACCGACCAGAAGACTGCGGGCCTCGTGACCTACATCGAGACCCTCGATCAGATCAACGAATTATTCCAGTTCTTGAAGTCGTTCAAGCCGATCATCAAGAAGGGCCGCAAGCCGAACGTGACCAACAAGACCGCCGCTCAGATCGCGGAAGAGATCGCCAACACTGGCATCTGCACCATCTGCCAGAACCGCCAGAAACTCACCGCCGAGCAGAAGATGGTTCATCACGGCTACCAGATGTCGGAATACAACCACGCTGGTTACCGCATCGGTAGCTGCTTCGGTTGCGCGTTCCTGCCTTACGAGTTCTCGTGCGAAGGCAACAAGCAGTGGTTGGCGCAGTACCTTCGCCCCGCGCTCAAGTCCGCACAGCAATACCTGAAATCGTTGAAGAACAGCACCATGCCGACGCTGGAACGCACGAAGGAAACCTATCAGGGCTACGGCAAGAAGCCGTTGGTCACCGTCGAGACGTTCGACAAGGGCACCCGCGAGTACAACGAAATCCGCGAGTCCGAGATCGACCGCACCGAGTTCAAGATCAGCAGCCTCAAGGGTGACATCCAGTTCCACGACGCGCTGGTCGCCAACTGGAAGCTGGTTCCGCTGGCGGATGGCACCACGAAAAAATAGTTTCAGATTCCTAGCGATTCCCCCTTTGGGTTTGGTATAATTGTATCGTTGATACACAGTAACAGGCGCGGTGTCGCACGGCTTGTGAATTTCCGATAATAGGCGACAGCGTAACCATCTGAGGGGTGGACACAATGGGTACGAACTGAACGACTCGACCTCTATAGGCTACGGCCTCGGAAACAACGCTCAACTGGTCGGCAATCAACCGACCCACAACATTTGGGGTGCAGGACGCCGTTAACAGCCAGACGTGGTTTACTGGTCGAAGAAGTTGCGGTCATCCTGCACCCCGCCCTCCCCACTTTTGATCTTGCTGTGGCTTCGGTGAGCAATGCACAGGTGTAGGAATGCCGCCAGACAGTTCGGCTGCTGGTTTGCCCCTGAAACCCCCTAGTGCTAGGCTGAGGTCACACAAGCTTTTTGATTTACTAGCAGCGGTCTACAGGACAAAGGCGTCACGTGAGTAGGCTAGGCCAGCCTCCATTACTCGCGGACAAGGTGGGAGCGTGAAGTCCCTGTGATCGCCGCCAGTCAATCAAATGGACACTGGAATCAATCTCGGGCAGTTGATCGAACAGGTGGAAGCACTCAAGGCTCGCGTCGAGCGTGGGGAACTTTCACCGGAGACGCCAGTCCTTCGCGGCGATGCCGAGTGGGGGCCGCGTCCAGTACGAGATATTCGCGTGACCAAAGTCCGCGATAACAAGCTGTGGAACGGTCGTGAAGACGACACACATTGGGAACGTGAGGATTGGAACGACACAGACGAGCCCGGAGAAAACAATTGGGCTGATGTCGTTCTCCTCGCAAATATTCCCTAACGGTCGGCGGGGATTCTAGACACGTCTTGGATGAAACCAGCGTGCCCCAAAGTTTAGACAGGAGAACCATGACTATCGGCGAGCGACGAGAGGAACTGACAGCGATGACCTTCCGCAAACTCCGCAGACTGTTTCGGCGGGTTGAGCGGCAGTACAACGTTGATTGGGCAGACCGTCGCAAGCGGGTGGACTTGGTTCAGGCGATCATCAATTACGAAGTTGGCGCAGGGGGTAAGGTCGGATGAAGTTTCTCGTCGCATGGTTCGTAGTGCTCGCCGTGTACCTGACGTTTCGGTGCTGGCAGGGCGGCATGTTCGATACGGGGCTGGAACGCCTATTCGGTTGGACGCCCGCCCGCGAGGACGATGAATGGTTACTGGACGAATTGGTTCGCGACTCATGGACGGAGGCGCAATGAAGAGCGACAAAATTTACATCAACCTGTTGGTCTACAACTACGACGCTTCGCCGCGCCATGAGTACGTGCGACACACATGCGGTGACGAGAAGAAGGCCCGCACGCTGGCGCTTCGGCTGCACAAGTTGATGGACGCCCGCAAGGGCAACCAGACGACTCGCTGGCTGGAGCAGCACACAGGCATCAGCGGATTCGTTGAGCGAATAGACGGCATCTACAAAGAAGTCACGACTCGCTTGTAAAAATGCCCAGACTACGGTATTGTATTAGTGTATGCCTGCGGTTTACCGCTGCTCAGCCGAAAGGCGATAGGGCGTGACAGCCTTAGAGTATGTCCCGCAGACCCCCGACCACAGGTACGTGTCACCGTCCTGAGGGATGCGAATGAATTGGGGGATTTGTTGCATGTTGAAAGACCTGCAACGTCTGGGCCTGTAGTTCAGTTGGGAGAACGCTTCCTTTGCAAGGAAGAGGTCATCGGTTCGAGCCCGTTCAGGTCCACCAAGTTTCGCTGATGCAGTTGGCGCTCATCCGCCTGATGAAGCTGCACCAGCAAGAGAGCCGATAAGCGAACGGGGATCATGCCCTCGCGTTAGGTCGGTCGGAGACGGCGTTTGTCCGCTTAGTTTTCCCGCAACGCGGGTGCAGGACATAGGCTCTCGCTCTTTTCTGAAAAATAGTTGTTGCAAGTTTTTGAAATTCGGGTATTATAGTACAGAGACGCTTATGAACTCCAATCTCCAAAACGCAGGTGTTATCGTGACGGTCGCAGCGTGTAGCGCAGCCGAACGCGGTACTGTCGCCGCTGACGCGGCGGCGGTAGGAGATATGGTGTCCTCGGGAGGGTTTGGAGAGTAACAACTTCCAAATCAACGGTTTCCGAGGACGCTCAAACAGAGCGTCCTTTTTGTTTTTGCGGTAAAATTTGCGCGGGTAGCTTAGCGGCTAAAGCATCGCCCTTACAAGACGACTACCGTGGGTTCGAGTCCCACCCGGCGCACCAAGATTGGATTGAAAGATGAAACGCAACAGATCACGTATCGTAAAGCTGGTCACGACTGTAGAGGTCGAGAGACAGGATTGGGGCTTCCAAGCGTGGCACCCGACGTTGGGATTAGTTGCGACTGCCGACACCGAGGATGAAGTCCTCGACAAGATGGACAAGATGGTGGTTCGGCAATTAGAGTTTGATCTGACTCACGGCACGTTGAAGAGTGTCGCGAAGCCAGCAAAAATGGGCCGGTAGCATAACTGGGAATGCGTCACTCTTGCAAAGTGAAAGAAGGGGTTCAAATCCCCCCGTGTCCACCAATTTTAGATTCACAGCGGCGTAGCCAAGTGGTAAGGTCGAGACCTGCAACGTCTTTATTCGCGAGTTCGATTCTCGCCGCCGCTTCCAAGTTTTTGTAATGCGGGGCCGTGGTGTAGCCCGGTCTAACATGCTTCCCTGTCACGGAAGAGATCGCGGGTTCAAATCCCGTCGTCCCCGCCAAATTTTGGTGACGTACCATAACTGGCTAATGGGCTCCCCTGTCACGGGAGAATATAGGGGTTCAAATCCCCCCGTCACCGCCAAGCTTTGAGAGCGCCAGACGTAAGTTAAGGCAGGCTAAATCGCCTGTTCCAATAAATAGCGTGGTGGTTGTGCGCTTATGTAGGAATCGAACCCTACCGAGTCGAGTGCTTTCAAAAAGTTTGCATCCGTGGCGAAACGGGAACGCGGTGGTCTGCAAAACCACTACTGAGTCGGCTCGACACCGACCGGGTGCTCCAAGATTAAAGCCTAGCATATTGGGCTTTAGAGGCAGAAGGTCAGCTTTCGCCTAGTATAGTAGGCTCTTTGAAAATTTGTGTTGAACTGGACGACCGCCGCTGCGTAGATATACGTCCTGTGCTTGGAAGCGTTGGCGAAAGCCTTCCCAACCAAGTCCGGCGTTGAGCGCAGGGGAGGAAGTTCGGGACTGCAAAGAACAGCGTGCCAGCTAACGGCTGGGCGGCACCCGCAAGGGTGTTGACGATTAGAGCTACAGAGACGAGCCGATTCAGTTCGGGTGAAACGAGCAATCTCCACGTGCAGAAGCCCAAATAGGCTGAGCAGGATTGTGTTCGATCCGTTCGCTTCGCAAGAGGCGGGTAATCAGCGGGTAGGGTGCTTGAGCGTTGTAGTGATGCAACGCCTAGAGGAATGGTCGTCCGCGACAGAATCCCGGCTATAGGTTCAACACGAATACTTTAAGCGAGTAAGGTATAACTGGCGGTGCCGTGGCCCTCCAAGCCACAGAGACGGGTTCGATTCCCGTTGCTCGCTCCAAGATTAGGGGAGGCTCCGTTGTTGGACGGAGGTCAAAACTGGAGTAACGCCCATCCTCCCCAAATAAGTAACCCGTGTGATCCGCGTGGACACGAAAGTGAAAAACGCCGTAGCTGCGGCTGCGAGACTCGATCCCCAACAGGGGCGTTGGTTCCGAGAAATCCGAACCAATTGTGGTGAAAGCCGACCGACTGGGACACACGTAGTGCGGACATAGTTCAGTGGTAGAACGCATCCTTGCCAAGGATGAGGTCGCGGGTTCGAGCCCCGCTGTCCGCTCCAAGATTACGGGTTCGGCTAAACGGAGCCGAGACGACGCGAGCCCCTTCTCGCACCCGCTGCGGGTGTAGTTCAGTGGTAGAATAGGTGGTTCCCAACCATCAGGTCGTGGGTTCGAATCCCACCACTCGCTCCAGATTTTGTGGTATCATCGTAAGATGGATATAACCACGACCAAGGGTGAGCAGGCCATTCTTAGGGTTCTGCTCCGCGCAATTGAAAAGGGCGTCATGATGAGTCGCCCCGTAACGGAGAATTGCCGCTACGATTTAGTGATGGATGTGGACGGGAAGCTGTCTCGTGTGCAGGTTAAGTACGCGGGAGCATCGTCCAAAGCAACGAGTGGCAGCTTCCAAGTGAAAGTGTCGTCCATCGGTCACAACAAGAAGCGGAAAAAGTATACGGCGGCTGAGGTTGATTTCATCGCAGCGTACTCGCCGCAAACGAATAAAGTTTACATGCTCCCAGCGGTTTTGTGGGATGGACAATCGGTTTTAACGTTGCGGTACGAACGTCCAAAGAACAACATCGCGGAGTACATCGACGCGAAACTTTGGGAGTGGTAATTTGGGCCTGTAGCTCAGTTGGGAGAGCGCATCCATGGCATGGATGAGGTCAGGGGTTCGACCCCCCTTAGGTCCACCAAGTTTATTACGTCGTATAAAACGGCCAAAACCGTGAAGAATTTCACTAAAAGGGCCAATTATATGATTGTGGCGTTGCCGTCTATCGGTTTGGACCTTGCACTCTCAATGCAATGACGGTGGGTTCGACTCCCATCAACGCTACCAAGTTTTGCACTTTTAACTCAGCGGCCAGAGTACCACTTTCACACGGTGGGAGTCGCAGGTTCAAATCCTGCAAGGTGCACCAAGTTCACGGAGGACGTATGTTTCAGTTTGCAAAGTCGGAGCAGTTGTGGCGTGACATCACGGTCGCTGTCGGAGGAACCCTAATCCCGTTCTCCACCGAAGAGGGTGAGCCGAGCGCAGATTACTGGTATCCCGACCTCAACTTGATCGTGGAGCAAAAGACGCTGCTGGAAGACCCGTCAGACGAATACTACGCGGCATTAACGGATATGTTTGCACGTTGGCAGGCGTCGGGCCGCGTTGCTCCGATTGGGCAGACGATGCTCAGGTTGAAAGACTTGTCCCTTGACCTACAAGACGAGTGGTGTGCTCTGCTGGAACCATCCATTAAGAACCACATCCTCAAAGCCAACTTCCAGATCAAGGCGTCCAAGCGCCGTCTGAATAAGCCAGATGCTTTCGGACTCGTTTTGATTGCGAACGAGAATAATCGTCTACATCACCCAACAGATTTCTTGATTCTGTGCGAACGGATTATGCTCAAGTACAAGAAAGATACTGGAAAGGAGTCTCTTCCGCACGTGCAGGCTATCGTGGTGATGTCGGCGAACATGAAAATTAAGATGGACAACGGGCGCTGGGCGTACCCTTGGGCACCGCTACTCAAAGATAAGAAAGTGTCTCCCGTGGTGGATCAATTGCGCGATTACTATTTCAATTACATGGCGGCGAAGTTGGTAGCTTCGGGTTCTGTGTTTCGTCGGTGGGATATTGATTGGCAGAAGGATTCATCCCGGCATACCGCACCTGCGTATAATCGCGAGGAAACGCCAGCCGAGCCAGTGATAATGGATTTCAAGATCATGGTAAAGGTGGAGGAGGACGGGCATAGTGAGACTTTCATCGTTTGTCCGCAGTGTGGGCGGCGATGTGAAGCATCAGAAGGCACGGATTTTGGATTTCGTTTCTTCACGGTGGATTGCCTAGAACATGGCCCGATTACACCGCACCTTGCGAATCTGGATAGTGTGGCCGCGCTGCTCAAGGCAACTGCTGAAAAACATGCGAAAGATGGAGGGGCAACGGATGGGAAGCTCGTGTGGGAGCCGTCCTCTCCCCTACACTCGGTTATCGCGGGCGAGTAGGTGTGATAGAATGGAGAGATGAATAGCTCTCAAGCGGGAAACATGGCTGTGGCCGCTGTACTGGCGGCACTGGTAAGAAACGGTAAAGAGGTTCTGGTCCCATTTGGGGACGCCCAGCGGTACGATTTGGTGACTCTGGATGGTGCGAACGCCGTGCGGATTCAAGTGAAGAAAGGGCGTCTGTGCAGGGGTCGTACTGTTTTAAGATTTGACACCTGTAGCCAATCTCGAAATTGTCCACGTCGGGACTATCGTGGGGATGCGGATTTGTTTGCGGTGTATTGCGTGGAACTCGATAAGGTGTACGTAATTCCCGTGATAGATGCGCCTATCGCTGGATGCCAGTTGCGTTTGGCACCGTCGAAGAACAACCAGCGTGACGGTATCCGTTGGGCGAAAGATTTTGAGTTGGGCTCGTAGTTCAGTTGGGAGAACGCCGCACTCGCACTGCGGAGGTCAGGGGTTCGAATCCCCTCGGGTCCACCAAGTTTAGGAGGCTGTATGGGACTAGATGATCGTTCTACAGATGAAGATGGTCAGATTCGCAAGACACGTAACGACAAGCACGTCGGAACCTTCGAAGACGAGTTCGGTATCGATACGGGGTTGCGTAGGGATGCACATTTGAAGAAGGCGAACTTGGAGTATGGTTTGCCCGAGGATGCTTCGCAGAATGCGCTTCTACGAGCAATCCGAGAAGCTCAGAAATAGTACGGGTGGGTTGTTGCAGACATGTAGCAATGTAAAATCCTTGCCGGGGTTTCCTTTCCACCAGTTTGTTTGTGCCTGTAGCTCAACTGGCAGAGCGGTTTCCATCAGCCTTCGGGTTGCTGGAAGCAGGTCGGAGGTTCGATCCCTCTCGGGTACACCAGTGCGCTGTTAGATTAGCGGCTAAATCGCTACCATGACAAGGTAGAGACCGTTGGTTCGAGTCCAACACGGCGTACCAAGATTAGGGGGTAGTTTCCTCTAGGCTGGCGGGGAATACGGCGAATACCCGCGATGTTCGTGCAGCAACGTCTGCAAACGTGAAGTGTACGGATTTTGGTACAGCCAAGTCCCAAAGCGGTTGAAGGTCGCTGCCCTTGCAGGGGTTGTGGACAACAACCGCAGAGTTTAGAAACATGGCGTTTCCGTCTATCGGCTTGGACCTGTGACTTTCAATCACATGATGGCGGGTTCGACTCCCGTAAACGCCCCCAATTTTACTTGCCGCGTCTTCGAATGTTGAACGACTTGGCGTTGCCGATCATGTTTCGCGTGTTCTGCGAGGCGTTATTTGCGAACGAGCCCCAGTTGCGGACGCCACGGTTACCCGTCATCGTCCGTGCTTTGAACTGGGGACAGTCAATGGTCTTCTTCGAGCACCTAAGCTGCTCGCTCCCACCCCCGAACTTGGCTTCCCGACCGCAGCCCATCCAGCACAACTGGTTCGTACCTTGCGTCATACCTATGGTTCTGGTAGCCGTCCGTGTCGTACTGGACGGGTTGATGTTGCAGTTTGTAGATAGTCACGCCCAGCCCTGCGGCAGCCAAGAAGACTATCCCGAGCACGATCCTCCGTGCTATAATATACATACGGCCAACGGCGCACAACGAATCAAAGTTCACGTGTGTTCTCCTATTAGACAAAGACGCTGAGACGGTGAAAAACGCACCGTATATTTGTAAATCGCACGGGAGGGGTCAAAGCGTTACAGCCCGTCAAAGATAAAAACGTTCGAGGGGCCTGTTTCTCCCGACCGTCAGCGACTTTATTTTCCTGTCGTTGATATAAACGTTTGAGCGGGACAAATCCTTGCACGATATTTTTGAGTATTACTCCCTATGAAGCTCCAGATCGTCAGCGACCTGCACACCGAGTTCTATGACATGCCGCTGTCCGTTCTCAAGCGGATAGACTTCGCCCCCGATCTGGATTTCCTCGCCCTACCCGGAGATATCGTCGTTCCCTGCCGCCAGCATCCGAAGAATGTCAAGGACGTGCTCGACTTCCTGAGCAAGAAAGCCCGCCACGTCCTCTACACCACGGGCAACCACGAATACTACGGCGGCACCCGCGAGCGAACGGAATTTGTTCTCAGGTCTTACATGCCGAAGAACTTCGTCTGGCTGCAAAACAGCGATGTGACTCTCGACGGCATCCACTTCTTCGGCGGCACGATGTGGTTTCCCCATCAACCGTTGAACCAGTTGTACGAGAACCTCATGTCGGATTTCCACGTGATTAAGGACCTTCGTCAGTGGGTGTACGATGACAACTTTGCGTTCCGCGAGGCTGCGATGCGGCTGGTGACGCCTCAGACCGTGGTGTTGAGTCATCATCTGCCGCACCCTCGGAGCACGCCGCCACAGTTTTTCAATCAACCGACCAATCGGTTTTTCGTATCGGATGAGACGGAACTGATCCAAGCCAAACAGCCGAGATACTGGTTTCATGGGCACACGCATGGCATGGCGGAATACTTCCTTGGAGAAACGCATGTGGTGTGTTATCCTTTTGGTTACCCTCATGAAAGAGTAAACATGGGGCCGAGGCAACAAGAGTACAAAGCGGAGGTTTTCGAAATATGAATCTGAACCCGTTCAAAAAGAAGAAAGCGGCTGAGCCCGTAGTCGAAGCGGCACCAGTCAGGGAACATCGCGGCCAAGGAGCACGCAAGGCCGCACGTCGGAAGTTTCGCCACAAACTGCTGAACGAGAAAATCAAACAATTCCGCGACCCTAAGTACAACCTGAGTCCCGCTGGGGCTCGCTTCCACGCTCGCGTGGCGGTGGACATCATGCTGAGCGAAGGTGCGGCTCCCAATGCCCACGGTAGGGGCTTGGTGCGATGAACGGCGACGAGATCAGAGCATACGTTCTGCTGGGCTGCCTAGTCGCGGCCTATCCAGTCATGCTGGGCGTCAAGGCCATCGAAAAAGCAATGGGGCCTGAGATCGTGATCTTTGACGGGTGTCAGTACAAGGTGTACGAGCCATATTCGTACACGAGTGACAAATCGATAAAGCCTCTTGATAAAGACAATGAATCCTGCGTCTCCAATCAAAAGGAACAGCACGACAAAGAAGCGATCCAGAACCTTCCCTACAAAGAACTGGTCAAGGAATTGCATAAACGTGAAAGGCCGTATCAGTAATGGCGAGCGCACACGCGAAAATTAGTTACGTCAAGAGCGGTGTCCGAATCCTCGGATACGGCTGCCTGTTCTTCGTGGATCACCACCCCGCTATTTATGCCTGCGCCGTGTTCCTGATCCTTGCTGAGGTCATCGGTATCATCGAGGAGATCGGCTATTAAACAAGACCCCCTAGCTGCGTTAGGGCTGCTCATCCGCAAGTTCGGTTATAGGATCGATGGCGGCTGGGAAGTCTTCATTCCTGAGGGCGTGATTCAGGAATTGGGTCCGAACGCCCAGATTCAAGTGGAACCTGATTGGCAACGCAAGGGTTTCAAGTTCAAAGTTTTTGTCAACCAGATCGTTGACGGAACGTGGAGTGAGGTTAAGGAAGATGGTAGTGACAGCAGCGGTGGACCCAACCAACTTGCCAAAACGGATGACCAAACTCCAGCTTGAGTGGTGGATTCTCTTCGGCATCTGCGTGGCGGGCAAGAGTGCGAAGGGTACGGAGAAAAAGCTCCGCGCCTTTCTGGATGACATCCGCAGCACCATGCCGGGTTATGAGGGTGTCTCGCCGTTCGAGATCGTCAAGCACGCCATCTATTACAACACTCTTAACTATTACCTTCGCAAACACAAACTCGGCAAGTACAAGCTCTACCGCAAGGCGTTCCCCGCCGCCGTCAACATCGACCTCGCTCATGTCAGTATCGAATCGCTGGAGAAAATTCCGGGTATTGGCCCCAAAACCGCTCGCATGACCATCCTGTACTACGAGCCCGAGGCCAACTGCGTCCCGCTGGATACCCACATCCTCAAATGGTTGAAGCTTCAGGGGTACAACGCCCCCAAAAGCACCCCTCAGGCGGGCAGGCGGTATCTTGAACTAGAGCAAGCCTTTATCGCCGAAGCCAAAAAGCGGGGCAAGACCGTCCGCGAACTCGACACCGAGGTTTGGCAGTCCTATCGAATCTGACTTTCTGGCTCTTAGACAGGAGCCCAGATGCCTGTCCGTCTTCCCATCATCAAATTAGCTGCCTCGGCGGTTGCCCCTCTTCAGACAACCCCGCAATTTCCCAGTGCTTTGCTGCAATCTGGGGCCTCTTGGCCGCAGGACGTGAACTATCTCCGCGACACCTACATGGAAATCTACGCCGTTTGGGATCGCCTGAAGGCTCCCGAACAGGATCAAGAGCTTTACACCCAGACCGAAACTCATCTTCGGGAGCTTGTGCTGGGGCTGGAAGACGTTTCCAAAGAACTTAGCACCCGCAGGGACATCGCCCGCGACGTAACGAACTCCCACCACGATTTTGACATCGCAAGCTCCTACGGCAAGGCGGGGGACTACGGCATGGCGACCGTCTATCAGTCCTACGCCATGATGAAGCTCCATCGAGTGCTGGACGCCTTGACTCTGGACGCCAACAAGAAACGTGGGTCTCAACAAAAACTAGCCTACGGATACGATGTTAGCGGGGAAGTTTTCGAGCGCGGCGGCACGGACGGGAAGTCCCCAGAGTTGGATGATCTCGGCAATTCCCCCAAGTTCGATAAGACCCCACCAAATCCTGTTGCTGTGGCACAGGACTTCGAGGCTGAAGAAGATTTTCCTGAGTTAGCGGAGATGAAGCATAAGAGGGTCGAGTGGCCTCAGAGGACTAGATAATGGCACAATCACCGACAAGAGTCTGCGTCTTTAACATCAACCCGAATCAGGTTGTGGCAGCACCGATTGTGCCGCAGCAAACGGGATCGAACTTGATTGACATCGTTACGGGTGTCGATGGTGTTATTGTGCAATCGCTCGGACCAGCGTCGTATGGTGTGCCCGTAGTTCTCAACCCGAATGGTGTTCTTGATCCCTCGCTGCTAAACACTGGCGTCACCGCTGTGGCGGCTACAAACCTTCAACTCGGTGCCCCCCTCGTTCATCTTTACAGTGTTGGCGGTGTTTTGACGGCAGAACTTGCCGAAGCTGGCAGCGGTTCACCCCCGACCCTAGCCTTGTCTGCTCAAGGTTTTCTAACGTCACCTATCGACGCAGGACAGCCCGGAACCGTTGCATTCAGCGGCCTTTTCGAGTACATCGATCAGAACCACGAATTTTCTCTCAGCAGTGTTGGTGCGGAAGTTTACTTGTCGGCTGTCACACCGGGCGGCATCACCCTCACTCGACCGGGCGCTCCAAGCCTCGATCAAACTGTCGGATACGTCGTAGCTTTCACTGCTCCCAATGTTGTGACCGCCATATTCCTCGCGGGCTTTAACGATTTCAGCCGCTTGTCTGGCTGCCTCTCAACGTCTCAAATTTGCAGTGCTCAGGGTAATGGCACTCTTGTTCAACTGACAAATCCCGCCCCACCCGCGTCCCCCGTTACTACGGAATTGGGCTCGGCGGCGAACTATGCTGTTCTTGCTTCGGCTGGAATCACTAATACGGGCTCGACCTCAATCACTGGCGGCGTCATTGGATCATCGCCAACCCCGAGCATCACAGGCTTCAACCCGCCCCCAGCTACCGTAGATAATGCCGACGCAGGTGCGGCTCAAACGGCTGCGGTCGCCGCGTATAACTACTACTCCACGTTGCCCGCAGGTACGATCATATCGTCTGTCGCCTCGCAAACCTTCACTCCGGGAACGTACACCGCATCAAGCACGTTGCTTTTCTCGGGTGGAACCGTAACCCTGAACGGTGCTGGGGTTTACATCTTCCAAGTTGGTTCTGCGTTGAATGTCACCACGGCTCCGACAACGTTTGTTCTTACCAACGGTGCGTCAGCGGCGGATGTGATTTTTGTGGTCGGCAGTGCGGCTACCTTCGATGCTAACCAAGCCACGGGTAGTTTTGTAGGAACCATCATCGCTCAAGCTGGAATTTCGTTTGTCGGAGGTGCTCTGAATGGTAGGGCGATCTCCACAGGCGCGAGCGTCACCTTTGGAGCCGCCGAGACCATCACCGTTCCTTCGGGAGCGGGCGGTATCACCGCTGGCGATATCGTCACCTTTGACGTGTTCGGCAATACGCAGGATTCAGGTGTTTCTTTAGCGAACGTGATAATCAATCCCATGACCACAACGGGGGATATGATTTACGAGGGCGCGGCAGGACCATTGCGTCTGCCCATCGGTACAACTGGTCAAGCACTGACGGTGGTGGGTGGTATTCCTTCGTGGCAGCCCGTTGTAAACTCGTTCAACACTCGCACTGGGGTGGTGACGTTCACCCTCGCCGACATCCCGCAGTCAGGTGCAACAACTGGCGAAGCAATCGTGTGGGACGGTTCCGCATGGACTCCATCCAGCGCAGCGACAACCTCATTCACCGACATCTTGTCAGGCACAAATACTTCCGCCGCAATGGTCGTAGATTCAGGTGCAACGCTCATGGTCAGCGGATCGGGCGTGGTGGAAGCGACTCAGCTTTGGTTAGTGCTGGTCAGTCAGACGGCACCGACTACGGGACAGGTACTCACAGCGACAAGTGGTACGGCAGCAGCGTGGGCAACACCGACTGTTACATCCCCGGGTGGTGCAAACACGAATGTTCAGTACAACAACTCGGGAGCATTCGGCGGTTCTGCTGAATTTGTCTGGGACACAACAAACACAGTGTCAGCTTTCGACGCGGCCTTAGCTGTCGGAAACAACATCTCGGCAGGTGGGGACATTCCGAACAGCCGCATCGATGTGCTGGATTTGTTCACCACGACGACGCCATCCATTTATTCTGGCTATCAGATGAACCTGACGGTCAACGGCTCAGGCGACTTCACAGGCACCGACTACATTGGCTACGAAGCAACGATGTCCACGGATGGGACAGCGAACTTTGGAAGCGTTTCAACAATCTCGACCAGCTACACGCACGAGAGCAGTGGAACCATTGATAACATCACTGGTATCAGCACATCAGTTAGTGCGAACCCCGGAACTGGCGCTGCGAATTCGATTGTAGGTATTTCCGCTGGTGCATCTGCGGGCGCTTCCACCACTCTAGTTCAAGGTGGTGTATTCGCCGCTGAAGGAGCACAAGGCACAATCACGACGCTTGTTGGCGTAGAAGTTACCGTGGTCAATTCTGCCCCCGGCATAGTCACTACTGGATATGGCGTTAAGGTTGATGGCATCTTCAACACTGGGACATTCGGTACTTACTACGGCGTGTTCATCGGTGCTCACGCTGGAACAGCGCCTTCAACTTACTGGGCGTTTTACGCGACCGAGGGCACGAGTTTCTTCGGCGGTCCCGCGCAGATCAACTCGACATTGCTGGACGGATCGGCTTCCCCCGGCGCAAGCGGTTACGTTCTGAGTTCCACGGTAACGGGCGTTGCATGGATTCCAGCAACAGGAACACCGGGCGGGTCGCCGACTGAGATTCAGTACAACCTCGCGGGTGCCTTTGCAGGTATCGCGGGAAGCTCCGTTACGACGGCTGGTGCCGTCGCTCTTGCACCTACAGGCACAGGCGTGGCATTGTCCACGACAGGTGATGCGGCGGATAGTGACATTCAGGATTGGTACGTAAACGGTAACGGAACTCCAATCGCGAGTATTGATGGGATCGGTCAGATGTCGATCACCCCAGACCCAGCACTGGCTCCAGTCGTAGCGTTGTCTCTGTACAGTGATACTTTCGCCGACCCGATCCAGAACTGGTACATACAAGGCACGGCAAACCCCGGCATGACGGTTACTGCCTACGGTGATACTCGCGGCGTTCAGTTGTTCATGGAAGACACCGCAGGCGCGACAGTGCAATTGCAGCCCGGTGTGTTTAAGATTTTCGGTGAGACTGAAGGTCATGTCTTTATCATCCCGGGCACGGGTGGCGGCGATCAAGTCACAATTAGCAGCACGCCTGTAACGATTGATGAAACAAACGCGATAAACCCCGCTGTAGCTTTGTCAGTGACGGGCGATCCAAATAGTTCTGACATCCAAGACTGGTACATCAACGGCAGCGGGACGCCGAACATGTATCTGGACACTAGCGGCTCCCTCTGGTTGGTAAACAGCGGTCTCCCAGCGCACACCATTCAGTTGTACGACACCACAATCGAGATTCTTAGCGCAACAGGGCAGGCTCAGGTTAGTCTCTCGGGGGTTCCTCACTTCCATCTAAGCGATACAACCCCATCCGTGATGGATTTGTACACGAGCTACTTAGGCTTCGGTGCGGCGGCAACTGACATCTTCCTGTCTCGTGTATCGGCTGGTGTGTTCGCTGTTGGTCAAACCGTTGGTTCCCAGACAGGCACGGTTGCTACGGGCGGCTTTGCTACCAGCATTCAGACGCAGACCACGACGTATACCGCCACGGAGTTCGATCACACGATCAACTGCAACGGCACATTCACCGTGACGCTGCCGACAACTGGGATCGTGATTGGACAGGAATACTACATCAAGAACATCGGCATCGGCATAATCACCGTGGCATCAACTGTGAACATTGATTTCGGTCCAACCGTCACCCTCTCTACACAAGGACAAAGCGTCACTGTACAGTGGGACGGAACGCAATACTGGATTTACTAATATATGAGCTACGAAAATCCAATTTTTAGCGGTGTGGGGGCTTCAGGCAGCCTGCAAAGCACAAGTGTGTTTGGCACAGAGGCCGTTCCCGCAGTTCAAATTTCAGCGGGCGGCTACGCTGTTGGAGCGTTCAACACTGGGCTCATCGTGCTTACGGATGACTACGCCCCATCATTCGGCCCGTTGATTCCAACCTTCGGCGGATTCTACAACTCAGAGTCAAACGGTCTGGTCATCAATCGCACATGGACACCATCTCAACCTCTCGCTGCCATGACATTGACCGCCGCAGCAACAGCTACGACGTACAGTCTCAGCTTGACATCAGTCGCAGCGACCGTTGGTAACGTATACAACGGATACGCCATCTATACTGGAACCATCACGGGTGGGGCGTCGAACGCATTCGCAGGATATTCGTTCACGATCAGCGGATTTGTCAACGCGGGGAACAACGGTACGTTCTACTGCATCGCATCCACCGCGACGACGCTGACTGTGTGGAATGGTGCAGCCGTAGCTGAATCTGCCGCTGCAACCGCCGCGTCAGGCACGACGACTTACACGGGCACGATCCAAGGCACAGGTTACGCAGGCGGCTACGTTACGGTAGCCGGATTCAGTAACGGCGGGAACAACGGAACATTCTTGGTCTTGTCCTCTACGGGCACCACCATCACTGTCCTGAATTCCGCAGGCGTAGCGGAGTCTCATGCGGCGACAGTAACCTTGAACGGAAACATGTCGTTCAGCGGAGAGACCATCAATGTAGTGATAGCTCCCGTTGGAAATCCCGACCTAGATGACAGCGCGTACATCTCAGGCTTGTCGGTGAACATGACCACCGCCACGCAGACGACGATCAGCGGCTCCAGCAGCGGCGTGGGCATCACGGCTATCGTGACTGAAAACTCAGTTCAACTACCGGGTGGTGATACGAGCACGGTTCAAATCCATCAAGTTGTGGGCTTGTATACAGAGTCGCTGATCGGAAACTTCTCCAACCCCGATGGCGTGTACAACCTCGACGACCACTGGAATTACCACTGCGCGGGTATGGGTTATGTTGGGCACGCAACGGGAACCATTGGAAGCTCCGCTGGTATTTTCATGGAAGGCCCGCGTGTCCCAGCAGGCTGCACGCTCACCGCTCGCTACGGCATCCTGATGCAGCCGCAGAACCAGAACTCGGGCGGGTCGAACACTAATGCGTGGGGCATTTATCAGGCTTCATCCACGGAGAAGAATCAACTCGGTATTGTCATCTGCGGCACCAGCATCACCAGCCCATCCGTCATACTCACTGGCACGGTGACTGACGGCACCTCGTCAGTTGGAACTAGCGGTCAAGTGCTGAGCAGCACGGTGACTGGAACTAAGTGGATCGCGGCCAGCCCACCCATCTACGGACAGACGGGCACCAGCCCTGTCGCTGGCGACAATCACATTGTGAGCGGTAAAGCGACTTTGGCGGCGGGGACGGTTATAGTCACGTTATCCGGTGCTGCGGCATTTGCCGACACAAACTACATCGTCACGGTTCTTTACAACGAGGCGACGACCCCAGCGAACGCGCTATGTGCAACCGTCACCTCGGGCACCACGTTCGTCATTACATCATCCAGTGCGGGCGATACCGCGAACGTGTTCTGGCTGGCTGTTGGAACAGCGTAATCGGGAGAATCTATGGCAAACCAAATGGGACAAACAACGACGGTGAACGGACAGAGTGCAAAAATTGTGGCTGTGAATGCTACAACGGGCGTTGCCGTCGTATGGCTTGCGGGAGCAGTTAAGTCTATTATTGTTCCGATCACAAGTCTGGGCACATAAGGAACAATTGCGGTATTAAACCTGTATGAAAGTCGATGTCGAATCATACGGGAGTGCGCGGCGGGATTTCTACGATCTCCGCAGCGACCTGATCGAGCAAGACAAGAAGTTCGACGAAACATCCCTCCGTCTCCTCCCCTATCACCAACTCCACCTCGCGGCAATGGGTAACGCAGGCGATGCCGCCTGTCAAGTTACCTTTGTTCAGCAGGAAAAAGCCCGCCGCCGTGAACGATTCCTCGCCATGGATGAAGCAGAACTGAAAGCCTGTGAGCGATACTTACGAGCCGAGGAAATGTACGATGATGTGATTCTGGTGATCGGTTCAAAACTCGCACCACGGTGGGAGGAATTGCCCGACCCCCTGAAGTTGTGGGCAAAGCTCAATTGCCTGTATAATCATCTGGACGACCCGCAGCAACGGATGGGCGAAGCGTTGTTGCTCCTGCGTAAATGCTCGACCACCAGCTATCTGCCAACGGACGTATGCCAGCATTACATGCAGAAAATGCGCGGGCTAATGGCGACCTACCCGGGTAAAGTCACGGATGCGTTTTTCCGAGCACAGATCGAGGACATCCGCGACAACATCCGCAATTTCCTGCCCGACATCGAGCGAGGCGTCTGTGACAAGGAGCAGATTGCTGATTTTCAGTGTACGCAGGATTGCTTCCGCATATTCATACCGTAAATTGTTGATAATAAGGGTAATAAAGTTCAAAAATTCTATCGATTCAGGTCATGTTTTGGGTATAATAGGGGTGGAGAGAAGATGCCAACCATAGATAAAAATCTGAACGGCGAGTTTTCGAACGACATCACCGCTCACTTTCCATTCCCAACCCAGCGTGCGACCCAGACCCAAGCCATGAACGGCGTGCAGGACGCATTCCGTGGCGACAAAAAGTTCTATGTGCTTGAAGGCCCGACTGGCTTCGGTAAATCCGGCGTCGGCATTGCCGCTTGCTCTTGGGCTAAGACCTTGAATTCCGCAGTCGGTGAAGTTTACGAGAAGGGCGGCTACATCCTCTCCCCGCAGAAAGTTCTCACCAAGCAGTACGTCGATGACTTCGCCACGAACGGCCTCGTGGAACTCAAGGGTCAGTCCAACTACACCTGCCACGGCTTCACTGAGCAGGCTGGCATGGAGATCGATTGCGAGACCGCAGCGATGCTGTACGAAGAAGAGCACAACGTCGAGACCTGCACTGGCTACAAGCCCGCTAAGCGCATCTTCCAATCGACCCCGATGGGCGTCACCAATTTCGACTACTACTTGAACGAGACGATGCACGCAGGGCAGTTGAAGAACCGCAACCTGATCGTGTGCGACGAAGCGCACAATTGCGAAGGCAAGATTCTGGGCTTCACGGATACCGTCATCGACAAACGCCGCTGCGAGGAGTATGGTGTGGTCGGCGGCTTGCCGATTTTCTCTGCTGGCTACAATGAAGACGTGGCGAACTGGCTGCACGCTGAATTCGTTCCCGCCTACGAGAGCCACAAGCGTAACCTCAAATCGCAGATCAGCGTTGCCAAAGAGACGCAGGACAAAGAACTCGCCGTCAAGTTGCTCAAGAAAGTCCAGTCGATGGAACGTTTCATGGGCAAGATCAATTTCTTCCTGAACGCCGAAGATCGCCGCGACTGGCTGGCGTGGAGCGATTGGGACGCGGAGAAGCGCAAGGGCACGACCGATCTCGCCATCAAGCCACTGACTGCTACCCTGTTCGCCGACGATATCCTGTTCAGCAAGGCTGACAAGGTTCTGTTGATGTCGGCTACGATTCTGGACTTCCCGACATTCATGCGTAATCTGGGTATCAACCCCAAGGACGCGACTTGCCTCGCGGTTGACTCCGAATTCCCGCTTGAGAATCGCCCGATTTTCTTCAAGCCCTGCGGCAACATGGGCTTCCGTTTCAAGAAGAACACGATGCCGAAGATGGCTGCTTTTATGGCGCAGATTCTCCGCAAGTACGCGACCAAGAAGGGCATCATCCACACGCACAGCTACGAGAACAACCGCTATTTTGTGGAGTACCTAAAAGCTGAGTTTGGGTTCCGTATCATCACCCACGACAACTCGAAGGGTTCGCGTGATCGTGCGGTGATGGAGCACATTGCCAGCCCCGAGCCGACCGTTCTGTTCTCCCCGTCGATGACCGAAGGCTTGGATTTGAAGGAAGACTTGGCTCGGTTCTGCGTCGTCACGAAGGTGCCGTACCCGTTCATGGACCCATACGTTAAGGCTCGCATGGATCGCGACCCCGCGTGGTATCAATGGCTGACGGCTCTGGTTCTGGAGCAGGCGACAGGCCGCGTAGTCCGCAGCATGACGGACAAGGCTCACACCTACATTCTGGACGAAGGGTTCCGCGATTTCTATAACAAGAACCAGTGCACGACTTCGAATAGCATCCAGTTGTCGAAGTGGTGGACAGACTCAATCATCGGGCTGGAAGCACCAGATTTCGCATCCAGCTTTTAACAAGGGATTCCTCCCCCGCCCTCCCCACATTTTAGACACAGGAGAATATTATGCCGACAACAGGGGATCGCCGATCAAGAGAGCGTTTCGGGTTTATCGACCAATGCATGACGATCACGTACAACGCCTTGCGGAAGCACTCGCCCGAAACGATGGGCTTGCCTCGCCATGAAGAAGAGAAGCCAAAGGCGATGGCTGCCGCCGCTTAACGGGCGGAAACGTCGTAGCCGAGTTTATTCAGGATCACGTTCTGGAACTCGTACACGCACACGGCAGCCAGTACGCTGTTTGCCCCGTAGACGCGAGGCCGAGCCCACGGACAAGTAAAGCCGTGACAGGTCTCGTAATCCAAAAGCCCGCTACTCCCAATGAGAAGGATCGTCCCCGAAGGGTCTTTATCCTTCGACCACGCCGAATCGATGTACTTCACGAGCGTAGCAATCGACACGTCTGGAACACCAACCACTGTCAGGTTCTCGGGCTGGATTGTCAGTGCCCGTGGATCGGCTGCGTGTATATCGCCGCCCGCGTCGTTGAGAGGGAATGGGGCGGTCGCCAACCCCTGCTGTGCCTGTGTCCATGCGTTCAGCAGGACTGCATCCGAGACACTGGTGTAATTGGTGAGCGTCTTGCTGCTCGGAATGATGCGGCAAATCCACCGCATCCAAACCTGTTCGGGTGTCTGAATGAAGAAATTGTACAGGAAACGGACGAAGAGATTTTGATAGCCGGGACAGTATGAAAACATGGGGAACCCTCCTACCTAGAAACTGGTAATCATGGTATTATCTGGTATGAGGAAACTCAGCAAGCGGCTCCAGCAACTCATCGAGAACTTCAAGACGGGCAACCCTTCGCTGGCAGACCACCAGTCGGCCCACGGTCGCTGTACCGAAGCCAGTTACGCCTTCCGCAGGCTGGCGATTGAGGACGGCATCAAGTGCACCACATGGGAGATCGTGCTGGACGACGAGCATGATCGGCACTACTGCCCCGAGTGGTATCCCAACATCATTTTCGAGGGGCACACCGTGGTCTACGTGGAAAGCGTAGTCATCGATTGGACGGTACGCCAGTACAACGGTGACGCCCCGTTCCCGTTGATCTACACCCCGCCAAAACAGGCGGCACAGACAGGCATCGACGAACTTGACCCCGCGTTGGTCAACTACGTCAGGTATTAGGTATGAGAAAAGGACGCCCGCGCTTCCCCCACCCGCGAGACATCGGCGTAGTCAAGACCGTGTTGGTTAACACGATTGCCATGGATACAGAAATTCAAGAGGGCTGGCGATACTCGGTGAACAACGTGCCGAATTACCGGTTGCAGAGCCAGACTCAGGGGCTCACGTGGTTTGTGGATGTGTACGCGGGATCGCACTACGTCATCACAGTCGGGGATCGCTCGTCTGAAATTTGCAAGACCATCCCATCGACTGTGAACTATTTACGGCGTATGCTGCTTAGAGCCTAGCTTGGCGCGAATTACCATTTTCAAGCAGAAACTTTCTGCCTTGCCGAACAGACGGTACAAAGTGATCCAAAACTGCATCTTCAAGTCTGTCATGGCGATACCTCGGTTTTAGATTGTCATTCATTAAGAGGATCGTGTAAAGACAAAAGTTTCGCTAGTTATCGTATTCCGTAGTTAGAGGGCAACATGAAAACACAATTTGATCGACCATTAGTCCCCATCAACAGCGTGGATGAGTTGAAGAAAATTCTTTTCATCCAAAAAACCGTGACCGAGCAAGCGAAGAATGAAATGCTTTCAATCGCCTCGGACGGTGCGGGCAATCCAAAAGCCGCACCCATATTCATCGCCGAGGAGCGCAAGCTTCTTACGAAGTACGCCAACTACCCAACCATGAGCGAGATGAGTGCGGAGCCAGACGCACTGATGAACGGCACGAAGTGGGGAGCGACATTCGGCGTTGCGATTCTTGTCGGCGGACTCATCGTCGAAGAACTCAAACGAATGCAACCACACCTTGAGCCCGTGCTGCGGCACATGCTTCTGCTTCTGCTCGATGAACTCAATCACCCGCGCCACAGATATCTCGTGGAGTCGATGGAAAAAAGTTTGACGATAACGTCCAAGGCTGTGCCCGGAAAAGAACAAGCCATCAAGCGGCAAGTCTGTACCGATCTGGCTAACGCCATCATTGCCGTGGGTCAGCAATACGGCATCGTGAGCGCAAAGAAAGGCGGCACCGCCCTGACGCCGCTCGGCAAGCGGGTTTTCCTGCACATGGTAGACGCGCAGCGGTTCGTTCAGGAGATGGGCAAGGCCCATACTCGGTTCCAAACCGCCAAGCCGAAGTTGAGTATGAGCTAAGTTGTTGAAAACAAACCAAATATAGTCCAGAATTCCTACCGTTTTCGGTCTTATTTCGGGTATAATAGGGGTATGGAAAACATAACCGAACTGCAAACGCTACTCGCCCAAGGCGGAACGCTCAGGGTTAGGACTTACGCTGACGGCGCTGGAGTACCGGGGTCGCAGGTCGTATCGGTTGAAGCCAACACTCGCGTAGAGTACGATCCCACCCCCATGAACCCGTGGGATTTATTCAAGGGCTTTATTCTGGGCGTTGTGTGCGGCGGAATTTTTGTGGTGCCTCTCGTGGTAATGTTCGTGGCTCTGCTCGTGGCTCCGATGTTCTTCGGTTTCGTATGGACGGGGAGCGATGCTCAAATCGCTTCGCTGGTTCACTGGTGGTTGGGCCTGACGATTTTCAGCGGGTTGTTTACGGCGTGGGTTGCAAATAACCACTAAAAACCCGAGAAATCCAGTATCATACCCCATGGGGATTTTCCCCGTGGGGTTTTCTTTTGCAGAAAATTTACCTAGCCGCGACGTTCGATTGGCTCGAAAAGATTCGGGCTCACGCCAAAGAACTGCGTGCTATCGGCTTCACCATCACGTCCCGCTGGCATGACGAGCAGTCCACTACGGGCGCTACAAACCTCACCAACAAAGACGGCTCCACCGATCTGAGTCGCGAGTTATTTGCATTCGGCTGCGCCATCCGCGACATTCGAGACATCCTAGCTGCCGACACTCTCGTCCTGTTCAGTGCGGGCACCGCAATCATTCGCAATACTCGCTTGGCCGAATTCGGCGGGGCGTTGCTCTCTGGTCGCCAGTGCATCGTGATCGGTCCCGAAGACCCCGCATTGCGGGCGAACATCGACACGATCTTTGTGTTTCTCCGAGACCTGCCTCCAGACCTGCGGCAAGAAGGAATAAAGCCCGTGCAGCACTACAATACGTGGGACGAGTTCATTGGCACAATGGTCGCACGGGGAGAATATGTTGATAGGGATTCTACCTTCGGGATTCTCGGATAAGACGATCTGCATTTCGATCTCGATGTTCATGGCGATCTGGATGTATGTCGTCCTGTACCGCCGCATGATTCGCCGCAAGCACACGCGGGACTTCTGCAAAACCACCTGCTGGCTTAACTTCCTCATCCAGATCAACAATGGGGCTCTCGCCTACGCGGAACACGCCCCCTTCCTCATCGGCTGGTATGTGACTCAAACCATAGCAACCGCAGGGGTTTTGTGGCTCGTCCACAGATACTGGGACTACCCCGACCCCTTCACAAAACGGACTTCCTGACCCTATCTTAGGAGGGACTTAACCCAATGTCCATCAACGCCGCAGAACTCGCAAAATTCGCAGCAAGCCTCGCATCTTGGTCGCACGCTTTCACCGCAGCCGCAGGTGCATTCTTGCACAAGGCTTACATTTGGGCCAAGGCAAAGCTGGCAACAGTTGAAGCCGACGCCAAAGCCGAAGCCAAGAAGCTGTAATCGTGGTATTATCTCCTTGTGCCAACACAAGGAAAACTGAGGACGGGTGTTAGGGTATCAGGTGATCCCTCGACACCCCTGCTCCTCGAAAAGCCGACCCCCAAACAGCACAACGTTCTTGTCGGGGACGATCTGGCACAAATCCGCTTCGCGGAGCACTACCTATCTCACGCACATTTCTGCATAGATGGCTGTGAGGGAGTGAACCATTTCAAACTCAAATGCGTTGAAGTTGAGTCCGTCCAAGACGAGATGGTGTTGGGTAAAGACGAACCTTCCCTGCTTCGAGTTGATCGTTCCCGCCAAATCGATCTGTCCTCCAAAGTAAAAGCGAACGTGGGAATATGGGCTCTCGCCCCAATCACCAAGGGGAGCGATGGAGCCAACGCCATCGTTCGATACGCCGCCGAGTTACTCGAATTGGAACGACCCGCACGTGCCTCGGTGGAGAAGTTCGGCGATGCGATGGTCAAGATGATGAGCGACCTGAGTGTCCACAAAGAAGTGGACGACGTTTATGCGGCGATCTGGGCAGCCGCGTGGTTATTGACAGGTCCTGAACCCCCGCCGTTTAAGTTCTGGCCTCATCCATGGAACAACCATTTGACGTGGTTCCCCCGTGGAACGAACCCCAGTCTTCGCCTCAACTCCCTGTACAAAGAACTGGTGGTTTACGTCTTCGCTCGGGAAGGGGATGAGTACGCGGCCCGTAAAATCGGCAAGTTTAAGCCCAGAGAATTCAATATGTTGAAAAAATTACGGCTCCCCATAGGGTGCGTTTTTGACAGTATTGTTGAGCTTTCCAGATGGCGGTTGCACAAGGGTGACCCATACATTTGTGCCCTCAAGCTTGCCAAAATCTGGGAAACGCAGTAGTATGTAAATGGGGACATCATCCCCGAGGAGAATAAAGTAATGAAGAAGTCATTTCTGTTAGTCCTTGCGGCTCTCGTCCTCATGGTCGGTTCCGCATTCGCCCAAAGCGGAGCATTTGCTCCATACGTTGACGCAGGCATCAGCGGGTCGTCCACTCTTACCGCTAGTTCCAGCGTTACCGCCATCAACCCCAACTACACGGTCGGCGCTGGTATCGAATCCAGCACCAAGTACCTGTTGCTCGACGTTCATGCCAATTTCAATTCCCAGAACTATCGCACCTTCGGCATCTCCGCAATTGGTAGCGGCGATTCCTACGCTGCCACGGTTCAGGGTACGGGCTTCTTGAAGGTCGGCAAGCTGTTGCTCGGCGGCGGCACCTTTTATCAGGACACCGTAACTGCCAAGACGATTCGCGGCCTGTTCCCCAACGCAGGACAGACCTTTGTTCCGCTTATCGGCGGCGGCTTCCAGTTCTCCCGTGATCGCATCACGGCGTTGTACGAACTGCCGGGTCGTTCAGCTACCAACCAGCGTACCGTGGATTTCCACAACGAAGTCTTCCTGACAAAGAAGGGTCATCTTCGCTTGACTCAGGATATTTCGCTTAACACTGCCGTACAGAACGTTCCGACCACCAACATCACGCAGCGCATCAGCGGCGGTTCCGCTGGTGTGGGCCTCAAGCTGGTGTTCTAAGGATCGCCTGATCCTGTAAGTCAGAGAGCCGCCCGTTCTGGGCGGCTTTTCTTTTTTCCCAATAAAACCCTGAAATCCAGTATTAAGACATGAAGAGGAATTTCCCGCATGTCTACAGGCAAATCAAAAGCTGGCCGCGACGAGTTAACGGTACGGGTTCAACAGGCGTTGAATCTCTCGACCAAAAAAGAAGCCGAAAACATCATCACCGTGGTGATCTCGGAACTTGAGCACACCCTGTTGAACAACCTAGCAGTGAATGGATTCCAATTGAAACTAAATTCTTTTGGCAAGTTCTCCATTCGCCACAAATCGGGTATTAGACGAAAGATACCCTTTACGGGCGAGATCAAAATGACGAATGCCAAGCGCAAAGTCAAGTTCATCACGCTCGGGGACCTGCGTAAGCAGGAAGTTGTAAAGTAACAAACCAAACAAATAAAAATCGACCTGAGAGGAACAAACACCGTGAATCAATTTCCAGAAGACGAACTAGCAGATGTAAAGCCCGTTGTATCCGACGCTGTTGCAAAGGCCCGTGCCGCTGCCGCAGCCGCCGCGAAAGCACTCGCGGACGCCGAAGCCGCTGTATCCGCACCCGTAGCGCAAGCCACACCAGCAGCACAACCACAAGCCGCTGCCGCAACTGCTCCAGCGAAGACAAAGGTTGCCGAAGATGAACTCGACGAACCAACTCCAAAAGCTGCCGCCGCAGGTGGGCACAAGGGCACCAAGGGTAATGCCCCAGCCGCAGCCGCAGACGAGGACGATCTCGACGTAGAGTTCGGCGACGACAAGCTCGCCACACGTCCGAACATGCTCAACCGCTGCCGCCCTTCCGAAAAGGGCAAGGCTGTGCGTTTCGCATTGCTCCCATTCATCAAGCCGAAGAGCGCGAAGAATCACTTCGTCGAACTCCCGGGCAAGAAACTGACTGCACGTTGTTTGACTCCCGCCAACTCCCCTGACGCGGGCTATTGCTGCGCCAAGCTGGGCGAAGACGGCGAGTTGCACGTGGCAGCCCTCGTTATCCGCTACACCAACGCGGACACCAAGACTGGCGGCTACGACAAGGGCGCAGTCATCGAGTGGGAAGTTCAGTACGTTGACCTGACCCGCTCCAACTACCGTGCGGTCTCGCACTTGATTGACGAGATGGTTGAAGATAACCCGAACGTCAGCGTGTACGACATCGACATCGTGATGAAGCACGATCCAGATCGTGCATTCGGTTACCAGTTCCAACGCATCTCTCAAAAGGCCCGCTGGAAGCAGAACCCTCAGTTGGTCGAAGAAGTCAAACAGGCCGCTGAGAAGTTCACCAAAGAAGACGGCAAGATTCTCAAGGGGCGTCTCGGCAAGAAGCTGACTCTCCAAGAGTGGAAAGCCCTACTGTCGGGTGTGGCGGCTGGTGCCGAAGAAGCTCGCCTCGACGACGTAGAAGACCTCTAAACCTCCCTCCAAGATTTGGGGGCGGGCAACCGCCCCCATTAGAGGTTTGTGATACAATGAGACCATGGAAACTCCAGAGACAGTTGGAACGTGGGTAAGGCGGGTTTTTCCCGAATGGGCAGGTCCGCTAGGACGTGCTCTGGCTCTCGTTGAAGAAGCTGTTGAACTCGGTCTCGCCGCTGGTCTCTCTCCCGCAGAAATTCAATCCGCTGTCGATCTCTCCATTGGACAAGACCGTCGCCGCAGAGACGCTGGCATCCCTCCTGATGGTGATAAAACTGAAGTCGCCGACGTGCTACTGAATCTTTATGCTTACGCCCACGAGCGGGACATTGACCCCCAAGCTGCTCTGGACGAGAAAATGGCGTACAATCGTTCTAAGCCTGATTCCGCCTACCACGCAAAAACCAAGTTGAAGAAGAGCCTCGGACTAGCCGCCTCCGTCGTGAAGGACTGATGCTAATTCTAGGGCTCGATTTCGAAACCACGGGCGGCGATCCTAAAATCCACCGCATCACCGAAGTCGGAATGGCGACGTGGGACACCGACCTGCGCCAACCCATAAAGATCATGGGATACCCAGTTAATCCGGGCCCAGACGCTATATGGGAGGTCGAAGTTCTCGAAAAATTTCCCCAAGCACCCGAGTTATCGGTCAAGTATGGTGTGGATGATCTCAGAGGCGCTAAGCAGTTCTTCCTCTGGTATCAAGCGGCTGAAATCGTCTGTGCCCACAATGGGATCAAGTTCGATAAGGGCTTCACGCAGGCGTGGGCTGACCGTCATAATTTCGAATCCGATCCCAACAAGCTTTGGATCGACACGATGACCGACCTGCCTCTCCCCAAGGGGTTCTCTCGGAAGCTACCCTACATGCCCATCGATCACAAACTTTATCCGAACCCATTTCCCCACCGAGCGGCGTTCGATACAGTCAGTATGTTGATGCTTCTTGACCAATACCCGCTGGATAAGGTGCTGGAACTGGCTCGGAGCCCAATGGTGGTCGTGAAGGCGCTGGTGACCTTCCATAACAACGAGCTTGCCAAGAAACGTGGTTATCATGCTGAGTACAAAGACGGCAAATTCGTGATGTGGTTCAGGGAAATGAAGGAGCTTTTCGTTGAGCAAGAGCGGGAAGAATGCACGGCTGCGGGTTTTTCGATTGAAGTAATCAAATAAATAGTGGCAAAATCGCTAACGATTTTGTTTGCCAACTTCCGCTAACATGAGTATTGTAGTAATATGTGATCTAGGTCACAGTTTCGGGGGATCAATGAAGTTTCGCAAGATTTGCACGACCATCGCATCTCTGCTCCTACTGGCTGCCGCTGCGTTTAGCCAGAACATGCCCACCGCCCAGCCGTTTTTCTTCCCAAAGGGTATCCAGCAATCAACCGACCTTCTTCGCCAGCGCGAAGAGTACATGCACATCTTCCAAGCCACATGGAACTGCAATCAGGGCGGTGCGCTCGGTGAGACCATCCCGGGTAGCGATAGCATCTCGGTAGTCACCGACGTTGTGAGCACATCCAGCGTCACCGAGAACCCCACGAAGTTGAAGATCGTCATCGACCACGCTTACAGACTGCCCGATGGCCGCATCCGCTACACGTCGATGTGCGATCAGTTTTTCATTACCGAAGATCAGTTGAAGCTGGTCGAAGACACTCTGACCCAGATCGTGGTCATCGCCGCTAAGCGTGACAACGATTTCTATGCGGTAGTCGCTGACAAAGCAGTTACGGCCCGTGCCGCGAAGCTCGGCATCAAGCGCGAAGAACTGCTGGCTCAGCTTGACGAAAAGGTTCCCGGGTACAATATCACCTTCCGCGAATTGCACCGTCTGCCGAAGCCGTCCAAGGCATCTGATTTCGTCCCTCGCGAACTGCACCTTGGTTACAACCCGCCCCTCGGCGGCATCCTCGGCGTCACGTGGCTCAACACTGGCGTCATCTACTACAACCCGAATGCTTGGATGACCGACTACGTTAACACTGTCCCCAAGATCATGCAGCACGAGATGGTACACGGCAACATCAACTTCGAGAAGTTCCCCATGAGCGAAGCGTTCGACGTGGAGTTGATGGCTGACATGCCCATCGTTCTGTACTCCGAGAATACGACGGACTTCCCGACTCACGGCTACGCAAAGGACATCCGCGAATTGTCCGCGATTTACTACGGGTTCGATTGGGATCAGTTCCATGATGACACGGAGAAGTTCGACTTTGAGGGCAACATCGTCTACGACGATGCGAACTACCTCTACTACTACAAGCAGATCGACACGATCAAAGCAGAGATGCTCAAGTTCTTCATGGACGAGACCATCCCCGAGTTCTACTCCGATCCTGTTTGGTGGTCTGCGGTCAACGATATTCGCGGCGACAACAACAGCGTGTTCCGCATGACGATGGCCCTACACTACAATCCGACCCTCCTCGGCGGGGCAGCTAAGACGATGGACTGGCTGAATTCGCACAGTGAGGAGATCAAAGAGATCGGCGACTCGGCGTTCAAGAAGGGTCTTGGCGGCGACAAGGGCGGCTCCAGCATGGATATGATTACTCGTGTCCCCCCGTCTCTTCTCGATCAGTACAACCGCATGTTCACGGCTCGTGAGCAGGAAAACATCGAGACATTTTTCCGCGAACACCCGGAGAAGTTGAGTGAACTCCAGAAGATGACGCCAGTGGAAGCATTACAGTTTCTCGGCACGTTCAAGCCCAATTCAAAGGCGGTGGTGAAATGAAGTTCCGTACCGTACTAGCAACCCTCGCAATAATCGCCACGATGTTCCTAGCTAGCTGCGTGCCGCCCTACCGTCAAGCGTTTGAGGACGCTGGCAAAGAGAAGCACTGGACGAAGAAGCAAGTCCTTGCCGCGTTCGCTTACTATGACCGTATCGGCTGGGCTCGTGAAGTGAAGGAAGGCACGGGCCAGTACGTCGTGATCTACGGCAAGGTGCCGACCGCCAAGGTTGACAGCCAGATTGACGTTGTGCTGAATGACCTGAACTCTTCTCTCGACCCCAATAATCAGGAGATGCGCCAGTACCTCGAAACCTTCAATCTCCGCAAGGACTTGGAGCATGAAGAAGAGGTCACCGAGGCTCAGAAGGCCCGCGTGCACACCGCCTACCTGTACAACGAGTTCCAACAGAAGATGGGCGATAAGGAAGAGTACGGGCGTGACGCTGAAATGAGCGGCGGGTATAACATCCGCAAGATTTTCACGTCCAAGGATTTGTCCGAGGCGTTTCCATTCAAGTCTGACGAGGTTGAGGGTGCCAAGAAGGACGGCTCCCTGAAAGAGATTGAGTCGCTTGAATTGGACTTCTCCAGCCCCTTCGACCACAAAGTCGCCGATCCCGCTCACCCAGACGATAGCGAAGCTTTCCTCTGGAAGGCTCGGAAGATGAGCATTCGGCTGACGAACTACAAGATCATCACTGAAGATCAACCGCAGAACAACAAGGGCAACTACATCGAAGGCTACCGTGTGATTGACGGCAAGCAAGAGTCGAAGCCCGCTCTCAAGATTTTCTTCCCGACTGGCGGCTATGGCGCAGTGGTCTTGATTGACACCGACCGTGAAGGTCGCGATGCCGGATTTGGCCTGCCAGACATCCTTGAGTCGGTCTCCAACATCGAGAATGTGCAGGATGTAATCCGCGATGGCAGCCTGCTGGCTACCCTCTTCGCCGACAAGAAGAAGGACAACCGCACCCTGCCCCCACACAATCTGTTCAAGATCGAAATCTCCCGCACGGATAAGCCAATTGATCCGTGGGAGAAGTCGGCTGAGGCAGACGGCTGGATCGTCCCCTACAAGTACGTGACCGCGATGGGGGACAATTTCAACGTCCGCATCAAGTTCAAGAAGATGCAGATGCCAACGGATGGCACCGATATAGATCACGAACATAGCCAGTACCGCGAGATCGAGTACATCGCCAAGGAATACACCAAAGCGGGTAAGCGTTACGATGCCTCGGCTGGTCAGGTGATCGAGTATTATCGTCCGAAGGGTGACTTCGCCAAGAAGGTTCAGGCGAAGGTCGATGAGTACAGCAACACCCGCAAGCTGATCTTCGAATTCGAAGATGGCTCGGAAGTCAGCGGTCTCGTGACCCCGGGTGAGAACAAATTCATCGAGGATAAGCCATACGCCAAGTCCTACACTGAGGGCTCACAGCGGTGGTGGATTGAATCCTCGGCGTCCAACGGCAAGTACGACAAGCGGAAGAAAGTCAGCCCGCCCAAGGAAAGCACGGGTTCTTACGACGACTGGTCTGATGACGAAGAGGCCAACGCGGGTCGTGACAAAGATAACAGCGGGTACGGGATGAGGAAAGACCCGCCCGTGGTTAAGATTCAACGGGAAACACAGCAAGCTCCTCCCGATAGCAAACAGTAGACCTTCCAAAGCAAGCGTACACATAAAAACGCCCTCGGCTAACCCCCGAGGGTTTCTTTTTGCGGTATTAAGTAGTATGTGTATTTCCCGCGAACATTTCAACCTGTGTGAGTGCGGTTGCCCTGAGATTGTCCACGAAGAGGAGTATGACTGTTTAACGGTCATAATGCATCCCAAGGCAGATGAGTACCTTCCGTTCGCAACCCGCCGTGGAAAGTGCCTCGGGGACGTACCGCTCCCTCTGAGCGTCGAAGAGGTTCAGAAGCTTGTCGCAGAGGCCAAGGAACGCGGCGAGACCAAGATCACCATCACCAAGCCCTGCGACTGCAAGAAGTTCGTGCCCATCTTCAAACCCATGTGCACTGGATTTGGAGCCTAAATGCCGAAAGAGATTCCTCTTCAGATTCCCGGGCCAATTCAAGAGATTAAGGAATGGGTTATTCTCGGGCTCGATCCATCACTCAGTAGAACTGGGTATTCGCTGATGCGGGTACAGCCCGCCGAAGTCAAAGGCACCACAGCCTCATGGGTGGGTGCGGGGTCGATCAAGCCCGATCCCATTGAGAGTGGATTAAGCCCTCAGGCTACGATTTGGATACGGTGTAAGCTCATCGCCCTGTACCTGCGGAAGATATTTGAGACACAGATCACCAAGTGGCAGGACGAGGGGGTGGACACCAAGAAGGTTGGGTTGATTATCGCCCTCGAAGCTCCACCGCCTCAGAACGACTATCTGGCGTCCATCCATCGAGCGATTCACATGGTTCTATTTCAGAACAGCTTCCTTTCGGACAACTTTGGGCAAATCCGCATCCTGTACATCAATGCAAGCACGCTGCGGTCGCTCATGAAGTTGACCCAGCGCGGGCCGAAGAACAAGGCAGAGAATATAGCCCGTGCCTACGATTTCATTAGCAAGGAAACCTACCCCGAGTTAGACCCTGATTCTTGTGATGCCGTCCTCGTGGCTATGGTCGCCAGACACGTGACATCCGTCGTGATGGGATTCCCTGATGAGGTTCCTCAAAACTTCCTGAATTCTCTTTGCAATGCGACACAGGAAACAAAAGGTAAAGGGGTCAGAACCCGCATCGTAACCAAGGGGATTTTTCATCGAAATGAGTATTGGTATATGTATCAGCGCCAGAGCTACGACGTTGCCGTCAAGGATGCAACCATCCCCAAGAAGACGTTGAGCCGAGTCGAGTTTGTCGTTTAGTTCGGAGGAAAACGTGCCAAAGAAAGCAAAAGCAGAAGTAAAGGGAGTAGATTTTCAGGCGGTTCGGGCACTCAGCGCGAAGGAGCGGTGCGCCCTGTTCGCCAAGGCTCGTGCGGGCAACAAGAAAGACTATCGAGTCGTTGACCCCAACGTGGCGGAAGAGCGTATTCCGTATGGATTCGTCACCCTTGACGACGTTTGCGGTTTGGACGGTATGCCCCGCCGTGGACGTGTCATTGAAATCCACGGAAACGAGCACAGTGGCAAGTCCACCCTGACCTACGGCATCGTCAGCGCATATCAGAAGTTCACTGGTGAGCCTGCGGTCATTTTCGACTTTGAGCGTACAGGCGATTGGAACTACCTCCACAAGATCGGCGTTGATGATGGCAGTTGCGAACTCATAATGCCGGATAGCATTCAGGACGCCGAAAAGCGCACCCTCGAATTCATGGAAGGTGGTGTCCGCCTGTTCGTATTCGACTCCATCGTCCGTATGCGCGAAGAGGTTGAGCGCAAGATCGTCATGGATGTTAAGAAATCCCACAAGACTACGCCGGGTGAACACGCCCGTGCGATGGAATGTTTCTTCAAGAACATGTTGACCCCAGCGGCCCGCTATGATTGCGTATTCCTCATGGTCAACCAGCCCCGCGCACGTATTGAATCCACGAAGGACGCTCAGTACGCCATCAAGTACCCATCTTTCACCAACCTACCTTACATCCTTCCGGGCGGCAAGACCTGCCGCTTCACGCCCAGCGTGATGATCGAGACGATGACGCACAAAGCCATCCGTGCAGGCAGCGAACAGGAAGATGCATTCCTGCTCGAACCCGGCACTGGCGTCAAGGGTGATTTACAGGACTTCGCCGCGACTCGTATCAAGGTTCGCATCCTGAAGAACAAGACCAACGGCGGCGGTTACCGTGAAGGCTCGATGTACCTACGTAAAGGCATCGGATTCGACGACAACGTTACCGTCCGTGATCTTGCTCGTGACTACGGCTTCATCAGCAACGTGGGCAAGAAGTGGTTCGTCGGCAAATCGGCTGAGGAAGCCATTGCAGGCTACCCCGATCAGGAAGCGGCCATCGACGATCTCGTCATCAAGCAGAATCCTGAAGTGCTTGCCAAACTGCGGGTGCTGGTCAAGGAAGCCGTCCGCAACGACGAAACGGGACGCCACATCATGGAAGTTGATGCGGATACTGAGCGTTACATGACGGGCTTGGACGACGACAGTGTGGAACTGCCCGCACGTGCGGCGTTTGAGGTTGAGGAAGATTGAATCGAGAAAGGTAGTTGAAATTAAACGACTTTCAGACCCTCTTAATAAGGGGGTCTTTTCATGTTCATTTACCTGATCGTCAACCACATCACGGGGAAGTATTATGTCGGCCAGCACAAAGGCGACAACTTGAAGCTGTATTTCCAGAAGAAGTTTTCTAAGGCGCGGCATGTCCATGGGTCTTCCCATCTGTTCAACTCCATGCGTAAGCATCCGCTCCCTTGCGATTGGTCTATTCACGCCCTTCTGTCTGACGTTCAAACCCATGCCGAGTTAAATCAGTACGAGCGGGACTTCATCGCTTTCCTTCGTTCCCAAGACCCCGAGTACGGCTACAACGTTTGCAGAGGCGGTGAGGGGTTTACTGGACATCATTCCTCTAAAACACGAAAGAAAATACAGACGACCTTATTAGGGCGAAAGCATACCCCTGACGCCATAGCCAGAATGAAAGCAACCCCAAGAACTGAAAAACAACTGGCTAACCTCAATCGGAACGGACTGCGGTTCATGACCGATGGGACACGTGAAAAGCTTAAAGACAGACCACAAAATTCACAATTCGGGACTTGTTGGATTCAACTCAACGGAGTTGAGAAGAAAATCAAAATGGCGGAATTGAATCAGCACCTCCAACAAGGCTGGGTTCGTGGTCGTACTCGACCAGCGAAGTTTATGAATAAAAGATTTGTCACCCTGACACCAGACGAGTCGAGTATTAAATCAATATGGCGCATGATCCGACAACCTGTCCATTCTGCGGTGATCTGAATGCGAACGGGAACACTGGTTATTTTCCCGAGCAGTTCCAAGTGCATGTTCTCGCCAAGCTTGCGGAGCTTGAAGGTCGGCTCCAGCAGACTGAATGGCGCGATATGCCGCTCGGTCCCGGACCTGACGGAAACTACGGTCAAGGCGATCTCGAAGAGAAACGGCTGAACGCCATTCGTAAGGTTCTCGGAAAACAAGAACCCGATTGCGCCTTATGCTATGAAGAGGAAGGCAGTTGGGCCTGCGTTCGTCCAGCCCATGCCGCTAGTCTCCATCTTCACGAATTCGTCCCGCCTCCGCACGATGATGAACAGCAGTGTGACGCTGACTGCCGTGCCAACTGGCATAAATGTAAGACCTGCGGAAAGACTCGCACCGAACTCGGGTTGCCTACTCAGTAACCTGATACCGTTTTAGTGATACCGCCGTCCTCGTAAAGCCTCTGTCCTCAACGCCGCAGGAGAACAGGGAATTCTCCGTCACGGTTACTAAAGATTAAGCCAAAAATTAGCGATTCCTCATCCCTTTTGGGTATAATAGGGGTATGAACCTCATCTACATCATCGTCCCCGTCGTTATCGTAGTTTTGGCGGTCGCCGTTTACTTTCTCAACAAACAGCGGACGGCTCTCAAAACGGCCAACCTCGGACTATCCTCAGACCTCACCGCGTGCCGATCTCGGTACTTGGGGATTGCTAATTTAGAGGAAGCGATAGCCCAAGCCGCCGCAGCCGGGGTGACAGCGAAACAACAACTAGAGATCGACTGCACTGAATTCATGCGGAAGAAAACCCAACTCGAAACCGAGTATCAAGGTGGTCTAACCAAGTACAACGCTCTCCGCGATGAAGTCGCTCTCTACGAAGAGAAACTGGATGACATTTCGTTTGGACTTTACGAACCACACTTCCAATTCCAAGCGTCCACCGAGTACCGCTTGGCTTTGGAAAATTTGCGGAGCCAAACCGGGGCACTCGTCAAGGCTGGTCAAGCTACGACAGCCCCACGTGAAATGATGGTAGGCGGCAATCGTCGTGAGGGGGAACGGCTCTCCAAACTCATGACCAAAACCCTGCTGCGTAGCTTTAACGGTGAATGCGAAGGTTTCTTGGCAGACGTGGCTTGGAACAACATCACCAAGATCGAAGAGCGTGTCCGTAAGGCGTTCATTCAGGTCAACGCGCTCGGCGAGACCCTGAGGATTTCAATCCTTCCCGATTACCTAGAACTCAAGCTGAACGAGGTTCGTTTGGCGTATGAGTATGAGCAGAAGAAGCATCAAGAGCAGGAGGAGATGCGTGCTGCTCGGGAAAAGGCACGAGAGGAATCCAAGGCACAGGAAGAAATTGAAGTCGCGAAAGAAGAAGCGGAATCCGCAGAGGCTCTTTACCAACGGCTTCTGGAACAGGCTCGGCAGGAAGCGGCTGCGGCGACAGGCGCACAGTTGCAAGAGTTGACTAACCAAGTCGCCACGTTTGAAGCCAAATTGGACGAAGCACGCAAAAAGAAAGAGAAGGCGATCTCCCGCGCACAACTCACCAAGTCTGGCTTCGTGTACGTGATTTCAAACATTGGCGCTTTCGGCGAGGGGGTCTACAAAATTGGTTTGACCCGCCGCATCGAGCCGCTGGAACGCATCGCCGAACTGAGTGGGGCATCCGTGCCGTTCCCGTTCGACCTGCACGCTATGATGTTTTCGATGAACGCCCCCGAATTGGAATCCGCCCTCCACAAACATTTTGAGGAACGTAAGTTGAACCTTGTGAACAACCGCAAAGAGTTCTTCCACAATGTCGATCTGTCGGAGATCGAAACGGTTGTACGGGAAAAGGGCCTGAGTGCTCAGTTTGTTGAGTATCCAGAAGCACGGGAGTACCGAGAAACATTGGCACAACGTGCGGCTCGTCAACAGGAACAAAAAGCTGAGCCGCAGTTTGCACAGGAGTTATTTTAATGGCACGGAGAGGCGGCAACGCGGCTGGCGGCATTCTTGGTCTGATAGTGATTGCCATATATGGACTGGTGATGTACTGGTACATCACTCTACCCGTGCTAGTAATCATTGGGTTGATCTGGCTTGCTAACAAATCAACAACGCCGACTCCGACCGTCTCTACGCCGTCTCAAGCGCCGAAGTGGAGAGAACCATACACGCCGACGCCGACTTACACCAAGAGGCGTCGATCTCGATCTTATAGACCACGAAAGCCTCGGGTCTCAAAACCAAAACCCAACCCGAATGACATTACGTTCGGTTGATGGTATAATGGGCTAGGGGACCATACGCTGGCTTCAAAGTTTCCATTCCCAACCACTCGCCCCGTATCCGCTTGAAACCACTACATCACAGAAGGCAAAAAGTGGGGGTTGGAAGTTTCCTATTCCAACCCACCAGCCGCCAGCCAGTGAAAATATTACTACCAGACACATAGATAGGACACACTTCGACGGCAACGCCGAGGCACTGTTTTGGTGGTGGACGTAAGCGGACTTGAACCGCTGGGAACTGGATTATCAGGCCCTTTCCCGCACCCTGCTACGCCCGTGAATTGATTTGCACGCCGTTTTATCTGATCCCCGACGTTTTCCCACGTCGGGGATTTCTCTTTGTATCCTCCGTAAAAACGTACCTTGATTAGGAAATCAGAAGCTACAAAATCACCTTTAGACCGCCGCACATTTTCTAGAACGGCACCGTCCCTTAAAAGTACGTCTCGCTTAAATTAGAGTCCCCAACTGCCGAAATTGCTGTGGTGCGGTATTAGATAGAGTGAAGCTCTCAGGCAAAAACTTCCAACCGTGGGCGGACTTCGAGCTAGAAATCGGCGGGCTTACCGTCCTGACAGGCCCTTCCAACAAGGGGAAGTCCAGCCTGTCCCGTGCCCTCAGGGGTATCCTTCGCAACGAACTCGACGCCGCTTTTATCCGTGACCCTAAGAAGGAACCCCTCGAACTCACCCTCAGTATCAACGGGATCACGATCAAGGCAACCCGCAACAAGGCGGGGAAGGTTAAGTACGTCCTCAATGGCGACGAGAAGAACGCCTACACCAGCTTGGACGGCCACATCCCGCCGCCCGTCAAAGACCTGCTCTGCGGAGAGATCACTGTCGGGGACTTCGACTTTGACCCCATCTTCGGGGTACAGAATGACCCCCAATTCCTGCTCGACAAGAAAGCCTACAAGCCTGCCGACCTGAATGCCATCCTCGGTGCCTTTGGCGGCACGGAGAAATTGGAAGCTGGCAAGAAGGAGGCCGGGTCACGGATAAGTGACAAAAACGGTGAAGCCAAAACCCTAGCTGCGGAGATTCGTGAGGCTGAGGAACGGAAGTCCAAGCTCATGCCCCTGAGCGCCAATGGCGGCTGCCTCCTGAGCACCCTCCACGAACTGGAGCTTCGCATTAGGGCGCTGGATTTCAAGTCCGTATGGCTTGGGGAGGCTCTGACACGCCTTAGCCGTCTGAAGCCCCTAGAACGGCTCCAGAACGCTCTGGCGGTGCCAAATACGACCCCAGTTGAGCGATTGACGCAACAAATCGCCTACCTCAATCAGGCGGCGGAATCCCGCATCCTGTCGAAGTGGCTTGGTAAGGTCACCACGGTTATAGACGGCGGCTCCGAGGCATGGGTGCCCGTCCTACCGATCTGGCGGAAGTTGGTCGCTGTCGAGACCTTACGTGTCCTGAAAGCCAACCGCCGCGTGTTCCCCGACATCGACGCCGTAGAGCCACAGTACGCCTCTTCGGTGCGACTCTATTCCAGTATTAAGACCATAGGGCAGGTGATTGAGCTTCGTCGCAGCCTGAAGGCCAAGACAGCCGAGTTGACTGAAACTGACTCAAAATTGACTGAAGCGCAGGAAGAATTGAAGAAGAGTCTTTGCCCAAAGTGCGGCAAAGGCATGGAGCATGATTGTGGAGCTTGAACAGACACAGGAACAACTGAAGCAGCTTAAAGCCCGGGTGACCGCCCTTCAGAGCGGTCGCGATCAGATCAACCAACAGAAG